ACCTTGACTTCACGGGAGTAGCTACCCAATTGAAGCTTGAATGACTCAAGGTACTCTGTAATGGACCCTGCTCTATGGTGCACACATAACAGGTGATGGGGAACAAACCATCGGTAAAATCTAAACCCACGGTGAGCGTGGAAGGAAAGTTTCTTTTTTAAATAGTCAGGTGGCGGAATTGGTAGACGCACTATCCGAGGCATCTCAGCATATCGTTGCGGTATTCAGAATGAGAAGCGTACAGGTTCGATTCCTGTCCTGACTACACGTTTCGGCTCATTACCGAATAGTATGTCCAATATGATGAGAAGCAAGGTGATTCCTTGTATGGAACTTCTGATAGGGAAACGCTCTATCCGGTTTGACTAACCGCGGGGAATATCAAAGGAGTATAAAGAACAACGTATACTTTATAAGTCAATATAGTCAGGTGGGCGTAATGAGGGATGGTACCCGAGTCCCCAACTCAAATGAGGTAAGGTTGTCTAATCCGTCTTTGAACGGTATCCGGTTCGAGTCCGGCCTTGACTACAAATTATTGTAATTCTATTTTGTTAGTTTAAAAACTTGTTGTATCTTTACAGTATGAAACAGAAAGAGAAACTTTACAAGAACACCAAAGGGGAATACCTTTATTTGTTTAACTGGGTTTGTGGTGGATTTAACGATGTGTGGGCACCGAGCAAACGTGAAGCTTACCGCATCGTAGTTGATGAACGTAAAAAGTGGGAGAGTGAAAACCCGACCCACTCAAAACTTCGTCCTGATTACAAATCGATGCGTCGTTGTACTTACTCTCAGTACCAACAACAGAATCGTTTGGGTTGGATGATGTGTATGTGATATTGTGGTAGTAAAAGGCGTAGGTTGATAAGCGTGGAGAGACGTGACGCAAGGGTACACACTAAGGATAAGTAGTAATACTCAGCTCTCTAATGGTGTGTGAAGTAGATACATAAGAACCTACGGGATTCCTGATAAAGTCAACTACTATCACTTATATGGTGGCTATAGCTCAGTAGGTAGAGCAAAGGGTTGTGGTCCCTTGTGCCGTGAGTTCGATTCTCACTAGTCACCCAAAATCGGCCTTGTACCCAAGTGGTTTAAGGGGGGAGTCTGCAAAACTCTTATTCGCCAGTTCGAATCTGGCCGAGGCCTCTATGTCAGAAAAATTTGAAACCAAACTAACTATTGTTGGTTTATTATCTTTAACCGTAATCTACGGTCTTCTTATTTTTGGTAAGTTAGTTGCAGTTCCAGGTTACTTTACACCAAATCAAATTGTTATTGCGGACACAACATTTATTCCTGTAGCAAAACAAGGTTTAGATACAATTGTGGATGTTAAAGGAAAAAAGGTTTTCTTTATTGGTGATTCACACACATCTAACCACGAGTGGGGTTGGCAAAAAATCGTATGTGATAAAACCGATATGAAAATGATTAATTATTCCGAGATAGGTAAACACCTTCCTTGGATGGTAAACACTACCAATATGTATCTAACAAATAACTTTGATTATTGTTTTATTTACGGTGGGGCTAACGATATTCATAGTAATCGTAACCCATATGAAGTTGTCAGAGATGTCCAAAAAATTGTGGACTTGTGTAACTCAAAAGGAGTTCATCCTGTAGTCTTAACGGGATTTGATGCTGAAAAATGTGTGAAACCAATCAAAGGACAAGAGTTTTACCCTAAAGCGTATAGTAGGTATCAGAAAGTGTTAATGGACAGTATCAAGAACGCAATTGTAATTGATACACGAGTTGTGTTAAGAACTGATTGCGGTGATTGGACTTGTCATATGATTCCATCAGGACACAAAAAAGTTGCTGAAAGAGTTATTAAAAGTATGAAATTTAAGACTTATAATTAAGCCTTTGCAGACAATGCTAAAACTCTACTATTCATTATTGTATTACCATTTGTCGTTGCTGACCAACCAAAAAACCATTTCTTTTTCATAATTAATTAATTGTCATTACTAATGTACTTGTATTTCCTCCTGTACCCCAACTCCAAGTGTATGTTCCTGGAGTTAATCCCATACCTGCAATTGTTTGTCCACCATATGTTGAACTTCCACTAATGACGGTATTTGAAACATATCCTGAAGGAACATATAATAAACGTCCACTTCCACCTGGAAGAATACCAAATGTTGAGCCTGTGTTTGATGTTACACCGGCCCCTCCACTACCAAAAGTGAATACTAATGTTAATTATCCTCCAACTACAACGTTTATTGAGTCAGCATTTGCACCTGAACCCCAAGTATAAGTGTATGTTCCTGGTGTTAATCCAAAACTAACGAATGATTGACCATTAAATGTTTGACTACTTGAAATTGCGGTTCCTGTTGTATAACCAACAGGGACTAATAATGAATATGGTGCGGTTGGTCCTTGTTTAATAACCCCAAATATATTACCACTTACTGATGTTTGAGACCCTCCTACTCCACCTGGTCCAAAATTAGGTGGTGTTGTTGTAAATCCGCTATATTGAGCGGCATTTATTCCATTTGTACCCATTAAGAATGTTGCGGTACTAACTCCTAGTCCACCAAAACCAAAAGGTCCTGCACTTGGATTAACAAGTGTTAAGTCATTTATGTTAAGTGAACCTGATGCCGACATTACAACATTACCACCCGACTCAACAATTGTCACACTAAATCCTGCAGGTGTGCTACTCGGTGTTGGTGTATTTGATGGAGTAACTGTTGGTGTTATTGTATTTGTAGGTGTTGGTGTAACTGTCTGTGTTGGAGTTGGAGTTGTTGTAGGTTCAGGTGTTGTAGTATTAGTTGGAGTTGTTGTGTTAGTTGGTGTAGGTGTTGGGGTAACTCCTGCATTAATTTCTACACTGATATAAACAGGTAATCCTACGGTCCAATTTGTAGTTGCTGATTGGATTAATATTGCATTTCCTGACGGAGTGCCCAAAGGAGGAACTCCTACTTGAGTACCAAACACAAATCCATCACCTGCAACACCTGGAGGTGTTCCTGTAGTTGCTGACCAATATTTGAATGCATTTGTATCACCAGAGTAAATCGCGGTACTTCCTGTTTGAGTCATTGTAATAGTAATACTTTGTCCAGTAAATTGAGAGAAGTAACTTTCCCTATCTATACCGTTAGAATCAATAGAATTGAAGTATATTCCTCTACCACTTATAGTCAATTCATTAGGGTTGGTAGTTCCTGTTTGGACTGCACCTTGGTTCATAATTGTATTACCTGTAGCTGGGAAGTTGTAAGGTAATACAATTAAATTAAATGAATATCCTGTTACAGGTTCAGGTGTTACTGAAGGTGTTGGCGTATTAGTTGGTGTTTGAGTTGGCGTATTAGTTGCGGTATTGGTTGGTGTTACTGTAGGTGTATTTGTTGCAGTATTGGTTGGTGTTACTGTAGGTGTATTTGTTATTGTATTAGTTGGTGTTTGAGTTGGCGTATTAGTTGCGGTATTGGTTGGTGTTTGAGTTGGCGTATTAGTTGCGGTATTGGTTGGCGTTGGTGTTGGAGTTTCTGTTGATGATGGTGTGTTTGTTGCAGTATTAGTTGGTGTTTGAGTTGGCGTATTAGTTGCGGTATTGGTTGGCGTTTGAGTTGGAGTGTTAGTTGCGGTATTGGTTGGTGTGTTTGTTGGTGTGTTTGTTGCTGTATTAGTTGGTGTGGAAGTAGGTGTGGAAGTTTGAGTTTGAGTTGGTGTTGGAGTAGGAGTTACATCCAAAAATCTTGTATACGTTGAGTTATAACTATCTAAAATATCAGATGATGACAATGCTTCACTATAAATTTTTACAATCGCTAAATCACCATCAATTAAGTTTCCTGATGATAGAGTTTCATCCCATCTTCTCATTAATCTGTTATTACCACCTGAAATTGGGTTTGCTGAGATGTTAATAGTTCCTCCTGATGCTTGACCATTAATGTATTGACGAAGTGATGTTCCATCATAAGTCCCAACGACTTGATACCAAACGTTTGTCTGAGGTACAAATCCTGTTGTATTATACCAAATGTTATCATAGAAACCTACGGAAAGATTATAATCGTTAGGTGAGTTATTGGTACCTATACTAAAATTAACTGCAGTACTTGAGTTATATTGGTTGGAAACAATCGAAGATACTTTTCCTGTTAAAGAACTTGTTAGTCTAAACCAAGCCTCAACTGTAAATTGACTTAAGTTACCTAAATCATTAAATGTTCCATATTCTAATGACACATCGTCAAACTGTAATACACCATCATAACTTGATGAATATGTTGGTGAATTTACTAATGTAGCGTTGTTACCATAACCACTTATATCATACCAAGTTGACCCTGTTCCTGAATATGAACTTGGATTACCTGAATCAAGACTTATAAGTAGAGTGCTCGCATAAGATGTCCAATATCCATTATTATTTAACCAAGTTTTCGCGTCATTACCATTTGTAAAGTTTTGTGGGTCATTGTCTTTGTTTGCGATATAATTTGCCAACTCAAGAAATGAACTTTCAGATTTAATTGGTGATTTGAAAAATCCAACATAACAAGGAATACTCAATGGGTTTGGATGATTTCCTGCGGGTACCGGATAAGCCACAGCATAATGTAAATCTAAGTCAGGTGTTGCCCAAAATGTATAACCATCAGGATATGCTCCGTAGTCTTGTGCAGTATCTGCAATTGATAAATCTCCGATTTGAGTAGTTCCAGGTATTGGTATACCTGAGTTATTGTAAGCTATTGGTATTATAGTTGGCATACTTGCGATTGTTTTTTATTAAATATTTTATACACTAATAATTGGTTGTGATACAATTTAATCTTGTCCCAATTAACTTACTTTAACATATCCGTAATCAACTATTTGTGGTGTACCACTGTTATTGGTTATACCAAATGTAAAGGTATTTGTATTTGAAACCGCTGGAGATGAGGTACTAATACTTCCCGCAGTTCCGACTATCTGACTTGGTATTGATGTTAAAACCAAAGCATTTCCATCAAGATAATACCAACCATACTGAACACCTATTACAGGTACATTATTGTTTGATAGTGTTACTGTTGCATTCCAATTAACAATACCGCTTGGAATATTTCCATTCACCCACATAACATATGATTGACCCTGAGGAACTGTAAAACTAACAGTATTTGTACCTGCAGATAAGGTCCAACTTCCTATTACGGGTGATATCGCATTTTGCGAATACCCGTTAAATAATGTTTCTTTGGTTACTTTAAATGATTCTGTGTTCCCACTATTGTTCATAACAAGAAAAGCACCATTTGTGTTTCCTGTGTATGTCGGTAAATTTGCTATTTGTACGTTTGCCATTTCTATAAATATTAGTTTTAATGTTGATATTCTATTCCACTACCATCTTGAGCGGTTAATATGTCACCACTTTGAATTAAAATAAAGAATGGTTCGGTTGGCGTTGGTGTTGGAGTTGGAGTTAAAGTATTAGTTGGTGTCACAGTTGGTGTGCTCGTTGTTGTTGGTGTTACTGTAGGGGTTGATGTATTAGTTGGTGTTGGGGTTATTTCCGCAAATCTTGGCGCTAAATAATTGTATTGTTGTGTTATTTCAGTAAGATTTAATTGTCTGTTATAGAAATACATGTTGGCAACATGACCCCAAGGTTGTACAACGATATCATTATTACCCCATCCCCAGTGTCTAGTTCCACCAGCACCCTCATTGATTGTACTTCCCACCTGTGAACCATTTATGTAGAATTTTTGAGATGAGTTAGTCCCGACTACGGCAAACTGAACCCAAACACCTGCCGAAGATGAAACATCATATCCTGAACTTACAAATCCTGTTGCCCAATATCCTAATGTGTTTGTTCCATTAGGTATAGTAATTGGTGTGATTTTAGGAGGACCCTTTGTATAAAGTACTGTTCTAAACCCAGCATTACTAGGTATCAATCTTGCCCAAGTAATATATGTGTATCCTGAATTTGGTAATAAAGGTCCTGTTAAGTTGTAATCAACTCTATTATTTCCTGTTGTACAATCAAAACATTTTATACCATTAAGAACTGTGTATGTTGCACCAATTAATGTGTGGTCATATCCACCTGTAATATCAAAAACAGTTGTTCCTGTTCCTGGATAACTTGAGCTTTCATATGCGTCAAGTTGAATAACCAAACCTGAAGTTACAATACTTGGTGTTGTAGATGGTGTTGGTGTGTTAGTATTTGTTGGAGTTAATGTAATGGTTGGTGTAGGAGTTGGTGTTCCTGTTTCAGTATTAGTTGGTGTTACTGTAGGTGTATTTGTTATTGTATTAGTTGGTGTTTGAGTTGGCGTATTAGTTGCGGTATTGGTTGGCGTTGGTGTTGGAGTTTCTGTTGATGATGGTGTGTTAGTTGCGGTATTGGTTGGTGTTTGAGTTGGCGTATTAGTTGCGGTATTAGTTGGTGTGTTTGTTGCTGTATTAGTTGGCGTGTTTGTTACGGTATTAGTTGGTGTTTGCGTTGGTGTGGAAGTAGGTGTGGAAGTTTGAGTTGGTGTTGGAGTAGGTGTTGATAACGGTAAAACATATGATGTCCAATAACCGTTACTATTTAACCAAGTTTTTGCGTCATCTGTCGTGGCAAATGTTTGAGGTGTACCATTTTCTCTTGAGATTACTTGTGATAATTGAATAAACGCTAAATCTGTAAAAACATCCGTTCTCCAAAAAGTAACGTCACCAAATGGGGGATTAATACCTGGTTCAGTTGGTTGGTCATTTGCAGGATTATCCGTAGCAATTACATAACCCAAATCTTCATCAGGTCCCATCCACCATCTTACACCACCATAGTTTTGTGAAAAATCTCTATCATTTTGAGCAATGGATAAATTACCAATTTGTTCTGTCCCTGATATTGTTGAGCCTGTATTATATGCAAAAGGTCTTGTAGTCGGCATACGTTTTTAAGTATAAATAGTCCTTGTGAATAATGTTGTTTGAGATTTTATTTGACCAAAACTTTAATTTTATGTATGTTTGAAAAAAATACTTCATACGATGGCTAGAATTAAAGATTTTAAAGAGAACGGACCTGATTGGTTAAATATGAGTTTGTTAGACTTCATAACAAATATGGATAACACCAAAACCAAAAAGTATGTCCCAATGATGATTAATGTTTTTGGGAAAATGATGACCAAAAATTACGGTAAAAATGAGATTAAAGAAATCCGAGAAGAGTTATTAATTGGAAGGAAAATTGTCAAACCTGAACAAATAAATAATTTATCTGATATTGCAGTCGTATTATATTGGAGATTTCTGGATTTATTTTCACACGCTGATGTAAGAATGGTTGTTGATTTTATGGAGCAATGTGAAAGATATAATCCAAAAGGATTGGACACCACACACATCACTGATATTGAGGAGCTCAATTCATATCTGTCATTACTTTCATTGAAAGATGAAAAAAAAGAGTTTGAGAAACAAATTGTTCGAGAATTTGAAAATGACACTTGGTTGGTAATTAGACCTTTAACTTGGGAGTCATCTTGTAAGTATGGAGCATCAACCAAATGGTGTACCGCAGCATCTTCAGAAGCTGAACATTTTTACAGATATGGTAAAAAAGGTTCATTACTTTATATTATCAATAAAAACACAGGATACAAAGTTGCTTGGTTTTATGATAAAGACGTTAGAGATAGAGGTGAGGTGATTTCATCATTTTGGAACTCAGCAGATAATAGAGTTGATTTTACCGACACTCAGTTAGATTTGGATATTTTTATGTGGATAAAAAGTAAGATTGATAACAATCAAATTATCACCAATTTAGAATCTAATTCTGAAGTCTTCAATGAAGGGTTTAATCGAATAGTAAAAATTGAGAAACAACCATATGAGGGAGAAATAATGGAGGAAGTACCAATGGTTAATGTGGATTTACGTGATATCCCTGAAATCTCAATGGAAAATATTCTTGAAAGAGTAAGGGGTTTGAGAAACACCGATGAAATGGTAATTCCCGACGCTGCCTGGAACAATGAAGCTTTACCTGAAGAAATTGAGTATGCTCCATATGAAGAACAGTAAAAACACGTTTTTTTAATAAAAAAAAAAGTTTTTTTGATTTTTACAAAATATGTATTATCTTTGTAAAGTCATTTAGGTCTCATAGTTAAACGGCTATAATGCAGCCCTGTCACGGCTGAGTTCGGGGTTCGATTCCCCGTGGGACCGCAACATAGCGGGGTGGACTGGAGAAGGTTCCAGCTCAGTCTCATAAGCTGAATCACGTGGGTTCGAATCCCACCCCCGCAACAAAGAACCTTGAAAAGGGCCCTTCCTGAAAGATTGGCACGCTGGGCCCGGGTTCTCTTTTCGGGCTGTTAGCTCAGTTGGCTAGAGCACCTGCCTTGCACGCAGGGGGTCGGGAGTTCGAGTCTCCCACGGTCCACAACTTATCTTAATTTGGCCCGGTCGTCTATCGGTCAGGACACGTCCCTTTCACGGACGAGAGCGGGGTTCGATTCCCCGTCGGGCTACAAATCATATCTTCAGGTACCCGTACAGCGGTGGAGAAGGGCTAAGTTAGATACAATTCCTCGGAGCTGGGAGTAGAATGCCTGTACGATGTGATTATTAAAAACTACAAATATGAAACACCGTATCTATCTTGATGATGTTAGAACTCCTGTGAGTCCGAATAATGAGTGGGTTAATGGAATCCCTGAATGGACTGTTGTTCGTTCTTATGATGAGTTTGTCCAAACAATTAACAAAATTGGTTTAGAAAACATCGAACTTATTTCTTTGGACCACGATTTAGGTGATAGTGCAATGAGTGAGTGGTTATATGGTGTAACAAAAAACTACGCAATCAATTACGACAATATCACTGAAAAAACTGGTATGGATTGTACAAAGTGGTTGGTTAACCAATGGTTGGACGGAAAACCTGTTGTTGATGTGGTTGTTCACTCGGCAAATGCTGTTGGTTCGGCAAATATGATGGGGTACATTAATAATTATAGACATCTAAACCGTCTCCCACAAAATTGTGTGAGAGTTCAATGGGAACATACAGTATGAAAAAAGAAGAATGGAACCCTGAAGATTGGCAAGGTAAAACAAAAGACCAAGTTGAATTTAGTCTAGCAATGGCTTTTTTGGGACTATTGGTGATTGGAATTGTTGCCGTATTTTTGGTATTAACACAACCATAATGAAACGTAACGACATTAGAAACGAAGGTCCTTGGGTGATTATTGACCCCAAGGACTATTCTATTTTACAAAAAGGTCTTTTTTGTGATTTAGTAGGCAAACAAAGTGGCCATCTTATGACAGAATCATTGTACCTTCAAATATTAGATGAAAGAGACCAATAATACTATTTAATAGTATGAAGTATATTATCACCGAAAGTCAGTACAACTTAATTAATGAAGCTTTAGGGGTTCCTGAATCTATTTTGGAAGCCGCCGAAGAAGTTTATGGAATGATTTTAAACGACTTAAAAAGTATTCGTCAAAAAAAAGATGAATACGAATTTTATGGTGACATTGATATAACATTAGGTTATAAACAAAAAATATATCTTGATAGTTATAAACTCATCGTTGAGGTTAACGAGATTGATGAATTCAAAGAGGACCCGAAAATCGCCTCTATGGGTATGTCACAAACTTTTAGATTTGATAGAGACATTAAGTTAAAAACTATTAAACCATCATCAAAAGCAACATTTACTTTAACTTATATTGTAAACTCTGAATGGGAACCGCAACAATTAGCCCAAGAGTTTGAATCTGATAGAGATGAATATATCGGGTCAATTGCTCACGAATTAAAACACAAATACGATAAACAAGTTAGTCGAAAGGGTTTAATTGGGCACGATGCTGAATATAATGCTATCGGTGATATGCCACCATTTAGGATTGATGTACTTGACGAAAAATTTATACACTTTTTATATTTTACTACCGTTGCTGAAAATTTGGTTAGACCTAGTGAAGTCGCATCTAACATAAGAACGAAAAATATTACAAAATCACAGTTTTTAGACTTTTTGAAAAAGGATAAGACATTCCAAAAATTACAGGAAATTAAAAATTTCACGTATGAAGATTTAGTCTCAGGGATTAAAGATAATATGGAAAGAGTTGATTTTTTTATATCTGAAATTATGGAAGAGGACCCTACCACAATGACTGATGATGAAAAAGTTGAAAAAGTTTTACGTTTATTCTTTATAAACTTATCAAATAGAAAACTTGAAAAGTTTAACAGATACGTAGATGGACCAATGGGTTCAGACCCTCTATTATCTATGTTAGCATCAATGCTTGGACAATCTTTAGGGGATTCTGAGGAACTTGATAAAATCAAAGAAAACTTTCAAAAATTTGTTCTTAGATTTGAAAACAACCCAATCAAATTTTTTAAATACGAAATCAAAAAGTTTAATATGATTGCCGATAAAATGATTAGAAAAATTGCCAAACTTTATGATATGGCGAAAGATGATGGACAAACAAACGAATCCATTATCAATTGGGAACTTCACCGTTTATTGATGGAGAAAAAATACGGACCATTCAAAATCCACAAAGAAATTATTTACAAGAAAAAATAGGAATTACTACAAGATTGTATTATCTTTGTTCTATGAAAGTAATATTCCTAGATAACGATGGTGTAATTTGTCTTGCAAACAATTGGGGTGGTAGGATGAAGAAACAAAAAAAATGGGGTGGTAGAAAAATGTCTATGACCAATAGAGAAATTCCTATTCAATATCGATTTGACGATTTTGATGATAAAGCAATTAAAGTCCTAAATTCTATTTTAGAAGAGACTGGTGCTGAAATAGTTGTATCTTCAGATTGGAGATTTCACGCCACGTTGGAGGAACTTGGTGAATACTACCTATCTCAAGGTATCCTAAAAGCTCCAATTGCAACAACACCAAGAACTGAAGATATCGCACCTGAAAAATGGAACATACTACGATTCCGTGCCGATTTAGAATTGGAACGTTCAATTGAAATCCAACATTATTTAGAAACTCATCCTGAAATTACTCATTGGGTGTCAATTGATGATTTGGATATGTCTGTAGATTTTTTATCAAATCATTTTACACATAAAGATGGTCTTGACGAAAAACCTGGTTTAACTAATTTCGTACATACACCACAACAATACGAGGGTATTAAACAATCAGGAGTAAAAGAGAAAGTTTTAAAATTCTTACAATAATGAAATACGTTTCTTACACTTTAGTTGCCTTGGCATATCTCGCACTTGTCGGATATGTTGTTTATTTAACACAAAGTCCTTGGTGGATTTTAATGTCTTTATTTGTCGGAGCATTACCAACAAATCAAAATGATAAGGAGGAAGAAGAATGAAAACAATTGCGTTTTTGATTGTTATCTCATTGGTTTCTGTGGGAAAAGAATATAACTCATATATGTGTAAAACAGATGAGGGTTTAAAAGGCGTTGTATACTCTAAAGGTGAATATAAAAAGGGTGATACAATTTGGTTAAACAATTCTAATTTTAAATAAAATGGCTAAATATAAATTATTGGTTAATGGTTTTGGTATGGAGGCATCTGCCCATAACCTAACTTCTGAAGAAGTTGAAATTATTCTTAATGCTAAAGAAGAAGGTAATCACGAAGAACTCAGTGAGATGTATTCAATGATACCTGACTTAATTGAGAATTATGACCACTATGATACTAACTGGTGGGTGGCATCTCGACCATATGTTAACGATAGACTTATGTTTGTTTTGATTGACGAAAATGGAAATGTTATATGGGAAAAAGGGTGGGAAGAACTCACAGACATATACGATTTACAAGACAAATATGGTGAAATACCAAATTTAGAAGAAGTTGGTCAGGTTATCGACGCATACCCTCACGAAGGTCACGAAAACATTCTTTGTTTGATTGAGGATGTTAAAGGGACAATTTGTAATTATCATATTGAGTCTGATGAGGTACCTAAATTTGAAGACTTTGGCTTTACTGCTCAGAGTTTAGAATCACCAATTTTTGATTATGAGGTTATGGATAAAATGTTTTACAAGAACCAAGAACTTGAAAAAGACTTTGAGGATGAATGGTTTACTGGTAAATCATTAGAAATTCATCTATTTACTCTTGACGATTTGGAGTCAGGTGTTTATGATGATGAAGAGTAATCTTTGGTGGGTTACCCAAGTTGGTGAAGGGGTCAGTTTGCTAAACTGATAGGTCGGGTAACCGGCGCGAGGGTTCGAGCCCCTCACCCACCGCATAAAAAAAGGGACCTAAGTCCCTTTTTTTTATTTCATTAATTTTTTCATTATTTCCATTTCTTCTTTAAGACTTTTACCTCTGGTTTTTGCACCTGATTTAGTTGATGCGTATCCTATTCTTTTTAAATAATCCATTTTTGGTTTAGAATCTTTACTACGTGTTGTTGCAAGACCACCCTGATGTACTTTAACAGGTTTGCCTGTTTCTGAGTCTATAGCGTATCTACTGGTTAAAGGGTTTAAATTTTGAAATAGGTTATAAAAAGAGTCTGCAAACGTTTCACCTGTACTTCCAGAATCATCTTGAAATATTTTTAATCCTTTTGATTTTACAGAATCTGTAGGTTTTTCATCGTCTATTTCTTCAGGCTCAGTTTTAGGTGAGCTAATAATGTCTTTATTAATTTTGTCACCTTTATAGTTAAAATAACTTAAATAAACAGTATCTGAGGATTCACCTAATTTATCGCCAACGTATACATTTTCACCTGTAGATTTATAAGTTTTTTCTAAATTACAGTATTCTACATAGTATGTACTATTATTCATCCTAAACCTGATTACTAATGAATCATCACAGTTTTTCTTTATAAGTGTGTTAGGAACTATTTTTCCCTGATGTTTAGATTTAACCAAACCTACACCAGAAACTCTTTCACTATCATCAAACTGCTCTTTTATACCTGCATTTACCGATGCTCTATTAAGAGTAGATTTAAGTGTGTCAGCCATTTTAAATATTGCTTCAAAATCACCAGTTTTTTTCTCCTGATTGGAAACACCCTGTGCAATTTTTTTCAATTCTTCCTCTCTTTCAGGTGTAATTTCAAAATTATCGTCACTTTCTTTAGATGATTCGCCAGTTGTGTTTGAAACGTGTACGTGATTAAAATGATTACCACCTGAATTAGTTTGCCAAAAAACTGCCTTTGGGTTTTGGGGTCCTTCAGCATTTCTCGTATAACCCATACTTTCAAGAGCGGCGACTAATTTATCTCCACCTGATTTAAATTTAGGGTTACCATTAGTTGCATTAGTCGCTCCACCTGAACCAACACCATCAATCATCGCAATATCGACGGCTTGATTAGTATTATGTCTACTTAAGGTGCCGGATTTAGTTCTCATATTGTGACCTGAATTAGCAGTTGTGATAGTTACTTTTACACCAGCCTTTTTAGCTGCTCTACTAATATCTTTAAGAAGCGCACGATTTATTTTATCAGACTTTGTTGAATCATTATCTGTTGTGATGTTATCAAATCCAACTGAAGAAACAGTAACAAAGTCTTCATTAATTTTCATTAATGATTTCATTGAATTTATTTCTTCTCTTAAAACTCGTTTCATATTGTTATAAATAGTTTAAAGCATAAAAAAAGGGACACGAGGTCCCTTTTAAGTCCGTGTTACCTCTGTAATTACTTAGCAGGTGCAACTTCAACTTCAGGAGTAACTGTTGAATCAACTACAGTGCTGTCAACAACAACTTCAGTTGTGTCAACTGAAGATGGTTCAACGGCAGGAGTCGCCTCGTTACCACAAGAAGCCAAAAGAACTAAAGAAAACAATAAAAATACTACTTTTTTCATTTTGGTTTTTAAATTTGGTTTACTCTGTGTTTTAATTCAGATTGAGCGAGAGACGAGATTCGAACTCGCGACCCCAACCTTGGCAAGGTTGTGCTCTACCAACTGAGCTACTCTCGCTTGTGTGGTGGAAGGGACCTCCATCACAAGACTTATGGTTTCGAGTTCTTTAAAGACAATCTCTGAATGTCATCCGCCAGCGTGTCCTTCACCATAAAGCCGGATTCCCTTATGGAGCGGGAGACGAGACTCGAACTCGCGACTTTCAGCTTGGAAGGCTGAAGCTCTACCAACTGAGCTACTCCCGCTTTTTTATCTAAAGTGAATTACATCACCGTGGACATTATCCCATTCACATTTCCACGGATTATCTTTATTTTCATCTTTAGATATATCTTTACGACCTTTTAGTTTACCCTCAGCAACAATACGAAAATCGTTTTCAGTGGTTTTCACCTTTTTATCAGTTGTTTTTGGATTCTTGTTTGTCATAATGATTTTTTTTTTGAGCCTCCAGACGGACTCGAACCGCCAACCCCCTGATTACAAGTCAGGTGCTCTACCGATTAAAGCTATAGAGGCTTGTGTTACAGAAATATAACAAAGATAATTATTCTGTCAAATGATTTTCTTCGAATTCCAAATCAATTAAATCGATTTCATTATTCTTCCATTTTTTCCATATTTCAAAGTCACGTAGCTTATCCAAAGCTTCTTCTGATACAAGAACAAAACCTTCGGGATTTACCCCTTGGTATCGTTTCTTTCGGATTTCTTTTGAATCTAAATACAAGTCTGTCATTTTGTACACCCGACAGGATTCGAACCTGTGACCCACTGCTTAGAAGGCAGTTGCTCTATCCATCTGAGCTACGGGTGCATATTGTTTTTAACTCTACAAATATACGACTGATTTTCTTATTTCCAAAACAATTGAATGCAAATTATTAAGAAACATAAAAAAAGTAATACACCTGTTTTTAATGATAAGGGTTCTTTAAGGTAAACCCAAGCCATAATAGTAAATACTATTACTCCAAGAGTAAAACCTAAAATTCGATTTGGCCAAGTTTGACCGTCACACAGTGCAACCATCTTACGAGACCCTAATATAACCAAATATCCAAGTGGTAGTCCAAAGAGTGCCATAAGAAATGGGTGGTCTTTAATCCATTTGTTCCAAAGATGACCTTGGAGTTGGTAGAATACGAATATTTGAGAAATTAAATAAACAAAGAATATAAAGATAGCGTCTTGTAGTTTCGTCATAGAGTTGTTTGAGTTTTTGGTTTCACCCATTTTTGTTTGTAATCAATTGTGGATGATGCGTATCGTGCGTAACCATTAACTTGTGGATAACCTGTATTGTAATATCCAAGAGCCAAATCCCATCGCCCATACATACCGTGTAATTTTTTGAGCATCTTACAAGAAATGTCGATATTAAGTTTCAGATTATTTTTTAATTCGGTCTCTTTAACTCGTCTACCCGCATATGAATGCGAGTATCTTGTAATGATTTGCATCGGTCCCACTGCTCCGGCATAAGACCTTTGATGTGGGTTGTAGTTGACGTGAAAAGGACCACAATAACGTGTCTCCAAATAAGCGACATTGTATAAGATATGTTTGGGGATACCGTATTCTTCGGACTTGTCCTCAAGTAGATTATACATATACAATGACGTTGGCAAAGTGGACTCATACCCCATTTCTTCAATACCATTAGGTTGATAAACGAATTTATTCTTGGCTAATTGGTATCCTACTGTTAACACCATAATGGTGATTAGGAGATAAACTGTTGTAATGGTCCTTTTTACTGTCATAACATTTTTTTTAAACAAAGATTAAATACCCCACCGCAATACCTGCTAACAGGTGGAGAATTCGGTTATACCAAACACTCATCATTTCTCTACAGGTTTTGGTGTTTGGTGTTGTCCCCACATATTTCGTGCTTTGATATCAAAGAACTTGGTCACCAATTCAGCGTCCAATACAATGTAGGTACCTCTACGATTTTCAATAATGATGCCATTATTGTTTTCGTCGATTGCCAACGTGTGGTCAATTGCCTTATAAATTTTAGGTTTACCAATCTTGTTGAAATCACGTAATGCGTTGTAATAGTATCCAATGGTAAAGCATCCCACCATACCCAGGATAATGAAAAAGTAGTTAACAACGATTCTAAGACCACTTTTCACTTTTGTCCAAAATTCTTTTAATAGTTCCATAGTTCAAAGTTAAAGATTTAAAATGGATTTGTCAAACAAAAAAAAAATCTTGGGATGATGTCCCAAGATTTCTTAGCGGAGGCTCAGGGATTCGAACCCCGGTTACAGTTTCCCGTAAAGCAGTTTTCAAGACTGCCGCATTCGACCGCTCTGCCAAACCTCCGATTATGATTACTAATATAATTATACTTCACCATTCATCAATAGTTCTCTTTCTAAATAATCACAAAAATAATTTACACAAGTTTCAGGTCTAATGTCATACACCATACAACTTCTTAAGTGTCTATTATAGTTGATACAATATTTGTTTTCTGTTGAGAAATCTACTTTAAATGCTGGATAACTACGGAAATCTTGCCAAACAGGTCTATCAGGAAATACCTTAGACCCCGTTTCATAGTTATAAAAAACCTCATCAAACTTTACTTCACGACCAAGTTTTTTAGAAAGGTTTTTTAGAAATGTTTGATAGTCTTCTATTGGACCCATAATGTAGTTCCTATCTTCCAAAGAACAACAACTGGCGTGATGGTCATCTCGACCCCAACATTTAAAACTACAAACTTGACAATGATTACCCACAGGTAAAATATAAAAAAAAGAGATATGGGAGTCAACTAAAACTCCCACATCTAACTTGGTGGAGGTGGGGGGAGTCGAACCCCCGTCTTGCTCGCCCTAACCATTAGGGACTACACGTTTAGGTCAAGGTTTTTCATACCTTCCGAAATATCTGAGTTCTCACACCGCTCAGCGACGGTGACAGTTCTTACGGGGAACCATACCCGTTTTGTTCCTTTTTGGATAGAAACCACACCTTAAAGGACTTCTGTTGCTAGGTTAATGTCCATCGACCCCGTGTTGTGTATACCTCTTAGGCTACAGCAACTTTTTCTTCTCTCATAAGACCGAGAGCAGAAAGTTTAGCAAAAGTATTGCCAGTTAAAAATCGCCTCCGTAGATTATAGTGATAGGAAACTTCTCACTACGTGCCCCCGATGCCCAGCAACGCCAATCAATACCAAGGCACCCCCATATTTCAAAGAACAATACAAATATAAGTATTTATTAGTATATGCCAAAGTTTGACAAGAAAATATTTGAATCTTTTAACGATACAATCGTTCTATATTACAATATGGAAGCACTATGTAATAACTTCCAAGATAACACAAATTGGTGTCAGAACGATGAAACTGTAGAAGATTTGGAAAAATCTTTTTCCCTTGGAGGTGCTTATGTTATCAATGAAAGTGGGAAGTATTATTTATTAACTCGTACTGAGAGTGACTACAAAATTGTTGATTCTAAATCTTCAGAGGTTAATTTGAAAAATTTCACAACAAATGGTACATTGGAAGACTTTATTGAGACTCTTACAAAACCAGGTCCATTCTTCCCAATTGCGTTAAGAAAATACATCTATGGTAGAGTCGATGCTGATTATTTAGATAGATTTCCAAAAGTTTCTGAAGTAATAGAAAGAGGTAGTAGAAAGGGTGAAACAAAAATTGTCTTCAAATTAAGCGAGAATGATTATGAAAATATGTTTAACTTGGTTGAGGATGACATTTATATTATTAATGCTGTTACATCAAGTTATGGTGGTTATGATGGTTTTCAGTTTGTTGATGAATGGAGTACACGAGAAAATTTTTCAGAGGGATATTGGTATCAAAGTCAATATAATGATGAAAACAAAGAAAAAATGAAGAAAATATTTTCTTTGTTGCATCCTGATTGGAATGAGGAAGATATCAGTATTGATAACTCTAGTAACGAAGAAGTTTTGGCAAAACTGTATAGAGACTTCAATAAACTTGTTCCGGGTATTTTGGGTGATATGATGGATAGTGCCAATTATTATGCCAATGAGGAAGTAAGAGATGGTGTTAGAGAAAGTGTTTATAAAGAGTTAAACAATGTTTTCTCAAAAAATGGTTTTAGTTGGGACTCGAGAGATAACGAATTAACCGCAACAGTTGCCGTTCTTTATACTTGGGCAGTCCAACTTAATATGGAATCTGCAACACCAAAACAATTATTGGAAGGGATTTTTAATGAAGTTGGTGGTATAAATGGAGGTTGGTACGAAGAGTATTGGAACTACCAAGGAGATTTTGATAGTCACGGTTTTAATGTTGATTTGGGACGAAACCTTGATAAGATACTTGAGAAGTTTGAGGAAGATTATCAAATTGAAGAATGGTCCAGAATATCCAAAGAAATTTTTAGTAAGTTTAAACAGGGGTATAGTCTTCCGTTCCCAAATTACCCTGATTTAAGATTGGTTGTTGATAGTGTCAACCCTGAAACTTTAAAAGTTGAGTTTAAAGTCCAAAAAGGATTACAACAGAGAAATTTTTCAATGGACTATGAAAAATTTAATGATTTTATTTACAATAAAAAGTTATTTAACTTTGAAAATCTGTTAGGTTTTTAGTATATTTGTATACAAATAATATACAATGACAATCAACACAAACCTACTTAAGGAAGTTCTATCAGTTCCCACAGTATCAAGACACGAAGGTATTATGGTAGAATACCTCACAAACTACCTAACCAACAAAGGTTACAACTTTCAGGTTGATGAACATATGAACGTTTATGTTACAAAACAGACTTCTGAAGTTGTTGAATATTTTCCTTGTGTTGTTGCTCATACGGACACGGTCCACTCATTGACAAATATTAATGTTCGTGAAGAAATGAAAGAAAATGCTCAAGGTGAAATGAAACTTTCCTTGAAAGCTTATGACGACCACGGAAATCCAACAGGTATTGGTGGTGATGACAAGGCGGGTGTTTTTGCCTGTTTGACTTTATTGGAAGAACTACCTGACTTGAAAGTTGCGTTTTTTGTTAGTGAGGAAATTGGTTGTATTGGTTCATCTCACGCTGACCCTGAGTTCTTCAAAAATGTCGGATATGCGATTCAGTTTGATGCACCTGAGAACTGGATGGTTACAGAATATTGTTTTGGTGAAAGATTGTTTGACCGAAACTCTGATTTCTTCAAGTCTTGTGATGTTGTATTGAAAGAGTCTATGACAGACGATATGAAGTACCAACGACACCCATTTACTGATGTATACGCTTTGAGAAAGAAATTTGATTTCTCTTGTATTAACCTATCAATTGGTTATTATGACTACCACTCAAAATATGAATATGTTGTAATTGAAGATGTCGAGAACGGTATTAACATTGGTAAAAAAATTATCGAATCAATTGGTAACAATTATCACCACACTAACAGAGTAGATAAAAACTCACATCAGTTTTTACTTTTCTAAAACAAAAAAGAGGACATTAGTCCTCTTTTTTTATTCCCTTTGGTTCAAGTGGTGGGTCTAATAAAAATCTTTTATTAACCCAATTTCTTAATTCGTTTTCTACAAAAAACTCTGGCACTGGTTCATCGTCTGGCATTCTGTTAGCAATTTCTGCAATATGACGAGCAAATTTAACTTTACTCTCATCGTCCATTAAGCTCATTAAACCATCTGATATAAAAAATATTTTACTAAATGGGTCTGAAAGAGGAAGGTCACCCTCAACTGCATCCATAAGTCTTAAAATTGTTTTACCCCACCAAGTCTTGTAATTTTGGGTTTCAGTTAATGAAGGTTTAATAATTTTATTTGCAGCTCTCATAATTGCAGCACCAAATCCCGCAACCGCTAATTGTGGTAAAAACCAAGGTAATAATCTTAATGTTGCTTTAAACCCACCCTCGCCAATATGTTTACCCAATCGTTCCTTTATTGCCGATTCGATAATAGTTCTTAATTGACCAAATGTTATAGGTCCTTGAGCATCACAAAATTTCTTAGCATCACAAATACTACGTACAACTCTATCTGAAGGTTCAACTTCAATACCTATTTTTTTAAGGTCGATTTGTTCTTGTAAAATTTGTTTAATTCTATCACGCATATAATATAAATATAAAAGGGAGGACTTTCATCCCCCCTTTTGTTACTTACCAATTTTTACTGTCTCATCTTGGACGGTAAGATTGATTTTTTTACCTTCCTTGATTTTACCTGTCAGGACCATCTCAGAGATAAAATCTTCGACCTTATCTTGAATAGCCCTTTTGATAGGACGTGCTCCATATATTTCATCAAACCCAACTTTTGAGATAAATTCAATCAACGAAGGACTATATGTAATTTGATAATTCATATCAGTCAAACGAGTCACCAATTTATCCAATTCAAGTTTGGTGATTTTATCGATATTTTCTTTCGATAAAGTTTGGAACACGATGGTGTCATCTACACGGTTCAAAAACTCAGGTGAGAAGAAAGTTTTGAGTTCTTTCATCAACATCTGTTTTTTGGCTTCTTCGTTTGAGTATTTGTTTGATGAGAAACCAATACCTGAACCAAAATCAGACAATTTTTTAACACCCAAGTTTGTGGTCATAATAATCAAGGTATTCTTGAAGTTAATCTTACGACCCAATGAATCAGTAACGTGACCATCATCAAGGATTTGAAGTAGGATTGAGAAGATGTCTCGGTGAGCCTTTTCAACCTCATCAAATAGGATTACTGAGTATGGTTTGTTTTTGACTTGTTCTGTCAACATACCACCTTCATCATAACCAACGTATCCTGGAGGTGCTCCGACCAATCGAGATACCGTGTGTTTTTCTTGATACTCGGACATATCCACACGAATCATCGAATCTTCTGAACCAAACATTTCTTTGGCGATTTGTTTAGCCAAGTGAGTTTTACCAACACCAGTAGAACCCAAGAAAATAAATGAACCAATTGGACGATTAGGGTCTTTGATACCAATTCGGTTTCTACGGATTGATTTAACAATCTTTTCTACCGCCTCATCCTGACCGATTACCTTAGACTTAATAACACTATCCATATTGATAAGTGCGTTAGTGTCATCGATTGTCATTTTGTTTACAGGAATTTTTGTCATAGACGAAACCACATCATAAACATTATCAACAGTAATCGAGGTACGATTGGTTGATGACTCCTCTTCAAACTTTTTCTTTTCAGATTCAAGTTTTGCCAAGATTTTACGTTCCTTGTCACGTAATTCGGCTGCTTGTTCAAAGTTTTGACGTTTTACAACATCAAGTTTTTGTTGTTTGATTTCAGCCGCTTTACGTTTCAGGTCCTCAATTGCTTCAGGTATTTTAACCTCAGTTTGAGCACGAGCCCCAACCTCATCCAGAATATCAAAGGCTTTGTCAGGGAATTGACGGTCTGTGATGTAACGGTCAGCCAACTTTACACACAATTCAATTACCTCATCTGAATAGGTTACCTTATGGTAAGACTCATACTTATCCTTGACATTGTTAAGGATAATTACAGTTTCTGCAGGTGTTGATGCGTCAACCATAATTTTTTGAAAACGACGTTCCAACGCCCCATCTTTCTCAAACGACTTACGATACTCATCCAAAGTAGTCGCTCCGATACATTGGAGTTCTCCACGAGCAAGAGCTGGTTTAAAGATGTTGGAACCATCAAGAGAACCTGATGAGTTACCTGAACCAATCAACGTATGAATCTCATCAATGAACACGATGATATTCGGGTTGTTTTGAAGTTCTTCCAAGATAACCTTTAGTCGTTCTTCAAACTGACCACGATACTTGGTTCCTGCAACCACAGATGTCAAATCCAAAGTAACAATTCGTTTATCCAACAAATTCTTTGGACACTCACCTTTGTGAATCAACATTGCCAATCCTTCGACAATCGCGGTTTTACCACAACCAGGTTCCCCCAAGATAATTGGGTTGTTTTTCTTCCTACGTGATAAAACTTGTGCAATTCGTAGAATCTCTTGTTCACGACCAACAACAGGGTCAAGTTTACCATCTTCAGCTAACTTAATAAGGTCTCTACTGAAATTGTCCAACACAGGTGTTGAAGAATCAGAAGATTTACGTTGGCTTAGAGGTTTTTCGTCATCATCCATTAATCCATTCATAGTTTTCTATTTTTTTACAAAGGTATAACAATTTTCATACAAATCCAAACAACTGAAAAATTGTCAGTTAAGTTTTTTGTGATACTGACAAAATGTCATATATTTCCATTTGGCATTCAAATTGACTATTGTCTCTACAAAAATAAACATTTATATTTAATAAAAAAAATACTATGAGAAGATTTAATTTTGACGACCTAAACGAAATGTTTGAATCAATGTTCGGTGGAGACCCTTTTAAAGACTTTAAAAAAGATTTTAAAACGGGTAAAGATGAAGAAGGTGAATGGACCAGTGAAAGTTACACATCACCAGATGGTACTTGGAAATCAACCGTAATTTATAAGTCCTACTTTGGAAGTGACAAAGATGGTCTTAAATCTAAATTGAGAAAACCAAAACAATCTGAGAATAAAGTTGAAAGACTAAAAGCAGAACTCGAAAGAGCGGTTGAGACTGAAGATTTCTTATTGGCAATTAAACTTCGTGATATGATTAAATCAATTGAAGAGAATAAAGACAAGGTAGAAGAACTACAGTCTAAATTGAAATCGGCAATCGAAACACAAGATTTTGAATCAGCGATTGAGATACGAAACGAGTTGAGAAACTATGAATAATTTGAAGACCCCCGACTAAGTTGGGGGTTTTTTATATTTATCTTATATGGAAAAGATAGTGAACAAATATCTTGATGGTTCTTTTAACTATTCATCACTTTTTGATGCCTATATTAGAATTAGAAAAGAATTAAAAAGACTTGGTTATACAGAGGAAACCGCGGCTAAGGTTTCGAATATGACCGTAGAATTATTTAAAGCTCACGATGAGTTTAATTATTATTTACATATGTTAAAGAAGGAATTGTCTGATATGTTTAATTTGGAAGAAAATGATTTAAATTTAATTATCCACAAAAGATTGGAGAAGATAAATGAGTTATTCCCTTTAAACGATGGCAATTAAAAGAGAAATTATAGACGGAACAAAAATACTCAACGAGATTGAGTCAAGTAATATTACAAGAACAGAATATGATACTGCAACCAAAAAAATGATTGCAGAGTTCAAAAATGGCGTGAGATACGAATATGAAGATGTACCACACGCAACATACACAAAATTCAGAATGTCCGAATCACAGGGTAAATTCTTCAATTCTGAGATATCAAAAAAATTCAAGTATAAGAAAGTAGAATAACTATCTATTTATTAATAATGGAGAAAGTTAACGACATTATTGATAGTTTTTCACTTAGAGAAACCTTAAACCCTAAAGTTTGGGAAAATCCTGAGGAAGCTAAAGATGCAAAAATGAAGTCAAAAGTAAAAAGGGCTTTATTAAAAATTGCGGATGCTTTTATCGATAGTCTTGGTGATGATATTAAAGTTGAAGATATTATATTAACAGGTTCGTTGGCAAATTATAACTGGTCAAAATTTTCAGACTTTGATTTACACGTTGTAATTGATTTCTCACAATTCAAAAAACAAGAAGATTTACACAAAGAATTGTTTAACCTTAAAAAACAACTTTTTAATGAAAAACACGACATCGTAATTTTTGGTTACGAGGTTGAGTTGTACGCCCAAGATGCCAAAGAAGCTCATTATTCTTCAGGTGTTTATTCAATTTCAGATGATAAATGGTTAAATGTTCCCGAAAGAGAAAATTCAAAAATAGATAGAGATTTATTGGAAACAAAAATTCTTTCTTGGAAACAGAAACTTCAAAATTTGATTCTCCAAATTAAAAAGGATGGTGTTGAAAAAACTGAATCTAAAATTTTGGCTCTTAAGGATAAATTGAAAGAATATAGAACTTCAGGTTTGGAGAAAGAAGGTGAATACTCGTATGAGAATTTGGTTTTCAAATATCTAAGAAGGTCAGGTCTTATTGAAAAATTGTATGATACTATCAACAATCAAATGGATAAAGAACTTTCCGTTGAAGTAAAAAATATCGACTAATTATTGCAGGTCCAAGTATTTAGAAAATTATTCTACCCAAATGTATATTTATTAAGAAAAATTAAATGTCAATATTAATTACTATACTTGAAGTTGGAGCCGACGTTGTAATGTCTGGTGGAGGTACTGCTAACACTTCATCATTAACATCAGGTGTTACTTTAACTTTAGGGTCAACAATTTACCCATCTGAGGACAGGGTTTCTTTATTAAGCACCGGTATTACCCAAGTAAGAGCGTGGACTGGTTTGGCGTTACAAAACTATGATATGGGTGCTGGTAGTTTTACAAATTCATTTAATAGGTCAGGTAGTGGTCTTAGTTTTGGTGTTGGTGAATGTTGTACGCCAAGAACAGCAACCTTATATCTTGATGAATCATATGTTTCTGGAAATGAAATAGGACCAACAATTGCAACTTTTACTAATAAAAGTTTTGCAACTTTGGGAATAAATACTGGTTCATATACTTGGACTTGGGGTTCAGGACCAACCGCAGATTCAATTACTGTACAAGTTGGGCCTTTGCCAACCCCAACACCTACTGCAACACCAACACAAACACCAACAAATACTTCTACAACAACACCAACTCCAACATCTACTGACCCATATACAGGTACGACCGCAACTCCAACATCAACCCCAACTAATACACCTACAAATACAGCAACACAGACTAACACTCCTACAAATACTGCGACAGTAACTCCAACTAATACTGCGACAGTAACTCCAACTAATACTGCAACAGTAACTCCAACTAACACACCTACCATAACATCAACTAATACTCCGACTGTCACATCAACTAACACACCAACTACTACCGCAACAAATACACCGACAGGAACACCAGCGGTCACACCAACTAATACACCAACAATAACTTCAACAAATACTCCTACGGTTACAAATACACCAACACCTTCAATTACACCTTCAATTACACCAAGTGAAAGTCCTGAAGCTTTAGTGAAATATTTTGTACAGGAATGTACGTCATCTAGTACGTATACATTAGCATTAAACGACTCAAGTTTAGCGACAGGAAAAATTTATAAACTAAATGTTGTAGGTTCAGGTGAATTATGTTTAACAATTATTGGTGGTTCATCATCAAGTCTTTATAACTTGGCAACAGTTGTAACAGGTCCTTGGCAAAATTGTATCGAGTGTTTAACAAATGCCACTCCAACACCTACACCAACAAATACCAAAACTCCTACACCTACACCGTCTAACACTACAACAACAACTCCAACTCCAACTAAAACACCAACACAGACCGCAACTCAAACAGTAACACCTTCAAATACACCATCAACAACACCGGCACAAACTTCAACACCAACTCCAACAAAAACTCCAACTAACACACCTACTAAAACACCAACACCAACACCATCAATTACAGCATCTAACACACCTACACCAACTGTTACAAATAGTAACACACCCACACCATCAACAACTGCTGACGTAACACCGTCACCAACAACAACAAACACCGCAACTCCAACACCAACTCCAACTCCATTTGGTTTTGGTTTAGATGTTAACGACCAATATGCGTATACTGCGGATATTTTAGGAAGCTTTAGTGGTGGTACTTGGGAGTCACCGCCATTCCCCGACCAACCTCCTCACCCAGTTGATTGGAACCCACAAAATAAAAAGGGTGTTGTTATAGATTTAAGTGCTATTAGAATCGGAGGATTCGATGGAATTAACAGCTAAAAATGAAAATTAAATAAATAAAACTATGTCAAAACTAAAACCTATCGGTAGTGAAAAGTTACAAGGAACTGATAAAATAAAAAGAATTATGGAGATTGCTAAATACAATACTCCTAACAGTACCTTGACTGAATCAACACAAGATTATTCTATTAACTTAGTTGATGGAATGACTTATCACATTGTTAAAGAAAAACAAGGTTATATTATTAAAAAAGGACTAACTGAGTCTACGTCTGATTATATTGAGCCAATGAAGAATAGAAAATATTATTCTTCATATTCACAAGCTTTGAAAAGACTAAACTTAGTTATCAAAGAAGTTAACACTTTAAATGGTAATGATGAAGGTACTGAATTGTTTGGTGAACAAAAAAAGTTTGTTTTCAAAACTAAAAAGGCTGAGGTAGATGTACCGGCAGCTCCTTCAGTTCCTGCTGAACCACCTATGGTTCCTGAACCAGCTTTACCAGCAGCACCTGCTGACGATGTTCCAATGGATGATATGCCCGCAGATGATATGGCGGGAGAAGATTTACCACCAATGGATGATGAAATGGAGGTTGACGCTGAGATGGATGTTGAAGAGCCTGCTGACGACGAGGAGGTTACATTCAAGACAATCCAAAAATTAACTGGTAAGTTAACTCAAAAAATGAGAACTTTTGATAACGCTGAAGGTATGACTTCTGAAGACATCAAATACGTTATCAATATGGTTTTATCTGCAGTTGATTTAACAGAACTAAGTGAAGAAGACTTGGAAGACATTATGTCCAAACTTGAGGGTGCCGAAGAAGAAGGTGCTGATATGGGTATGGAAGATGAAATTGATGTTGAAGAACCTGCAATGGGGGATGATATGGAAGGTGAGGTAGAAATTGAAGAACCTACAGAATCATATTCATTTGAAAATGCGATGTCTGAATCTAAAATTGACAAAGTTTTAAGTAAGTATTTTGAAGTTTCTGACTCTGAAGTTAAACAATCTAAATTGATGTATGAGTCAAGAAAGAATGAGGTTAAGACTAACGCCAAAAAAAGTGTTACTCAAATCGAAAGATTGTCTGAAACTATCGAACAAGAACTTTCAGCTAAGAAATTTTTAGAAGAAAATAATTTTTATAATTTTATAGGAAAAACAAACAAGAATAACTTGGTGTTTGAATATAAAAATAAACAAGTTAGAATATCTGAAGAAGGTCTATTGTTATGAGTTATCTAATTTATGTGAATGGACTTGGTCCTGACTATAAAGGTGATAATTTATACGAGTTTATTTTTTCTGATACTTTAAACGTTGAGGGAGATTCTTGGGATAGTTCACCAGCAAATGGTTATCCCTCTCCACCAAACTTAGAGTTTATCAAAAAAGTAGGTGTTCTTAAAGGTACTGATACAAAATTTGAACTAATCCAAAACTCAGATTATTTCTCAATGCACGATTCAGTTGACGGAGTAATTGCATTGGCTTGGGAAGTAGATTATTTGGGTGATACAAGATTAGTTTTTTCTTTTGGTGAAGAAGAGACTTCAGTAAAAGATAAACTTTATGAAAAAGATTTAATTCTTGCATTTGAAAAAGAATTTGTTTATGAAAACTAATAAAAAAGCTCTCAAGTTAATTGAAATGGGACTTAGTCCTAAAACAGTTCTTAATTTACAAGAATCTGAAATTACTACATTATTTAAAAAATTCGGGTTATCTGAACAGGGACTTGTTGTTGTTAAAAAGGGTACTGACCCTACAGAAATCAAAAAGATGACCTCGCAAGGAATCAATGTTAAAGTTGAAACTGAAATGACTGAAGACGAAGAGGACCCTATGGATTTTGAAAAAGGTGCAAGGACTCAAGACCCACATCAAGTAGGGCCATCTACCGATGACGGATATAATGATTATGGCGACGGAATGCCAACCGAAAGTCAAATGACTGAAGGAAATAAAAAAACAAAAGATAACGCTTGGGCTATTTGTACATCACAATTAGGGAAACAATTTAAAACAACTGAAAGAAGTGAGTGGAGTGCAAAACAAAAGAACAAGTATGAAAGGTGTGTTAAAGATGTAAAACAATCTTTGAAAGAAGGAAAAGACCCTTACATTTCTTTAATTGAAAAAGAAATTGTATCTTTGGTGGAGAGAAATCTACAACCAAAAATGACAAAAGGAGATTTTATGAAAATGTTATCTGAACAACCAACAACCGCACCTACAAAACCGGATGTTAAACCTGGTGTTAAACCTGGTACAAAACCAAGAACAAGACCTGCTCACCCAGGAAAAAACCCTAATCCGGGTGAAAATCCTGCACCTAAAGCATCTGACAAAGAGAAAGCTAAAGAGGATGTTATCCAAGTAATTATGAAACTTTTGAAAAATGGCAAATAAGAGAATTAAAGAACAGATTGATTATGGGAATTACCCTGAAAGAATGGACCCAAGTCTTGAAAGAAAACTTGGTGACCCTGAAAGTCCATATGCAAAAAATCCTGCATTAAGACGTTCTGAAAAAGACGTTCAAAAACTCGTTACTAACCGTTTTAAACAAGTTGTTGATAAATTACGTACAGTTACAGGTAAAGATACTTTGGTAACTCCACGTAACTTATTTCAAATGTTACAAGCAGAGTCATTTAGAATGGTTCCTCAAGTTTGGAGAATAGAACAACAACATATTGATGAGTTAAAAAACTTAGCCCTACAAGCGTGTCTTGAGGAGTCTGAAATGCCAATGGATTGGTTTAACTTCGATTTACACTTAGGTGAACAAATCAATGTGAATAACTTCCGTATGGAGGCCGAAGAAATTGATGATGAGGTTGAAGAAGAAATTGAGCAAAAATTAGAAATGTCTTCTTTCGATGCAGATGTAATGACTGATGAAGAATTACTTGAACTTGAAACTCACAAAAGAAACATCATCAATGCTGTTATTCAAGGGGCGGCTAAAAAAGGTCACTATATTTTCCAAAAACCATCTGTAAGAAGAGCACTTAACGCTATCAACCCACAACTATACGATGCATATTTGTTAATTATGTCTGTAAATGACTTTAACTACTTTACAGATGAAAGAGCTATCGAAATGATGAGTCAAACAGGACAAGGTGTTGGTGGAAAAGTTGAATTACAAGATAATAGTGATGATGATGGTGGTGGAGATGAAGGTGGTGAAGAAAAACCTGATACTACAATCTCGGCTTGGGGTATGTTATTCCCAATCCTTTGTCACGAAATTTTAAAAGGTCTTGAAGAAGCTAAAGGTCGTTATGGATTACCACAAGACCCTGTTATGAGAGAAAAAGTTTTGGGTCAAACTGATACACTTCCTATGGAGGCGTGGTCATTAAGAATTGGTCCTCAAGTTATTGAAAAGATAAGATTTTCACTCCCTGATGAAGTATTTGAGGAGGAGAATAAAGGTATCATAAACTGGTTCCAAATGGAACTTTACAAACTTCCTGCTGACGAATTCCTTAGACTTATTGGAGATGTAATTTCAGAGGATAAAGACAGAAATAAGAAAGCCACTGATAAATTCCGTGATTTGATGAACACTGCCTTCAAAGTAAAAGAAGAATACGAAAGTTACGATGAAAATGAAGATGGTGGTTCAGATGACAATGACGATGATGATTTTGATGATTTCTTAGCAGGACTTGGCTTAAGCCGTCCTAAATAATGAGTTTAACAAAAGAACAAGTTTTAATAGAGTATAAGAAGTGTATGAAAAGCACTCCTTATGCTCTTAAAACATATCTACAAACATACGATAACACAGTATCAAAGTATGTTCCCTTAGAATTATTTAAAGACCAAGTAACACTTGTTAACGATTACGAAATGTATAATGAAAACATTGCATTGAAGTATCGTCAGGCGGGTGTATCTACGGTTACTGCAGGTTGGGCAAGTAAACGATTAGCGTTTGCTCGAAAAGAAAAACCTGAAAAGATTCTTATTATTGCCAATAAATTAGAAACATCTGTAGAATTTGCTAATAAAATTAGAGCTTTTACGGAACAATGGCCGAACTGGGTTGGTATTGGGTTCTCAGGTGAAAAAAACTCTGCCAGACACTTTAAATTAACTAATGGATGTGAAGTTAAGGCGGTTGCCACATCTAAAGATGCCTTACGTGGTTATACCCCCACGATATTAATATTTGACGAGGCGGCGTTTATTGAAGCTGACAGTGATTTCTGGGCGGCTTGTATGGCCTCACTATCTACGGGTGGTAAAGTTGTTGTAATATCAACACCTAACGGATACGACCCGATTTACTACGAAATTTACGACCAAGCACAAAGAGGTATGAACGACTTCAAAATCACGCCAATGTATTGGTTCCGTGACCCTCGTTATACCAAAGATTTGTATATGGTTAAATGTGAGGATATTGTTCATTATTTGTTAAATAAGGAAGAATACCCCAAAGACGTTGTAAGACAATTACCCGATGAAAATCCATACGACAGAGATATTGAACTAATTCAAACATATATGGAACAAGGATATAAACCTTGTTCAAGTTGGTTTGAGAGTATGGTTAAAAAACTCAAGTACGACAAACGAAAAGTTGCTCAGGAATTGGAATGTAATTTCTTGGGTTCAGGTGATAACGTATTTGATTCTTTATTAACCCAAAAAATTTCTGAGAATGATGTAAAAGAACCAACAGCCAAATTAATGGGTAACCAACTTTGGATATGGAAAGAACCTGAAAATAATCACAAATATGTGATGGGTGTTGATGTATCAAGGGGAGATTCAGAAGACTTCTCGTGTATTGAAATCATTGATTTTGACTCAAGAGAACAGGTTTTAGAATTTGTTGGTAAAATACCACCCGATGTATTAGCAGAGATTGCGTACAAGTGGGGAACAATGTATAATGCTTTATGTATTGTTGACTTAACGGGGGGTATGGGTGTTGCGACATCAAGAAGATTACAAGAATTAGGGTATAAAAATTTCTATTATGATGGTGTTGACTTAACCAACAAATGGAAATATGACCCTAAACAAAATGAAAAAATACCTGGTATTAATTTTAATTCAAAAAGAGTTCAAATCATTGCATCATTTGAGGAGGCAATTAGACACGACTTTAAAGTCAGGTCAAGTAGATTATTAGGTGAAATGGGAACATTTGTATACATAAATGGTAGACCTGACCACCAAAGAGGACATCACGATGATTGTATTATGTCAATTTCAATGGCGTTGTATGCTGCTGAAGCGGCGTTCCCTTCATTGACTAAGGTGGTTAATCACACTAAAGCAATGATTGATTCTTGGTCCACAACTGTAAATGAACATAAAGATAGTTCACAATATTTTAATCCGTCAATACCACAATTTCCGAATCAACAACAACATAGTAGGAATTATGAACCCTCTAAAAATGATTATGAGAAATATAAATGGCTGTTTGGTTCTCGATAGTATTTATATTCAGACTAGTTTGAATAATTTTATAGAGTATGGCAGAAAATAAGCAATTTACAGTTTGGCAAAGATTAGGTAGAGCCTTAGGTCCTGACGCGTTAATGAATCAGGATTTTCCTGTATTTAAGTTTGATAAAAAAGAACTTTTAAGAACTACCGATAAAGCCGAATATGAAAAGGAAAAACTCCAAGCAAGACAAACCGCTTACTTGGCAGGACAATTTGCTAAGGTAGAGAATAATTTATACACTCAAGCAGTATACTACCAACCAAATAGATTATCATCTTATTATGACTATGAGTCTATGGAGTATACTCCAGAAATTTCTGCAGCCTTAGACATTTACGCTGAAGAATCTACAACACCTAATGAAGATGGTTTTGTATTACAGATTTATTCAGAATCAAAAAGGATTAAATCTGTATTAGCGGATTTATTCAATAATAACTTAGATATTAACACTAACTTACCTATGTGGACTAGAAACACTTGTAAGTATGGTGACAATTTTGTTTATCTAAGATTGGACCCTGAAAAGGGTGTTGTTGGTTGTGTTCAGTTACCAAACATTGAAGTTGAAAGGGTTGAAAGTGGACTTATGGATGGTTCAGTATCTCCAAACATAGGTAACGATTACACTAAAAATAAAGGATTGAAATTCTATTGGAAAGAAAAGAATATGGAATTCCAACCTTGGGAAATTGCTCACTTTAGATTATTGGGTGATGACCGTAAATTGCCGTATGGTACATCTATGTTGGAAAAGTCCCGTAGAATTTGGAAACAACTTCTATTATCGGAGGACGCGATGTTGATATACCGTACTTCAAGAGCCCCTGAACGTAGGGTCTTCAAAGTATATGTCGGAAATATGAACGACGATGATGTTGAGGCTTACGTACAACGTGTTGCCAACAAGTTTAAAAGAGAACAAATTGTTGATTCTAAAACAGGTAACGTAGATATGAGATTTAACCAAATGGCGGTTGACCAAGATTATTTTATTCCTGTAAGAGACCCTGCAGCGCCAAGTCCAATTGACACATTACCTGGTGCACAGAACTTATCTGAAATTGCAGATATTGAATATATTCAAAAGAAACTTGTTACAGCACTTCGTATACCAAAAGCATTTTTAGGATTTGAAGAAACCGTAGGTGATGGTAAAAGCTTGGCACTGATGGATATCAGATTTGCAAGAACCATTAATAGAATTCAAAAATCTATGGTTCAAGAAATGAATAAAATTGCAATTATTCACTTGTTCCTTTTAGGTTTTGAAGAAGAGATATCTAATTTTGAATTGGGATTAACAAACCCATCAACACAAGCAGACCTTCTTAAGATTGACATTTGGAAAGAAAAAATGTTATTGTATAAAGATATGGTTACTGACCCAGGAAATGGTATTCAACCAACCTCATCAACTTGGGCCAAAAAACATATATTCCAATGGTCTGATGAAGAAATTAGAGTTGACCTACTACAACAAAGACTTGAAAAGGCTGTGGGTGAAGAGCTTAAAAATACACCAACAGTTATTTCTAAAACAGGTATCTTTGATACAATTGATAAACTTTATGGTAACAAACAAGGTAATCTACCAGCAACAGGTCAAGAACCCGCAGGCGAGACTACAACGCCACCTCCAGGTGAAGATATATTCGCAGGTGGAGGCGGTGGTTTTGAGACCGCGCCAGAAGCGGGTGGAGAGGTTCCTCCACCACCGGCACCTGAAGCTGGCGCGCCAGAGTTAGCGCCAGAATCCAAAATGGATAGAGATATGAATATCCTTTTAGAGAGTGATATGTATGGTAACAAATTTTTAGATTTAGGTGTTGGACAACAAAGTTTAGGAAAAATGGGTGAAGAACTTGATAAGTTGCTGAATTCGTAATATTTATATGAAAACCCCTAAAAATGACATTTGGACAAATAAAATCGGCAATTGAAAAGAGTCTTGTAGAATCCTACAAGAACCAATCAGACTTTAAAAAAACTTTAAGAGAATTCAAACACAATATTCTTGAAAATAAATCATTTTCAAAATTATATTCTATCTACGATGACCTTTATAAACCACAAGGATTATCTAAAGAAGATGCTGAGTTATTCTTAAATGAAGGTATTGAGATTGTTAGACATTTGGTTACCAAAACTCAGTTACCAAATGGGGTTGGGGTATCTGAAAACGTATATTCAGATTTGGATAATTTAGTTTATTTCAAAAACGTAAATCTATCTGAAAGAGTATTGTCCAAAAAACGTATCATAGAAACTTTAATGAAGAACAAAACTAACGTGAGTGAAACTGTAAAAATTCCATTAAAGTCTATGGTCAATATTGCCAATCAAACAGTTCAATCATATTTGGAAACATTAGACGAATCTACAAAAGTAGAAGTCTTTCATTTAATGGCAACATCTAAAGATGATTTAGAAAAAGAATTCCAAACAATTAAAGAATCTACAATAGAGAGACTAGTTGTCATTTCAGAAAAAGAATCTGAAAAAGATATGAAGACTAAGTTAAATGAAACTATTGAAAAGATTAAATCTGAAAATTTTGATTTAATGAATTATATCAGATTAAAACAATTAAAGGATTCTATTCACCAAGAGTCCTAAGATATTGTTTGTGTTTTGCAGATTCTTTCTGACTTCTCTTAACTACAGATTTCTTTTTAAATTCTTTCAATTCAACTAATCTTTGCATTTGTTTTGTTCTAATAACTTTGGATTTCAAAGTCTTTAGTGCCTTTTCAATATTTGAGTCTACTTTTACTATTAACATACAATATTAAATATATTTGTTTTGTTGATAATTTTTTAGTATATTTTAAAAAAATAAACGAGACAATAATAGTTGACCTTAATGAAGAAGGGCAAAACAATTACTCTAAATCAATACGACAGTATTAAAAGCTTTTACGGGACAGTTGACGCTAAAGAACTAAAATCAATTTATTTGAATATTCAAACTTGGGTAACCCCAATAAATGAAGATGATAATTGGAATAGGATAGTGTCCATTATGTCAAGAGAGGTAAAACATTCAGTTTTACATTCAATAAACACAGAATTATTCAAACAACATTTTATTGTAGATTTAGACTTACGAACAAGTGGTATTAGATACAATAAAAAATCATTTATGAATCTTGAAATAAATCTTTTCACCAAACAAGACGGTGATTTCAAATGTAATGAAATTAAAGATTCAGTCAAAAAAATCCTTAAAAGAGTCTATAAGGATAACATTTTAAACAACAATCATTTTAACTTTTCCTCCACCAAAAACTCAGATTTACTCCAAACAATCTATTAATGTATATTTATTTGAAAAAGAATAGATGAAAAATTATTCAGTACTTGGAGCAGGCCAAACAGGAAAAGGAATTCTTATTGAAATGGATGCGGGATATATCTCCCCAACTGACCGTCTCAATGAAGCTATAATGAGGGAACAAAAAGAACTTGATTATAGAAATCCTTTTGAGTTTTACGCCGTTTTACAAAAATATGGTGTACCAAATAGAAATGGTAGAGTTTATCCTGAAAGGATTTTAAAAAGAGAAGCTGAGAGATATAAGACAGCAATTAAGAAAGGTTTATCAACATCTGAATTAAATCACCCTGAATCATCACTTATCGATTTAGATAGAGTTGCGCATATTATTACTGATATATGGTGGGACAATAATATTTTGATGGGTAAGCTAAAATTATTGACATCACCAGGTTTCCACGAAAGAGGTATCGTATCTACAAAAGGAGATATTGCTGCCAATCTAATGAGACAAGGTGTTACTATGGGTGTTTCATCTCGTGGTGTCGGCTCTCTTAAAAAAGTTGGTGAACAAAATGAAGTTCAAGACGATTTTGAATTAATTTGTTTTGACTTGGTATCTTCACCATCTACACCAGGTGCTTACTTATTCAGTAATCCTGAAGATAGAAATAACTACGAAGAAAACTTAGAAGAAGAAAGAAAGATGAAAGACTCAGATTCTTTGGGTAAGTCTGTTGACTTAATGAAAAAATTAAACGATTATTTAACAAGATAAAAAACTTACAATTATGGATGAAAAATATTTTGTTGCAAAAATCGTTTATGAACTCCCCGATGAAAACTCAGGAAGAATTAAAAAAATTAGAGAAGAGAAATTAGTGAGGGGATTTTCAGTTACAGATGTCGAAGCTAAAGTAACAGGGAAATACCAAGGCTTTCAACACGATTGGAGAATCGTTTCAGTATCTGAAAGTAAAATAGACGAAGTAATAGATTAAAAACAAAAAAAAATAAAGTGGTCAAATCGACCACTTTTTTTTTGCTTTAAATTCTTTAATGGGACAAAAATTAAATTTTTTGTTTTATTGCAGTATTTATAGTAAAAAAATATATGTCCGAAAATAAAAATTTGGTTCAAGAGGCTTTAATTCAAATGAAAAACGTCGAAGACGTTATAGCCGAAAACGCAAAAGGAATACTTGCTTCAACTATGAAGGAAGAAATCAGTCAGTTAGTAAAAGAATCTCTCAACGAGCAAGAAGATGAGGAGATTGAATTAGATGCGGAGTTTGACACTGATGAAGTGGAAGATGAAGCTGATAACCTTGAGGATATGGATTCTGAAGAATCTGAAGACGAAATGGAATTCGGTGACGAAGACGAAATGGAGTTTGAAGATGACGAAGAAACTATTGACCTTACTAACGCTTCAGCAGAAGACATCTTAACAATCTTTAAACGTATGTCTGATGAGGATGGAATCATTGTTCAAAAAGACGGTGATGAAATCTCAATCAAAGACAGCGGTGATGACGTTGAGTATCTTGTTAAAATGAATGAACAAGAAGAAGACGAAGAACTTGACGAACAATACGATGAAGAAGAAGATTATTTCGGATTTGACGGAATTGGTGAAGAAGATGAAATGATGGAACAGGATGTTGAAGATTCTGATTTGGATGCAGTTTTAGACGCACTTTATAACGAACAAGAAGAAGTAGATGAAGAAGATGAAGTAGTCTATGAAATTGTTATGGATGAAGAAGATATGGATATGTCTGAAATGGACGATATGGATATGTCTGAAATGTATGAAGAAGATGAAGACAATGAAGGTTACAACCTTGAGGAAGCTAAAATGACTGTTAAACCTAAAGGCGTTGGAATGGGAAATCCTAAATTTAAATACGGTAGTTCATTACCTAAAAAAGGATTCTCTGACGACAAGAAAGAAGGACCTAAAACTATGGGTACTGGTAAAGCAAAATTTGAGTTTAAAGAGGGTCAAGGATACGATGACAAGGAAGACGAAAGAGAAGGTATGAAGCACGGTAAAATTGCTAAGAAAGACCTTAAGTCAACTAAGTCTCGTAGAGATGATGCTCACTTCGAAACTCGTAAGAAAAAAGAAGAAACCAAAGAAGCTGCTAGAACTTATGGTATGGGTTCAAAAGAAGGTAGAGGTTTAAGAAAAGGAATTACAAACAATCGTAACTATACTTATGAATCTGTTGAAACTGAAATGAATGTACTTAGAGAGAAAAACGAAGAGTATAGAAAAGCATTGAATGTTTTCAGAGAAAAACTTAATGAAGTTGCGGTTTTTAATTCTAACCTAGCTTACGCTACAAGATTGTTCACGGAACATTCTACTACCAAGAAAGAAAAAATAAATATCTTGAGAAGATTTGATTCTGTTGAATCACTAAAAGAATCAAAACAACTCTACAAGACTGTTAAAGATGAATTGAGTAAAGTTGAGGGTAAGAGTATCAACGAAAGTGTTGAAACTAAACTTAACAACCAAATGAGCTCAGGCTCTTCAACAAGTCTAATTGAATCTAAGACATACGAAAATCCACAATTCTTAAGAATTAAAGATTTGATGGCGAAGATGTAAAAATAAAAATAAACTAAAAACAAAATCCAAATACTAAAATGGGAGCATTATTAGAATCAGGTCTTGTTGGTAACATTGGTCTTAAGCACCTTAAAGTTATCAAAGAAGATACAATCAACAAATGGGACAAATTAGGGTTCCTTGAAGGTCTTAAAGGCCACCTAAAAGAGAACGTTGCTCAGTTATATGAAAACCAAGCATCATATCTCATTAACGAAGCTGCATCAACTGCTGACTCAGGTTCATTTGAAACAGTTGTTTTCCCAATCGTAAGAAGAGTTTTCTCTAAACTTTTGGCTAACGACATCGTTTCAGTACAAGCTATGAACCTTCCTATCGGTAAATTGTTCTACTTCGTACCTAACATTCAGTCTTACGAAACTGAAACATCAACATTTGGTGAACACTGGGCACCTTATGGTTCACCTAACGCGGCTGCTAACCAACAACCAAATAGTGGTTATGATTACAACGCAACTAAAGACCTTTACGATAGATTCTACGAAGGTAACGAACCAGCTCTTGACCCTCCAGGTCTTTACGACTACTCAAAAGGTAGCTTCTCGTCAATCACAGCTGGTAACTCTACTGTAGTATGGGTTGGTGATGAGTTAGTTGCTTCAGGTTATGGTTTAGATAACTACAGAAAAGTTCTTTTGGTTATGACAGGATTTGCTTCAGCAGGTGCTGGTCAATTAATCGGACCTAACGGTCAACCAATGGATACTGAAGAATTCTTATCTGACTTGACTATTAGAGGTAAGGCTGGTAACTACACAACAGCTGCTAACGTAAACAATAACTACTTATTCAGAGTTGTTACTCAAAGATATGGTAAAGGTATTGTTGAGTACGGTTCAGACGTAACTCTTGAGTTCCCTAACTCTAGAACTGACGGTGGTACATATTACAACGTATGTGACGCAGAAGGTAAAATCTACTTGGAAGTTGACCTTCAGGTTCCTGTTTGTATCTCTTGTGGAGATGCTAACTCAATCGATGGTTACACAGGTTCAACATTCTACTCTTCATTGTCAGCAGCTTCACAAGCATTCTCTACAACTTATAGAATCTACAAGAATCTTGAATTTGAAGATAGAATCGGTGAAGTTTCTTTCGACCTTCAGTCAGTGACTGTATCGGTTACAGAAAGAAAATTAAGAGCACAATGGTCACCTGAAATGGCTCAAGACGTAGCGGCATTCCACAACATCGACGCTGAAGCTGAATTAACAGCTTTATTGTCTGAGCAAGTTGCGGCTGAAATCGACCGTGAAATCTTAAGAGACCTTAGAAAAGGTGCGGCTTGGAACTTACGTTGGGACTACAACGGATGGAAGAGATTAGGTTCAAGTGCAGTTCCTTACACACAAAAGGACTGGAACCAAACTCTTATCACAGCAATCAACCAAATCTCAGCTCAAATCCACAAATCTACTTTAAGAGGTGGAGCTAACTGGATTGTAGTATCTTCTGAGGTATCTGCTATCTTTGATGACTTGGAATACTTCCACGTATCAAATGCGGCTCCTGAGCAAGACCAATACAATATGGGTATTGAGAGAGTTGGTACATTGGCTGGTAGATATCAAGTTTACCGTGACCCTTACTTCCCAGCAAACCAAGTGTTGTTAGGACATAAAGGAACATCGTTACTTGACACAGGTTACATTTACGCACCGTATGTACCTCTACAATTAACACCAACAATGTATAACCCATTCAACTTCACACCAATCAAAGGTATTATGACAAGATACGCTAAGAAAATGGTGAACAACAGATTCTATGGTAGAATCACAGTTGATGGTGTTAGAACATTCGACTTGAGAGAATTGAGATAATCAAACTCAAATCTAACAGAAAGGGGACCAATGGTCCCCTTTTTTTTTTATCCTAACTTATGTGTTTTCCGTAAAGATTTAAGTAGTATTTCGGTTTCGGGTAATGTAAAGATACCCGCGTATAACGCCTTTTCACAGGCAAACTTCATCATAATGTATGCCTGCTCTTCATCCAAATTATCAATTAAATCATTTAATTGTTCATTGGTTCTGTATAAAACATTACCAAACAATTCCCCAATAGGTTCTGTATTTTCGAAATTATCTTCCATAGTGATATTTATAATAATAAGATATTTTTTATGAAATTACAAGCGGGAAGAGATTCTAATTACGAAAAAATGTTAAACGAAGATTTAGCGGTTTGGTTTGGTACTAAGAAAAAACCAAAAGGTTCTAAGCAACCTAAAGGTCCTTGGGTTAATATTTGTAGAAAAAAAGAAGGTGGAGGTCATCCACCTTGTGGTAGACCTGATGCTGACCCTAAAGGATATCCAAAATGTCGTGCGGCGGGAGTAGCGTCTAAAATGACAGATGCACAGAAAAAAGCTGCCTGTGCACAAAAAAGACGTGCGGAAAAAAAGGACCCAAAAGTTGGTAAGGGTAATAAACCAACTATGGTGTCCTATAAGACTAAAAAAAATGAAAGTCTTAGAAATACTATTTTAAATGTTCTTAAGGAGTCTTTAAAGAATCGACAGGGTTAACAATACTATCATTACTTTCTTTAAAGGAATCTTTGACTTGTGGGACAACTTGCGGAATAACTTTAGGTGTTTGTTTTTGAATTTTGACAGTATTATTACTATCATTTTTTAATGGTTTTTTAGATTCATCATCAAAAACATAAGGTTTTTCCTCAATAGTTTTAGTGATAGGTTTTCTACCACCTTTACCAAAATAAAGTAATACGTTATACGTAAGTAGAATAACTATTGATGAGATAAATAGATATCCAATCAAACCATATACAAATAAACTTTTAAACTGTTTCATTTTATATTCTTATAAATTGTTTGGAGTGAATGACGAATATTTGCAGTTATCTCCTTTTCAAATTCCTCTCTACGGCTTTCAACTTCATTATCAAACAATGAAGTTAACTGATTCCAAGATTTGTCTTCTAAAAATACTACGTAAGAGTATACGTGATTTATTACTTTGATACTTCGACCTTCTAAAATTACAAAGATACCTGAGGCATCGTTTTTAATATATCTTTTAGACGATATTGGGGTTAGTAATAACAAACTTTCAGGTTTTGCTATTAGTCTTTTACAAATATTAATAGCATCTCTCTCATATTCAGATTTCTCTTGTGGTGGTGTAGAAACCCGAATTGCTTTAATTGCACTCTTTTGGATGAAACGTTTTAGTTTGTGTAGTAATGTACTCATAGTCTCGTTTATTGACTACAAATATAATGAAAGTTTTTGAATAAAAAAATTAACAGTAGGTTCCTGAACATCTTTTTTTACCGTCAAGTCCAGGTTGTTTTCCCTTACAGACTTGGACCGCGTATCCATTAGCGTATGCTGAAGGGTAAACATCAAATTTTGATTTGGCAGCAGCTTTACCACGAGCACATAACTTAGTCCCTGTCTTTTTACGACCTTCGTTAACATATTCATACTCGTCGTATTCCATATCTTCCCCCTCACCATTGATTTCATTCATCATAAAATCAAAAACTTGGTCTAAATTGTTTTTGGATTCTGTTATATGGTCATCAGCCCAGTCGTGTCCATTGTTAAGAATTTCTGTGATAGTGTCTTCGTCTAGCTCCAAAAGAAGCTCACATTGTCTTTTCATTTGTTCTAAATTAGAAAAGAACATATATCTGTTACTTCTCATATCCTTATCTTCACCTAAAACTTTTTTTATTAGGTTAGTTAGTTCTGTTTCTGAAAGTCTTACTGTTTTCATTTTTTGTTTACTATTTGGAATTGTAATGTGTCTTTATAAATATCTTTCTCACCACTTGTGTTTACCCTTATGTCCACAAAATATTCATTTGGTATTTTGTCTCTCATATCAAAGATGAAATAATATTCGTTAGGGGTTCTATTTACAGGAGTCCAATCTTGGACGATAACCTCAGTGGTACCTTCTTTTACGTAAACTCTATAGTAAACATCAATGTCCATCAATAAAGTCTGTGACGACCAAAGTTTTTTGGCGATTACACCAATTTTTCTAATTTCAGTATTAAGTATTTTTTCATTTTGTAAAATACCATAATAACTAAACCCAAATTTTTCAGGTTCTTTGGATAGGGTTCCTATCTGAATTCCTGACGTATAAGGTCTTAAAACAAATTCATTGGTTATGTTTGGAATGGGTTGTCCATTAATTGTTAAGTTAGACCACACATCATAGAACATACAAGGTGTTGTGTATGCTGAAAAGGCGTTAGGAACCGTGACTTCATAAATACCCTTTGTAATCAAACAAGTTGACAATCCTGTAACAACTAAATCTCCTGCAGAGTCCTCAATAGATACTGTTGGTAAATTATCTAAGTTTACAAAATCACCGTTTTGATAAACATATAAGTATAACTTATTTGTCTGATTTTGTAAGAATAAATTTCTATCATCCTTAATCAAATCATTATAGGTTGTTTGAAGATATGGTTGGTAGAATGTTTGTGTGTATTTTGAAAAGAACGCAACACTATAACTCTCAGTTAAACCTGTAATATTCTCAATATCAGGGACATAAGCAATTCCCCATCCTGTGACACCTGTCAACGTACCATTTAAAATACTGTTGATTTCATTAGTCATATCAAAACTTGCATCTTCATTACCCAATTCAAAGTGTTGTACGTCAACGATTGTTAACGCAGAGTAGTTACACCCCGTCAAACTTGTTAAAGTGTTTCTATTGTCATATAAACCAGGTACTGACCAATTCTTAAGTGTACTTCTTTGATACCAGTTTGTTGGTCTTGTTGAAAAGGCTGAGTTATTGTTTTGTTGGATGACAGATAATTGACCACTAACACCATTCTTAGTTAATGCGTAATCATTATAATCAAACCCAACACCTTCATCCCATACTTGAGGTTCACCTGTACTTCCTGAGTATTTTGGTATTCTAAAAAGAATTAAATCAAATGATGTTGCTCTTTTTCTACCATTTGTCATATTGGTATTAATCAAGTCATCTTCAAACGATGAAGTATTAACCATATTTAAAACGTGAGTCATACCTGTGGTACAACCTGTTGATATAACACCTGAAGCAATTTGTTCTTCAAGATAAGTTAAATCAAGGTCAAATAAAAAACGTGTAAAACCAAAGTTGGGTACAATTAAATCCGAAGCACCAAAGTTTAATTCAGCAACTGGGTTACGAGCAGTATTGGTATAAAGATTTGATATTATAGTATCGTTCTTTGAGAAATATGACCTTAAGATAGACATTTAAATAAGTATTTTATTATAAATATCAATTCAGTCGAATATTCTGGTTAAGAACTTTGGATGGAGCTTCATTATTTGCTGTAAGAACTGCAGAAACAGTAGAACCGTCTTCTGTAACAACACAAGGTGGTTCACCAGGATAAGCGTGAGTATGTGAAATTAAGAACCTAACAATTTGATTCAAAAACTCTAATAACTCTTCACCCCTAACTAAACTTGAGGTATTTGGGTCAATCTCAGTAACAAACTTAGTTTCATCAATACCATAGAGACTATTATCAAAATTGATTTTCTTTTTACCCGGTATTTGAGAGGTTTGAGACAATAGATAAATTTTGTTCCCCCCTAATGCCGCGAATGTTGATGGTAATCCTGTAGTTTTAAAACCTTCAACAACATTTTTGATTAATTTAATAGGAACACCAACTTTAGACTGTTCGTATATTAAACCATAACCACCAACTGAGTTGTTTTGATTCAACTTAATCTTTTGATATATGGTTGATAAAGTTCTTTGAGTCTGAAAATTACCGGCACTCATTTGAGTATAGAAAAATGGTGCGGGTCTAAAGTAGATTGGAAATCTTTGTTCTAAAACACCAAACAATTCAACACCACTTGCGGTTTTTCTTTTAGAGTTACAAGTTTGAATGAATAAGTTAATAAAATCAATCACTTGTTGTGTTCCTTCTAAATTGGTAAACTTTTCTTGGGCAACAAGAACCTTTAAATCCTCAATATTTGAATCAACCTTTAATGCCTTTGCTAACGTTCTTTCTGAAGGGACTAATTTGTAAAGTCGACAAACACCATTATAAATCGGGTTTGGTAATGAGTTTTCGGGGTTATTAATAATATACTCAATAAGATACTTAACTTGGGGGTTAGATTCCTTAATCTCGAAGAATGTTTTTTGAGCCTCTTTAATCTTTGATGTGTCAAATTTTGATAGTTGTAAAAAGGCTCTGTTTTTATTACCGACAGGGTCTTTATCACCAACTAATTCTCCTTTGTATTTCCCGGCTCTAAGTAATAATTCGTTTTCTTTTAAAACTAAATCTGTTGACCCTCTACCCATAACTGCAACATCTCCTGGGTCGGGGAATACTCCATTTGGGTCAGGATTCTTAAAACTACCATCCGTGTTTCTAATAAACTTTGACCCATTTAATCTGATACCTCTAATATCTCCATATCTTTCAGATTGAGCGTAATTTTCTAAAACAATATTTTGAATTCTTGAGAAAGGACCTTGTATGTAGTACGCGTTTAAAAACTGAGAGTCATCAGTATCGTGGTAGTAAATTTGTAGAAGTTCATCTACTTTTGGAACGGACCAAATGTATATTGGTAATAAACTGTTAAAAACAAATGGGTCTTTTTCTGACCAAGCATCCGTTACAACATTAAAATCTTCTACAGATTGTCTAATCGCTTCCGTATCATCTGTTAAAATTTGTGCACGTACACGACCAAGATTTAAAGGGTCTTGATTGTCAACAACTTTAGCGTAATACCATAACCTTGCCATTATCCGTTTCTTTTCTTGTGTTCTTTTAACATAACGTCATAAAGTTGCTCAACTCTATCTAAGTAGTATGTCATATTAATAATGTTTTTTTTAGTATCTTCAAACTCTGTTGCAAGTTTGTCCATATTAGTTTCTAAAGACTTATTGGATAATTTATCAACGTCTTTAGAACTTTCAATCATAATTTTAAATTCTTCTTCTGTCATCGAGATTTTCCAATTGGTAGTCCTGTTATTACACTAATACCAATATCAACAACACCATTTTTAGCGTCCTCAACGCTTAAACCTTTTTGTGTTGCAATTTGGTAAAATGTCATTTTATTTGGTTGACCATCTGGTGTTGGTCCTGTTCGTAATCCATATCCCTGCATAGATTCTATAGCATTTATTGCCGCCCTTTCAGGTGAGAAACCTGGTAACGCATCCGCAAAAGCTAGAAGTGCTTTATTAATTCCTGTACCTGGTAACTTTTTATTAATCAGTTTTAATATTTTTTGAATCGCACCAACTAATGATTTACATTCTCGGTAATTAACAACTGTTTGAACAATAAATTCGCCCGCTTCTAACAATGATTGAATAATCAAAACTCTTTTATCTTTAGTTGTTCGATATATGTCTTTGAGTATTAACTTAACTATTCTAAGTAGATTCTTTTTTAGTTCCTCAAATAATATTTCTAAGAATTTTTCGGCAACTGCGGCAACAACTCCGAACACAAATTTTTTAAATTTTCTTGCAAAATCAACACCACTTGCAACTTGTGAACTTACAATATCATTGATTGTATTTGCAGACGCGATTGATGAGTTTCCTGAAATTACAATACTGTTTCCTGATTGAATAATTTCATTTGCAAACCCTAAAATTTGATTTTCTAGTACAGATTTAAATGTAAAAAGAGGGAGTAAAACTTTTGGTGTAAAAATTGACGCTAATAACGCAACAGGAAGTTTCTGTAAAATATTTTGTAACCAAGCCTCATTTAACCCTACTCCTGGAAAAGTATTTTCCCAATTGTCTACAATTGAATCTAAAATACCTTCAAGTAAATCAACTTGTTCATTAACACTTAAGTCATCATTTATTTGAGTTAATTGTTCTAAAATAACCTGATTGTTTACAGGAACATTGATATTATTACATTCTACGAATGTCACGACACCATTTAAGGCGTCATTAACAAACTGATTAATATTGTTATTATCTACCTCATTAAATTCAAAAAACTCATCACCAATATTATCGTATTCAGATATTTTTGATGTTCCTGCAACATCAATTTCTTTAGGACCCGACTCACATAAACCAAAAATCCTATTTAAAATTAATATAAATTTAGATTGCTCCTCAACCTGAGTTGATGTTAAATCTACGGAAAGAGAACCCGTTAATAAATTTATTAAGTTTGCAGCAAAAACCCTACTATCAAATACCTTGATAGATTGGTAATAATCACCCAAAGAATCAACTATCGTATTTGCCGAGTATTTTAATGTACTTCCTGTTGTTGGAGGGGGAACATACTGTCCACTCTTATCAGGTCTCTGTAATAAAAACATCCTAAGATAATCTCCAGTTGCCCCAATATCATTTTGTTTAACGTATTCAAAATCCCAAAGATTTGTATTTGATTTACCGTAATAAGGTAAGTCATATTCATACTTAAAAGTTTGATTTAAATTTTGAGTTCTATTTTGTAGCTCAAAATTCATTGGGAACTTTTTAGCTCCACTATAGTTTATGTATGGTGATAGTTGTGTAAATCCTGTTGTTTCGTAATATATTCGACCAACTAATGAATTTGGTTTAACCTTCAAACTACCAAAAAAATCAATTTCTTCTAAGTTAACATAAATTGATTCGTTTGCCGGTAATGTAGATAAGCTTGGTAAGGAATCTAATACTGTCTGTGAAATAGATGGGTAAGTTTGTTGTTGTGCACAACCTAAAGCTTTAAACGCTTCATCTGCAATAACTTTTGCAACATACGGTTCCATCTTGAATACCGCATCCAATAATATTTTTCTTAGTGCTCTAGTTGTTTCAAGACCACCCTGACCTTGTGAATTTGCGTTTGCCGAACTTTTAATTAATTTTAAGAGTTGGTCGTAACTTGTTGGTACGTTTCTTTGAAACGCTTTCTGTCCTTCAGTGACACTATTGAGTTGTTGTGCAATTGCATTAGTCCCTTGTGCATCTGAATTACCTTTCGTAGATGAAACTTCTTTTTGTGATGTAGTTGCTTGTGTATATGCCCCAAAAGCACCTATTTGTGATTGGATACTTTTGTACCCATCAGTTAAATCTGGTGATATATTTGAAACGTCATACGGCATATTATTTCATTTTGTATGTGGGTTCATCATCATCGATGTCAGAATCTCTATCAATAAGTGAACGCATCAATTCATCGTCCATATCAGATAAAGAAAATGATTCTTGATTTGATGACGACTTCTCCCAAATTCCTGCTTGTAGTTTTGAAAGTGTTAACTTTTTTTCTACACAGTCGTTTATAATTTTTTGTTGTTTTTCAATGACAGGACCTAATTTTTGCATATCTGATGCTTCCTTCATCATTGATAACATTTTATTTTGTATCCTAATTGCTGTGTTACGTTGCTCAACAATTTCGTTATAAATTTCTTGCATAAGAGACAACATTGACTCTTTTGTAAGATTAATCTCTTTTTTTTGTGGTCTTGGCATACCTATAAATATTTTTCTTAAGTTTTTATTCTACCTTGCACCACAACATAAAGTTTTTTAAACTTTTTCATTGAGTTTCTAATCTCTTTTGTTGAAAGATTTGTCATCTCTCTTAAAGAGAGTAAAATAATGTTTTTATTGAATTTATTATTGTCTGTACCTGAAAATATCTCTTCATAGTTTTCAAATAAATCAATAAGGGCGTAACCTAGTTTAACCTCACTATGACTTAAAGAATCTTCTTCAATAAATCCTCTAAGTTCGTCCAAATATTTTTTTATCACAAAATCAGTTTCAACGACTTCGGTATCAATATGATATATCATATCAGCTCTTTCTTCTAATGAGGTTGATATGTCTTCATAAGAAACTTTACGATTAGTTTCTTTTTGGTCTTTAATTATTTGACCCATCAAATAATTCTTACAAATAGTCCCAAAATATGAATAAGCCTTCTTATTTTTAGAAGGCTTAAACTTATCAACTTTTGTCATTAAGAATGAATGAGTATCGTTATGGATTTCCCTGAAATCCATATCTTTTCTATAAAGTTTGTATCTACGTATAATTGAGGATATCATTTTATCCAATGGCATACGTAGAAATTCGTTATAAATTCTATTTTTTTCTTCTTGCGTTTCCGCTAAAAGAAAACTTTTAACAGCCTCTTCTTCCCTTACGTCAAAATAATTCGTAGTTTGACCTGTAGATTTCCTACCGCGTTTTTTTGCGGTGGACTCTTCTGTTGTAGCTGATAGAACCTCTAGCATTATCCATTTTGACTCTCATACTTTATGGTTCTATCATTTGAGAAGAAATATTCTTTTTTAGCTGTTTGGACCCAAAACTTAACCTCATCCTCAACCATTTTCTCATCACTAAACTTGTAGTTCCAAAACAATGAACCTGTTCTCATATTTGTATGTTTGTATCCTAATCTTGGGATTGTCATAATAGATACCGAATTGTATGTCATTCTAAGTAAAAATTCGTATACGAATGTAAGTTTGATTGAAGATTTAAAACCACCAAACTCTTCGACAACGCTCTTTTTAATTACCATACCTGAGCTTTGGAAGTTTTGATAATCTTGTAGAATATCATTTGTCAAATATCCCATTTCTTGTGAGAAGTTTGCGGCAAATACCGCTTCATTTGTGAAACCAGCAAAAACTTCTTTATCATCAACATCAACAACTACAGGTAAGAAAGCTTGTACTTCAGGATATGATTTTGAATACTTTAAAACATTTTTAAACCAAATTGATGCGTATTCGTCATCAAATTCAAAAAATGAAATCCATTCACCCTTGGCTTGTGATACACCATAATTAATTTGTGATGAATAATTTGGTTCACCATCGTAATTTAATTTTACAACATTCAAGTCACCAAAATCAAATGATTCTAAGTAAGACTTTAGTTGTTCTTCATTTGAACTAACAATGATTAATTCTTCAAAACCAACCATTTGGTTTTTTAATGAAGTAATTGCTTTATTAAAATACTCATCAAAATTTAATGCTAATGATGATTTGATGGGTAGGATTACTGATAAATTTAATTTTTCTTCCATATTATTCTGCGAATTTTGAGATTTGTTCTTCCATAGATTCTGCTCTGGTATTAAGGTATCCCGAGAACACTTCTATCACTTTATTTTGAAACGACTCTTTATTTGGTAAAGGTTCGATTGTTATATCTAAATTTTTAAGGACATCTTCTGAAATGTCATCTTCTAACCAATGTTGAGACCAATCGGCAATTAATTCAGGTAGTAAAGTTTCGTCCTTAATCCACACACCATTAGTTTCATTCATCCACTCAGGTTTCAAGTTTGGTTGGATACCAATTGTTGGAACACCACATTTCATACTCTCCAATGGGAAGGTACCGTAAGCACTGTTTCTATCAATCCAAACTGTTAAGAAACATTCTGAGATTGCCTTAGCGAATTGTTCTTGACTCAATCCACGTAAATCTCTAAACGTAAACCATCTAAACTGAGGGAATCTCAAATAGAAAGTTTTGATTAGGTTAATTGTATCTTCTTGTTCTCTTGAGTGAACACCGATAATTGGCATCGGAAGTCTTTCAGACTTTTTGAAGTAATCCTCAATAAATGGTTCGATAACATCAAAAGTTTGACCTCTCATAACTTTTTGAATGTAGTCTTTTTGAACTTCACTTGTGGTGATACATTTTAAGAAACCAAACTGATTCCAAGTTTGACCTGGTTGTAATGTTTCCAACATATATGAATAACCCTGAGTTAATACAATTTTACCACAAGGTAAGTTTTTAACTTGGTCCATCATAAACCCAAAGATTTCAGGGATTACCAAAAAGTCTTCAGGTGCAATTTCAATATTCTCACCTTCAATAACTTTATGAGGGATTTCATTCATATACTCCTCATTCAACCATCCTGAAACTCCTGTGTAATCTTTCTTCTCGTGAAGAATGATTGCGTTGTAACCCCCTCTTTTAAGAGTCAACGCCATATCATAAATGTATTTTATTGATGCTTTCGCATTTCCTTTTGTGTCGTGCACAAAGAAATAAATTTTAGACGACTTATCTCTAAGTTTGTCTATAGATTGTTTTACCTTGTCAATTTGTAATTGGTCCATATTAATAATGATTTATTATATTTTTGTTTAATAATGAGTTAAATGCTAATCTAAATGGTATGGATATTTCTGAACTTTTAAGTCCTAATTTATTGTCTCCCATATCCATTTCACTAAAAATAACATCTAACATTAATTTAATTAGCTCGTATTTTACAACATTAATTTTCATTTCCGTCCCACCTGAAAGATTTAAACTTTCGTCACCGATAGTATCAATGTATGATTCGATTTTATCGAAATCCACATAATAGTTTTGTCCAAATACTTCTATCATAATTTTTCTATAATTTCTTTAAGTTCTTTAATAGTATTAATATTGTGTGTTATATCAATATCTGTATTATAGACAGTGTTGAATTTTATCACAATTTTATCAGTAGGGTGATTTAATAATAAGTTAGGATTAGCCGTAAGTAAAACATCTATTTCATCCCACATAGAATTAGTGGTGATTTCTGAGTAGAATTTTATCTTTTCTACTAAACATCCAAACTTAGATAAGAAGAATAATGTTGCGGGTTTTGATTTACCAATCTCATCAGATACAATAATAATTTCGTTATTATCTCTGTGGTCAGTATAAAACTCGTTGAAGTCGTTAAATGATGTCATTTCTACGGACGGAGCGTGACCAAATATTTCCATAGTATGTTCTCTATACAAGAAGTCATAAACCTCATCCTCATCTTTGAATTTCAGGTGTTTTGAAATATCTAAAGTTTCTACGGGTGATAACACTTCATAAGGTTCTTTTTCCTCATCAGTGATAAATGGATTATCAACATAGAACTTAGTATAGACCTGTTCAATTCTTAAAAGAGTGTCTCTAAGAACTCCGTTAACATCAATTGCGATTCTCATTTTAATCTTCGTATCTTTTTAGTATTTTGGTAATCAAAGGATTTCTCACAACATCAGTATCTTTGAACTCGTGAGTTCCGATGTTATCTAAATCTGAGAATCTTTTCATCGCGTCCCACAAACCTGAGTGTGTTTTATCTTTGTATCGGTCAGTTTGTTCTAAGTCACCTGAGATAAAGAATTTGGAGTTAAACCCAATTCTTGTCAAAAGCAATTTCATTTGATTGGGGGTTGCGTTCTGAGCTTCTTCAAAGATTAGAATTGAGTTGTCAATATTCATACCTCTCATATAAGCCAATGCGAATACTTCAATCGCTTCAATATCTTTTAATTTTTCACGTGCGTCTTTACCGATAATTTTGTTTAAAAGGTAATAACTTGGGAAGATATATGGGTCAAGTTTCTCTTCAACATTACCCGGTAAAGAACCCAGTTTTTCTTCAGCTTCAACCGCTGGTCTAACAATGATTATCTTTTCGTAAGGTGTACTAGGGTCAGCTAATAGGTCAATAGCCGCTTTCATTGCTATGTAACTTTTACCCACACCTGCAGGACCCGAACAAATTGTGATTTCAGATGTTTTTAATTTTTCGTAATACAACTTCTGACTTTCACTTAGAAATTTTTCTTTTGTTTGTCTTTTTATGATTGTTGAAATCAGTTCCTTTTTAGTTCTTGGTGAACCACCATACTCAGGAGTTGGTGTTGGGTTGTTTGTTTTTTTCTTCATCCTCATTATTTTATACGTTCTCGTTCAATCGGGTATTCACCTAATTTTCTTTTGTAGATAGTTTTTCCTTTATCAGGACTTTCATAAATGTATGGTTTGTCCTCGGTTTGTTTTTCCGGTTTTTTTGGTTTTTTTTCTGACATTATAGTTGTTTTGAAAAATGGTTATACCAATATTCAACCATTTCATCTAACATTGACTCAAATGTATATTCAGGTTTCCAACCAAGTATTGTTCTAGCCTTTGTAGAATCTCCCTTAAGATATTTTAATTCTTCAGGTCTGATGAAAATTGGATTTTGTGTTACATAGTCTTCATAGTTCATATTCATACTATCAAAAACATATTTTGTCATATCTCTTACAGAGTGGGTTTGCATTGTTGATACAACAAAGTCTTCAGGTGTTTCGTGATTCATAATTAAATGCATTGCTTTAACATAATCTTTTGAGTGACCCCAATCTCTGTATGAGTCTAAATTCCCTAATTCTAATTTTTTCTCAAGACCAAGTTTAATTTGTACTGCGGTTTTAACAACTTTGTTAGTTACAAAATTTGAACCTCGTCTTGGTGACTCGTGATTAAATAATATTCCGTTAGTTGCGTGTAATCCGTATGCCTTTCTATAGTTTCTAACGATAGAATAACCAAACAATTTTGAACATCCATAAGGTGATACTGGATGCATCGGGGTGGTTTCTCTTTGAAACCCATCCTCATCAACACTATTACCAAACATTTCAGAAGATGACGCTTGATAAAATTTAGCGTTTGGTACAACTCTTCTGTATGACTCTAAAACATTCAATACACCAAGAGCATTTGTTTTAACCGTAAATTGTGGCATATCAAAAGATATTCTTACGTGACTTTGTGCACCAATGTTATAAATTTCATCAGGTCTTACTTTTTCTAAAATTCTATCAATAGAACTTTCATCCAATAAGTCTCCATAATGTGTTGTTATTTGGTCTGTTAAGTGATAAACTCTTGAATCTTGGTTCTCGGACATAGAATTTCTTCTAACCATACCGTGAACTTCATAACCCATAGTTAATAAGTGTTCCGCCAAGTAACTACCGTCTTGACCATTAATTCCTGTTATAAAAGCTACTTTACTCATTTTTTAAAAATATCCATTTCTGTTAAATCTGGCCAATCTGTAACCACCCATTTTTTTGGTTCTGTGTTGATTGCGTCCTCTAGTTTTGATAAACCCAATTTTGCGGTTTCTGGCGTCATATAATAGTGATAACCAAAAGTGTCGATGTTTTGGTCTCTCCAAGGTATCATAGGTAATCTACCGTCGTATGACATTTTTTTAATTTGATTTTTATCGTGTTCGTTATCTAATAATATAACCCCACCTCTACCTAAAGATAAGTGTTTTTGGTATTGAAAACTAATTCCCATAAATGTATCTGGGATATAAGAATCTTTTTTCCATAAAACAGCGGCATCAATTACTCTGTCTGTAATGTAGTAGTAATCTTGCCAAGCTTCGATTCTCCATTCTAAACCAATGTTTAATTTATTAGCTAAAAATGGGATGGATAAGTATGTTCTTGTTGGCACTGAAATTTCTTTAGTTTCCAAATATCTAAGAACAACTTCAATCCCGTGTGTGCAACTATCAAAAGCAACTGCGAACGGTGCTCCAAAAAACTCCGCAACTTTACTTTCAAATTCCTGAACAATTTCAAATGTTGGTGTCATATTACTTTTTTTTACATTCTACGTTTAAACTAATTAAAGTTCCGTGTTCTTTATCCATATGTGGTAGATATGCTTGAGAATGGTCATCAATGTGTGAATGTTCAGTCTCCCTCCAATCATACACTGATACATCCGTAAAACCATTGTTTTCTAACAAAGTCTTTAATGATTTAAAGTCATAACAAGTTCTATGATATATTTTGGTGTCACCCATATCCATTCTACCGTATAGAGGGCCTAAAAATGATTCTAATTCACCACCAACAATATAGAGATGAACCATTGATTCAAAATCAGGAACCGCCAATCTTAAAACGCCATTTGGTTTTAAAACTCTTAACCATTCTTTCAATACCTCAATAACTTCAATTCTATCAAAGTATTCCAAAGTGTGTGATGAATAAATTAAATCAACTGTATTTTCTTCAAAATCTAATTTTGTAATATCGTGACTTTTAATGTGTGGGAAGTCCGCCCCATCGATGTGAATCCATTCAGGACCAAAATCTCTTTTACCGCAACCAAGATGTAATTTCATATTATTCAATAAATGTTTTATCTAATTTTTGACCTTCATATGGACCTGTTTTATATTCATAAACCAAAGTGTTGTCTTCCAAAATATAGTAATTATGTCCACCTTCTAAAGTGAAACTGGCATCACCCACATTTAATATTGGTTCGGCAATTATAGTGTCATCAATATCATAAAAAATACATTTTACAGAGCCTTGGATTACAATCCAACTTTCTTGGGCGATTACATTACGAGTTCTTTCTTTCCAAATGTGTTTATGTGGTTTAAATGTTTTACCTTCCTCCATATTCAAGATTGAACATTGGATAAAGTTTTCTTCAGAGATTACATCTTGTCTTCCTGGAGTGATGTCATCTTTTCTAACAATTAAATGAAGAAGTTTAGATGGGTCTACTTTTGAATATATTTTTTCCATTATAATACTTTTTTATTGTCAATCGCCATTTTTATTGTTGGCCAAATATTATATTTGTTTAGGACTAAGTGTCTTGCTTCTTTTAGATTTTCAATATTTTCTTCTCTATAGTTTGAATTTGCAATTTCAAGTATTTGACTAATTGCATAATCGATACCTTTAGAATCATCAAATTCGATATAACTACCTTTTGGAAAAAACTTACTAATTTGTTTACAACCTGAATAAATTGGCATTGTAAGTAATAAAATTGGGTCAACAAATTTTTCACTGAAATAAAAATCAGTTTTACCGTTTTCAATAACTAAGTTGTAATTGTAATCAATTAAACCTTGTTTTTTATCTCTAGGAGGTAGGGCGTGACCTGGTCTGATATGTCCGTAAACATCAACATCTTGTGAATAATTCGTCATCAATTTTGTAACCAATTCTTTTCTAAAATGATGATATTCTGTCATAATTCTACCAGAATCTATTGCGGATAGTTTTTTAGTCTTTGTTGGGTTTAAATCAAACAACTCATTAAATGGGTGTTTAACCCACCAAGTCGATGGTAACCAACAATTACCTGCTTCGTGATGATAGTTCCCATATGAATTTCTTTTCCATTCATAATACGCAACTGTTACGTGTTTAGGTTCTCTACCAAAATAAATTACTTTGGAGTCATCAACATCCTCAGGGGTCCCATCTTGCACGATAATAAAATCCGACTCTGATTTATTTAATGTGTATGTAACATCTTCCCAAACACCTAAACTATTTGGGGTTTGGTCAATAATGTTTCTTACTAATGATTCTGAGTCTCCCCAAGAAGTATTTGCAAAATATATTTTTTTCATTTTAAAAATATAAAAGGTTTTATTTTAAAAAAAAGAATTACTTGTTCAAGTATGTTACTAAATCCTCCGGTGTCCCAAGACCCCACATTTTGTCTATACGGTAATTTATCACTTTTTTACCGTCAGGTATTGCCTCATTAAAGACAGGACACACATAAAATTCATTATTAACTCTTACGTTCTTACTAATCATTTGTTCTGCATATTTTACATAATCAGAACCTTTCTTCCAGTAATATATTCCTACAGTTGCTATGTCAGAAATTGGATTCTTTTCGGCAACTTCACTAACAAAACCAAATTCATTTAATTTTGCAAAAGACCATTTTGGGTGGGTAGATTCGAATGTTACAATACCTCCATCAACATCAGTTTCTTTCATTTTATACATAAACTCGTTAGAGTCCCACTCAATAAATTGGTCTGAGTTTGCAAGGATTAACGAATCGTCATTATTGATGAATTCTTTGGCTAAAAGGGTGGTACACGCAGCACCTTCCGTAACACCGTCAACTTCAACTATTTTACAGTTTGGACTGATTAAATTTAATAATGTGTCTAAATTGTATTTTTCTCTGTGTGATTTTTGAACTATGTAAATAAAGTTCGCATCAAGGTTTAAGTTTTCACTTACAACCTTAATCATTGGTTCACCCTTAACATCTATTAGGGGTTTTGGAAAACTATATCCGGCCTTTTCAAAACGAGAACCGGCACCCGCCATAGGTATAAGAACATTTAATTTTTTGTCTGACCACTTTGGGCTTTTCATTGTAATATGATTAATCTCACTTAATTTATTGTATACATTTTTTGTATTAACTTCATCTGGTGATGACACTCTCATAATTTTTGAATGGGACCTTGATGCTGCTAATAACCCGTATGGAGAGTCCTCAATAATTAATGTTTGTTCCGGTAAGCATTTCATTTTCGAAATGCAAGTCCAATACATTTCAGGGTGTGGTTTACTATTAATCACATCTTCATTTGATATGATAATATCGAAAAACTCAATTATTTGAAGTTTCGATAATACAGTTAAAACCGTCTTTCTAATTGAGTTACTGCAACAGGCGATTTTATACCCATCTTTAGATAAGTTTTTAAATAACTCGACAATATGTTTTGATGGAACCGTTTCAGTTAATTTCTCGATGGTTAATTTTTGTTTTTCTAACCATATTAAATTATGCAGGTTAGAATCAAGATTTTTTTCCTTAGTTAAAATATCCAACTTTTGATTTGTTTTTAACCCATCAAATTTACCCAAATGTTCTTCCCAAGGAATTACACATTCAGGTTGATATTTTACGATTGCGTCATTTAATGATTCAAAATGAATATTTTTTGTATCTATTAATACACCATCCAAATCAAAAATTATTAACTTTATCATTTGTATTGTTGAATATAATCTGAACAGACCCCATAACAATCTCCCATATCAAAAGAATTTAGTTCAGGTAAAACACAGATTGATTTTTTTGTTAATTCTTTATTTGGATAGGTCCAAATAAAACCTTTCGATGTTAAAGTAACATCATCATTTTGATGCCAAAAACAATGTATTTTTTTATTCTTTAACATCTTTTCGAGAGCTTGAATATTTTTAGCGTGACACCATAATAAATTGCTTTCTAAAAATGTCTCCTCAATTTTGTATTGAGCTTTGTCGTGACCTAAAAAATATTCATCATTAACCACCCAAACATCAATCTCACAATTATAACCAAGAGATAAAGACTCAACAATATAATCAGGTGAGTTTTCTCTCTCAGGAATACGACCATTTAAATTACCTCTATGTGAAATTTTTTTCATAATTAAAATTTAACCATCCAAATGTTATTTGTACCGATGATTACATTAGGAAAAAGTTCATCAACTGCTTGTTTAACACCACAAGTATGATTCCAATAATCGTGACCTGACATAATTCCACCTTCTCTCATTTTTGGTAACCAAGAAAGAATGTCTTTTTTTACTGACTCATAATTATGGTCTGCATCAATAAACACAAAATCCACACTACCATCTTCAAATTGAGCTGCGGCGTCCCAAGTATTACCTTTAATGTCTTTAACAACATCTCTAACACCGGCATCAATTAAATTTTGATTATAAACATCATAAATATATTTCATTTGTGGTGTTAAATATTCGTTTCCTTCTTTGGTGTGAATGTACGAATCATCAAATAAATCAACTCCGTATAGTTCAAATTTGTAAGTTTGTTCTAATAATTTTTTTGCCAAATAAGATAGTGAGTGACCTTTCCAAGTACCTAACTCAACTAAAGTTTCATATTTTTTACTAGCAATTTCATTGTAAAATTCTTGGTAATTAAACCAATTTTCAGAATGTTGTATATCTTTAATTTCCATCTTTTTTTTCTATCAACCCAAATTTTATGTATTTGTACCAAACTCTTTCGTGTAAAAAGTAGATTACTGGTTTAAATAATAATTCACCAACACCCATTAAGGAAGCTAATTTTATATCCGCTCCAAAAGAATATGCTACTAACACTGTTGTAAGTGTCCCAATCAAACGGTAACTTATAGTTTTACCAATATGTCTTTTAACGTTTACCATTACTTAACAATTACAACATCACCCTTCCAAATAACTTCAGATGCCATACAAGAGATATGGTGTTTTGTTACCATTTTTTCTCTTGATGGGTCATACACCGTATCAATAGTTGTGTGCATGGGTGTTTCTATTAAGATATTTGAACAAGTATGTTCAACACCGTTTATTAAAATTCTCCAATACATGTGATTATCATCACAAACCGTATTGTATCTAATTTTTACATCAATCATAATTTACCTTCTTTTTTCATTTGTTCACGAATTTTAGTTGCTGAAATATCTGCAATTTGCTGTGGTGGTATACGCTCAATAATATCGTAACCAACTCCTCTTCCAAATTCTATTGAGCAGATATCTGGAATAACCATAACTTTTACCTTTCCTTCCTCACATTCATTTGAGTAATGTTCCATAATATTTTGTCTAACCTCTTCGGCAGCAAATGGATTTTTTTCGTCAGGGGCAATGTCTCTAATACAAATTAAAACATTCTTACCTTCATCCATTGCTTGTTTAAAAAGTTCTTGGTGTCCAGGATGGAGTGGTTGCCATCTACCAACAAACATTGCGTATTGTCCATCTTTAGCGGGTAAGGACGACCCTACGTGAATTTTTTTAGTCCAATTTTCCATTTTATTCAAATCCTTTATCTCTATTTAAGTTTATACCAATTGCTCTTTCACCTTCTTTATCAGGGTCCATATCATTTATTAGATATCTTGGACCTCTTTCGATACCCATAACCAATTGATTGTATTTTATATTATTATCTTTTAATTCAAATTCAGTGTGGCTTCTCAAATTTTCAGGTCTTGCGGTAGTTAAAACAATATGATGACCTTCATAAAACCATTCATTTAATTTTTCAGCAACTGATGTTATTACTTCAGGTTTTGTGACTGGTATATCAGTAAACTTTCTATACTTAAAAATTGTGCCATCTATGTCACAAAAATAGGTGTTAAATTTCTTCATATATCTAATTCATTAATAATGTAAACCAATGAACCTTCTGGTGATTCATCTGTTGTATCAACATCAACATAATTTTCAGTTGGTGCTTCGTAATCTGCGACGTGGTAATTTTCACGTCCTCTTTCCTCAGTTGTGTGTACATATAATTCTACCATATTTTCACCCATTCTTTCCTTAAAAGAATCTCGAACTTCTTTATATGGTGCAACAACACTAACAACAACGTCAAATCCTTTGTGACTACAAAAATGTGCCAAGTTTTGTGCGAATGTTATGTTTTTAATTCTACCTTCCCTTGAATAGTCTTTATTCTGAAAGATTTCTCTAATGTCATCACCATCAATGTGAATGACATTTTTTTTGTAATTTGATTCTAAATAACCTTTTAAATGGTTAGATAAAACCGTTTTTCCGTGGCCTGGCTGGCCTGTAAACCAATAAATCATAATTTAGTATTTGAATTTAAATAAATTTATATCATATTCATAAATCTCTGACACCTTACGTATCAAATCTTCAGTATAATAATCTTTGTAATTGTTGCTTTTTCTATCACTAAAGTTTACCTTTTCTAAATCAGGAATTAACTTATTAAACTCCTCATCAGTTTCTAAAGTTTCGTGATAAAAAACTTTATCAACTAAAATATTTTTTTCATTATCAGATATCCACACATATTGAGGTGCCCAACCTTGATGTTTTAAAGACGACCTGTCTTCATACAACATATTAACACACTCCTCAAATGTTTTATCTTTCAATGTATGGTAATCGAAATGAGCCGCGCCAACATTCGTGTCACTTACGTGGTGCCAATAACTTTTTTCCATACGAGCATACTCATAATTGGAAACGACCCTATCCCAAGGATTTCTAATGACGGCAAATTTGAAATATTCGTCCCATTTTTTAGGTTCTTTATTTTTAATTTCTTTTGCCGAATCGTGACCACCCATATAAAATCTTGCAATTTTACTATTAGTAATTGCAGTACCAGCGTTTTTTGGTATATGGACAAAAATTGTTTTTAGGTTATCTGATATTGGCATATTTTACAATATACTATTTAATAGGTTTATATCGTTAATATCTTTCGGTTCGTTCCTCTTTTCTTTCATATCTTTTATTATTTTTGGGGAAACAAATTTGACCCCTCTCGAATAGAAATGATTAACTGGATTGTGAATTATTTCATCATAATTAAGTTCATATCTACCAATACCATATGAATTATGAGATTGTATATCATCACTTACTTTAATTAACGGTGCTGATTTTGTGTGGATATAATCTAAGTCTTTACCTTCTCTAAGACCATAGATTGATAGTATTGAACTTGCGGTTACCGCATATTCATCAATATCTAAATTATTATCCTCAATATATTTTTTAAAACTATTTAATAAACCATCAAATTTTCTGTAATCTGATGGGGTACTATCACACATAAATTTTATTGAGTTCTGATTAAATACACATTGTGAAAGTCTGATAGTTTGGTCGTGAGTGTCATTTATATGAACAGAATGTTTTCCTATATTAAAACGATTCCTAATTTCTTCTTTAGCTCTTACAGACTGCTCAACACTATCAAATTCAACTAAGAAGATTGTTACAGGTGCGTTTTGTGTAAAACACAAACCTTCTTTCTGTCTATAACCAATGTAATTGTTTTGATGATTACCAGCCCATTGTTCACCGGCATATAACTCTCTCATAAAGTTTAGAGGACCGTTCTTTTCTAATTTTATTTGTTTGTAATAAAATACAGAACCGTATTTTTTTAGAATAGAAAGAGGTACTTCGATATTCCCTCCTGTTGATGGAAAAACGCTAACAATATAAGTGTTATTTTTTAATTTTGCGTATTCAAGAGCAACTCTATCACATAGAGTTTCACTTAAATTTAATTTTTTGAATTCACCCTCCCAAGAACAAATTAGTTGACCGTCTTTAATACTTGTAGATTCTTCAGTAAAAACATTCTTATTTAAAGCTAAACTCGCGGCCAATCTGTGAGCACCATTAACAATATATTTATCATTCACCACAGGGATTTTTGATATTTGTGGGTCAAATCCATTCTCACTTATATTAGTGATAATATCTTTAAAAGTATTGTCAAATACCTCGAATGAATTTTTTGATGGGTTTGAAATTTCAAAACAATTATTCCATTTTATTAAATGTTCTTTGTATAAATTTTTGTACGTATCTGTCTGATAATTTTTAATTATAGATTGTGCGTAAAGATATTTAACAATCACATCAAATCTTTGATTTGTAATTAAATCGTGTGGGTTTGTTGATTCGGAACCTGATAATCTTTTGTATGGTTTCTTATTCCTAATTATTGACGTTGTATTATTCACAACTGACATATTAACTTTATGGTCATTTAACGGGTTTGATTCGTTATAGACGTATAAAATTTCAGGTATGAACTTAAAGTGTTTTTCGCCTGACATCTCAACCATTGGAAACATAAATGATAAATCCCCAGCAACCGACCAATATTCGCCATTAGAATCCATTAAATCAGACTGCTCAATTTTTTTCCATAACCAAGATTTCCAAGTTCTTAAATGCGTTAGGGTAAAAGTTTGTTTTCTAATGTCTAATAAATTATGTGGTTTTTTTGCAAAACCAAGTCTACCATCGTGATACTTAAATGAACCACTTGTCATCCAAATATCAGGGTTTTTATAAACATCGTCAATAAACCCTAATACATTTGAATTAGGTAACCAATCATCACCATCTACTTCAACACAAACCTCATCATCAGGTATGTTTAAACCTCTGATTACTTGGTCGTAATTTCCTGGTTGATACATCTTTTTTGTATTTTCAATCAATACAAATCTATCGTCACCCTTAATAGTCTCTTTGATTATTGACACTGTATTGTCGGTAGACATATCATCAGTAATATAACAAGTAAAGTTTTTAAAACGTTGACTCATTATACTCAGTAAAGACCTTTCTACAAAATTTTCACAATTATATGTTGTTGTAAGAACTATCATATTAATTTTTATACTAAAATAATAATTTTTTAGTAAAAATAAATAAGGACTTTAAACTACCGAATAAAGATATTCATCAATTACTTGTTTAGTAACATTTTCCGAATAGTATTTATCCACATCAGTTGGGGGTTCGTGATACTCAATATCCATTATATTCCCTTGAGCATCGACTTTATAAATCCAACCTGGTTTACCTGAAATCCAACCTTCAATAGTTGTTCTCCCTAATTGAATACCTGCAGTTTCTTTACACTTTGAAACATATTTCTCAACCGACCAAGTCGCAGGATAATATTCTACGTGAGAGTGACTTTTTAATTCGTTTAAATAAATTGATTTATCTTCACCAACAACCACTAATTTCAAACCCCTTTCTTTAGTTTTCTCAACTAAATCAAAAATTGTATTTTTTCTCAAATAATCTAAAGTACCGACAAACAGAACATAATCCTCACTTGTTGTCGATGATTTAAATTTTGTATTATCAATTGGGTTGTAAATTACTTTAATTTTTTCCTCGTCGATTGAGTGTTCAGTAATCAAATAATCTTTAATTTCAGGTCTGATTGCAATGTATTTTTTAATAGATTCGTGAACATATGGAATTTCCAAATCAATTACTTCAGAATGTATTGTGGATATTTTTGGTATGTTTGGATAAAGTCTACAAATATGTTCTGTGATTGGTTTGTGTTGAGTGTGAATTAAATCTACCATCAATTCTCCAACAGGGTATAGGACATTTGGTTGTGAAATTTCACCATTTTGAAAACTCCACTTTCCATCTCCTAATTTATAGCCCAAAGGTTCTCTAATTGAATAAACTTTGATACCATCTTTTTTTGCCATATCAGTTAAAGGACCACCAATTTCTGACATAACAGAAACATCGTGTCCCATTTTCTTAAGTGACTTGGCTAATTGGTATACATAAAGTTCAGAACCTGTCAATGTTTTAAATGATAAACAAGTAAACAAAATCTTTAATTTTGTCTTAGGGTCTAATGCCAATTTTTGTGGTAGATGTTGATTGTATTTTTCCTCGAATTTTTTTCGATTTATCTCCCATTGTTCGTTAGTCATACCAACTGATTTGTGAGTAATTCTTACGTTATACATAACACCAAGTTTTACACCACTTAAAAAGTTCTCAAAACAAAATGGAATATCGTAGAAGTGAAATCCCTCAAATTCTTCGACAAAGTTATGATTAATTCTATTCTTATGAACCACTAAAAAAACACCGTCAAGAACAACAACATCATCGATACCGTTTCCTAATGATGTGGAGTATTTTGATTCCCATTTTTTACCCCCACTTTCGTGATTAACAACACCATACATCTTTCTTCTGTCGGACCACCAAGTACCATTTTCACTCATAAATTTGGTACCAGCAACACCTAAAATTCCGTAATCTGTTTTTTCAAAATGTTTTAGTATTTTATGATACCATCCAGTACTATCAAAATAGATATCATCGTGACAAAAGATTACAATATCAGTTTCACTTTCATTTAAAATTTCATTATAAACTTGTGATAGTGATTTTTCACCATTATTAACTTTCTCAATAACCCTAACATTTTTGGCATAACCTGATGAGGTTTTTAAGTATTCAATAAACTCAGGTTTACTTTCTCGGGTAGAATATCCAATAGTAATCATATCTTATTTTTTAAATTCCTGTTGAACCAAATCCATTTGAACCACGTTCTTTATCCTCAAATTCATCTTCCACCAAAGAAACTTTTTTACCTGATTCTACAGGACATAAAACGCCTTGAGCAACCTTCTGTCCTTTTTCAACGGTAACCGCCATATTATTCATATTCATTAGAATAACTTTGACCTCACCTGTGTATCCTTGGTCTACAGTTCCAGGACTATTCAAAACCATAAGTCCTTGTTTAATTGCCAACCCACTTTTAGTTCTTACTTGAATTTCAAAACCTTCAGGAATATCAAATGATAATCCTGTTGGAACTAACTTACGTTCAAATGGTAAGAAATGGATTTCTTCTACACTGTGTAAATCAAAACCTGAATCGGTTTCATATGCGTACTTTGGGTCTACAGCATCTTCGTGTAGTTTTTTATAGAACAATGGTTTTTTTGTTAAGGCGTCCCCTAATAACTTTTCAAATTCGTCAAAAGGTAAACCTAAACGGGATTCAATTTCGGACATCAAATCCTCATCATCATTCTCGTCTTTAAAATTTTTAATTTCGTCGAAGAGTCTTTTAATCTCATCGTTTAATTCTGGGTCTGATTCAAAATCAATCATATAAGTGCTTTTAATTTTTGAACAACATCAATTAATACCTGAACATCTCTTTCACAATATTCGGCAATTTCTTTTAACATACCTTTATTCCAATACGCGTCGTGAACCTTAGCCCCTGTAACCTCACCTTCTTTAGGAGATGGAACGTCCATACAGGTACACATAAGGTCCAAAGAACCAATTGCTGTGTATGCACCGTATTGCCAAATTTCTTTGGTGTCAATCGCTCTAATCTCCCAAGGTTTTGTGTCATAAGACGGTAAGATTGATGGTGGCATTAATCCGTTGATAATCATTCTTTTTGCCATCATAGGAATATCAAAGTTCTTAAGGTTATGTCCACACAACCAAAATTCTAATCTACCACAACGGTCAAGTAACTTTTGACAATCCACCAACAAGTGTTGTTCATTATCGTTGTGGAATGTTTGTTTCTTAATATCACCATTTTCCATAACAAACGCAACACTGATACAAACAATCTTTGCAAATTCAGGAACCAAAGCTGCTCGTGAAGAAAACACAAGATTTTTTTGTTCATCTTCGTTTTTACCAATCAGTTGGTCTTCAGGGAACCTTTTCAAAAACCAATCAAAATACTTATCAAATTGTTCGGCAATTTTTGGGTATTCCTTTTTGCAATGGTCATAGTCTTTTGTTAGTCCGACAGTCTCAATGTCAAGAAAAAGAATTTTAGGTAATGGAATCTTAATCATATTATTTAATTAAACTTTTGTACAATTCTGCTCGGTCTTTAGTGACATTTTTCAAATCATATTTGTCTTTAACAGACTCATACAATCTCTCACCCAAGTCAGTAGCAAAATTACGGTTTTTGATTAATTTCTCCAAATATTTAGCCCAATCGTGAGCGTTTGAGTATTCACTAACTAGTAGCGCGTTACCATCTGTAAACTTACCGTGTTTGTCTAATGAGTGTGTCAAATCAAGTGTGTAGGGACCCAAATCAGACGCCACAACAGCTTTTTTATAGAATCCCGCCTCAATAACTTTAAGTTGAGACTTCATTCTGTTAAACATATGGTTTTTGATTGGGGCCAATGAAACGTCCATCTTAGAATAATTTTTAGCATATGATGTAACAGGAAGTGTCCAAACACGACGGTAACCCTCCCCTAAAAACTCAGGTTTTTCACCTTGTTCAAACTTCATCAAATGATTTTTAAAATCTTCTGAAACAACTTTATAGTTTTGTGTAAAGATTTCTTCGTATCTAGCCCACACAGTTTCGTGAGGAAGAATTTGTCTTTTCTTCTGTTCACCTGTTTGACCGTTAATTTCAGTAATCGTACCTCTTGTGTCAAACCCACAAAGAACATATTGAACTTTATCTTTGAATTGGAGTAATTTATTAAATGAGTTGTCTAACAACTTCAAATCACCCATATGTGATGAACCACCTAACCAACCAATTCTGAGTCTATCAGATTCGGGTGTTACTTCTTTGAATTGTGGTTCTTCGGGATTAACTGCGTTTGGTAATACAAACACATTTTTATTAATCTTTTTAATTTCATCTGCGAATAAAGTGGTGGTTGTTGTTACGTATTGTGCCCCTTTAAGACTTTCAACAATTCTTTCATTGATTTTATTATACATAATAACATCGTGAATTGGGTGGTCTTTGCTTGGCATCCAATAGTCATCGATATCACAAATTGTGATAACACCCATTTTATTTAGTTCCTCAACTAACTTTTTAGATGCATCAAAGTCTCCTGTGATACTTCTATGGAAATGTACAATTTGGAATTTCTTATAGAAATTCAAATCATTCATAGGTGGATTGTAATCAATCTCAACAAAAAAATCCTCGGGATATTGATTTTGAAGAAAAATGTGGGGGTCTAACGACCTGAATTTGCCAACACCTGAACGGTCAGATGGGACACATAAAACATTAATTTTTGACATAATATCGTATACTTTAAACTAAAATATACGAATTCAAATCATAATAAGAAAGGACTATCTCATTTTTTTAATTTTGGTCAGCTTACCTTCAAAAAGGTGTTTACCAACTCTAAATGTAAAAACATCATTCGACTTTTCTGTAGATTCAGTAATTAAACCACTTTCAGACAAAATTTCACGTACCGCTTCTTTTACCATTTTTTTAATATCTGAATTACTTGATACGGTTTGAGGTTGTGATTGTTCGTTAACTTGTGGTTTAGTGCCCATAAGTCTTGATGCCTTTTCAATTAAGTCATCAGATAATGTTGGACCCGACATTGTATTTGGATTGTCGATTGGGTGTTCAATCATTAATCTTTTAATCTCATCTGGTAACTTAGATTTCTTAATTGCATCTACCGATGGTTTACTAAAACCCATACCATTATTTTGTTTGGTAGGTATGTTCATTTGTGGTTGACCAATACCTTCCATTAAATCACTTGGTAAATTGTATTTGGCTTGTGGAGCATCAAAATTTTCTAGTTGCATTCTTTGTTGTGGTTTAGCAACCTCTCCCGAGTCCATTTGTTTGGTTCTATCCATAATGGCCTTTGCCATCATTAACTTTTCTATGTCCATAATTAAAATATTGCATTAATAATAATCGAAATCATACTTTTGTCACCATTTGGATTGTAATTTGGTCTTGCAGTTTCAAAATTTTCTCCTGTTGGTTTGAAAGATACGATTTTATCGACTTTAAATAGTCTCCATCCCGGCATAGGTCTTGTACCTAAGTAACCTCTATGCGAAGCTCCTTCATCGTCCCAAGCCCTTAAAACTAAATTATTTCTTTTACTCCTACCTAAACATACGGGTTCGATAACCCTCAAACCTTTACCACCTGGTTCGTCACCATCGTAGTAAATTACCACTTTTTGTTTATTGCGAATTGCATTTTGGATTGAGTCTAGTGACGCAACCTCATTCAGCAATCCCTTAAAAGTGGACAATAATTTCATTAGAAATTAGGGTATGTTTTAAATTTATCGTATTTGTTAATTTTAATCTCGTTTTTTCTTTCAAAAATATCGGTGCTGGTACCCGCAGTATCATTGTACACATCTAAGAATACACCAGTACCACGACCCATTTCATCACCATCTGCAAGTGCTTGAGAATTGGTCACACCATACTCATCAACACTTTGTGCAAAATCATTACGAGTTATTAATTTTTTTCTTTCAGCGTCTGCAATTGCTGTTAATTGATTTGATTCTGTTTGACTTAAATCAATGTTATATGGACTTGAGCTTGACATAAATTATAATTTTGACATTATTTCGTTTATCCTTTTAAGGTTATCAACAACTTTAGATTCAAAAACAGATGTTGAGTGTTTTTTGGAAGTTGTTTTGTGTTGTTTAGATGGTCTCATATAGTCGGACATATTAGTTTTTAAATCACTATGTGTCACCTTTGAATCATCAGGTTTAGTATCTTCTTGATTTTTTTGATGTGAGTTGTTCCTCATTTGATTTAACGAGTTATCAACCCAAGATTTCATAACACCCTCACCATTTAAAATCCAAGATAAATCGGTGTCATTACCCTTAAAATTATCAAAAAAGTTTTTAATTCTTTTTAATTGTTTGTAAGTGATTTGTGTTTGGTTTTGAAGTTCTTTGTTTCTATTAAAACCTTCGGTATTTTCATCGGCACCTTTGGCTTTGGCAAAACAAATTCTAAGATGATTTTTTATTTCATCCGGCAAAATAACAACACCTAAACTAGTATTATAAAGATTACTGTTCACGAGATGAATTAATTATGTTGTTTTTTAATGTCTTACTAATTTTTTTTGTTAAAACATCCATTTTATTTTTTTTGGACATATTTGTTTCTTTTGTCTTTTTAGTAAGGTCCTTATCATTTTTTTTCTTTGAGAGTAAAATTTCTTTTACAATTTTTTCCATTTCATCTTTTCTGAAACTATCAATTGCTTCTTTTTCTTGTAATCTAATTCTCATTTTACTACCACGAGCTTTTTTAGATTGCTTGATTTTTGGGTCTTTACCAAATTCAATCGCTCTTTCAACAGGGTTATCAACACCCATATCCGCCAATTTTTTGATGGTTTGTTTTGGTGGTAAATCTTTAGTTTCTTCATACCCAAATGCTCCCGACATATCTTCTTCGGCTTGAACAGACCTACCCCATCCACCTCTTGATGTCCACCATAGGTTTCCTGAAGGTTGTGTTGCAGAAGCAACTGTTTGGTCCATAGTCTTTTTAGGAAACAATCTTGGGTCAAGGATAGGAACTCTTGATGAATTTAAGTTTCCGTCACCATCGACCAATTCTTCCAATTCACTCTTAACTTCTTTTTGAGTTTTTGACTTTTTATTTTTTGTTAACCTATCCAAATATTTTTGGACCTTGCTTAACATATCTTTTGGGAATTTAATATAATCATCTTGTTCTCTGGCTTCATTAATAGTCTTAGATACAGAGTACCACATATGTATCCCATCCTTCTTTTCTCTCAAAAGAAAGTAGTATCCTGATTCGAAATATTCCTCATTAAGATTAATCATCAGTTTTTTTATCTATAAATACATCTAACCCGGGTATTTATCATATACACTATGGCATATCAAAATATTAATCAATACAATTATCGTAGAATTGGATTACTACCGGTAAACCAAGTAACTGATTTTTGTTTAGCATCTGACGAAAAAGATTATAACCAAGAGGTTATCTTTTCACCATTTCTAATCGCTGAAGATGATGGTAATAGAATGCCTTTGAAATTTGATTTCAATTCTACTGGAACAACAATTGCTCCTTTAAGAAACGAATTTTTATATGACACAATAGTTTCTGAAAATTATTACAACCCAAAAAACATTGACCCAAACTTTTGTGTTTGTGCGTCAACATTGTGTGACGTAGGACTTACAGGAATTGACAATGGTTTGACATTACAAATGTCAGGGGTTTCAATAGACATTACGACAGGACTGTACACAACAACCGCCGAAACATATAACAGATACAAGTACGATAGGAGATTTAAAATGCATCCAATTACTGGTAGTACAACTCCTTCAAACAGATTGTGGAATGACAACTCATATAACTATAATTTAAGTTGGTCTAATGCTGGCGGTCGTATCGGAACCGTGGCAACACTTAACGGAGGATTCTTCCAAGGGTTTTTTAAATTACAAGGATACGATTATGATACATTCCCTGTTAGAACTAATCAAGGTTGGACCGCTGAGTTTTTATTAAAATACAGATGGACAGGTGATACAAGTGTCGGTATTAATAATAGATACCCAAATAACAAAGGTACCTTCTTCTATTTGGGGACAAGAGCCGAAAATAAATTTTATCACTATCCTGACGGAAGTCCTGAAAGTGACACAGGATATACAAGAGTAACATCAGGTTTGACTTGTATGAAAACTTGTCTTTGTCACGAAACAGGTTACACAAATTCAAATCAGTGTATTCACGTTTATCAAATGTCAGGAGGAACATCCAAAAACTGTAGTTGTGGATGTGCTTGTCAGTGTGAGGTTAAAGCCGAATATCCTGAACTAGACCCGTTATATGACGGGGTTTCAAACGGTATGTCAGTTAGACTTAGCGGTGATACTGGTAACCCTAAAGTCTGTGTTAAAGAGTATCTAATAACGGGTTCTTGTGTTACAACGGGAACTTGTGAAACAGGAACAACATTTGTAACAGGAACCACGGTAATCGAGTGGTGTTCATCAAAAGGAATTTTTGATGGATGTACAGGAACAACATATCCAAATGTGGAACACTGGGTTCAAATTGATGTTGTGTTTAGAAGAAATGATTGGTTAGATTGTAAGGACCAATATTCTCTTGGTGGATTAGGACAATTGGTCACTGAGATTTATACCGCAACCACAGCAAACAATAGCGTCTCCCTAATTGAACCCCCAATTACACACAACCCTAAAGACGTTCCCGCAACAACGGATGTTGTTGAAATTAACGATTATTGGATTCAACAAAGAAAATACAGGTTAGGTAAACTTTATGTTTATGTTAACGGTAAACAATTTATGATTATCGATGATTTTGAAGAAATTGTTGCTCGACCATTAAACACATATAAAGAAAAACAAATTGGGGTTCCATACAACATTTCATTAGGTGGGGGAACTCAAGGATTAAAAGACAACTTAACTTTTTCGGGTGGATGTGCTCCGACATTGTCGGCAATTACATATCAACAAGACCCTGAGTGTTTGACTGATTATGATTTGGAACACACAATCTATTCAGGTTTAACAACTGAAATACATTTAGAAGAGATTTTTGGTGGTAGTTTCATTGGTGATATCAGTGCGTTTAGAATGTATACCGAACCTTTGGATGCGTCACAAATTAGACACAATTTTAGGTTACTAAAAAATAAGTATGATTTATTAGATACTGATTGTATTGATTGTACTATTGTTATACCGGCAAATGACTTCTATTACATATCAATACCTGATAACGATTTAGGTTTCGTATTACTTCCGAATAATGACCTGAATTATACATTATTACCAAATAACGATTTATCTTATGACATTTTATAAATCTTATTTGGATTCAACTATTTATTAGAATATGGCAATTGGAATTAGAATTTTAAGTAATAATTTAAGTGGTCAAACCGCTGAAGTAACGTATCTACCTGCTTCGGGGGGTACAATAGATTTGGGTACGCAAGTAATACCATTTAATTATATTTCATCATACTATTATGGTGTGTTTGAAATGTACATTCCAACATATGACTACACTTACACTTTAGAAGTTACGGTTCCACCAGTAAGCCCAACACCTACGCCTACGGTAACTAGTACGAGTACGCCAACAATGACTGTTACACCAACAACAACACCTACTAATACAACAACTAATACGCCGACGCCAACAAATACTGCAACTCAAACACCTACAAACACACAGACACCTACAAACACACAGACACCTACACCTACTCAAACACCAACGTCAACTTTAGGTTCAACCCCAACTCAAACTCCAAGTAATACAAATACTCCGACACAAACTCCAACTAATACGGTAACAAATACGCCAACTAACACCGCAACAAATACGCCAACTAATACCGCAACAAACACACCAACTAATACTGCGACAAATACGCCAACTAATACCGCAACAAACACACCAACTAATACCGCAACAAACACACCAACTAATACTGCGACAAACACACCAACATCTACACCAACTCAGACACCAACATCTACATTAGGTTCAACACCAACCCAAACACCAACTAATACAGAGACTCCAACACAAACTCCGACACAAACACAAACTCCGACACAAACACAAACTCCGACACAAACACAAACACAAACTCCAACCCCAAGTGAACCACCAAGATATGCGTTCTCAGTTATCAAAGGTGGTACATATGATGAGGCTTGTGGTAATTATGGAACATCAACTACCATATATGGTATTGAAACTATATTCGACCAAAACAATTTCTTCTACAATTCTCCGTCAGGTCCAGTAACCGTTGATATGACAGGTTACTACCAACAATCTGCACAAGTTGTTGAGTTGGATTCATCAGGTAATGAAACAGGTGGGTATTCAATATGCGTAACACTTACACCTACACCTACCCAAACACCAACCCAAACTCAAACTCCAACTCAAACTCAGACTCCAACTAACACAGCAACAAATACACCTACCCAAACTCAAACTCCGACTAATACCGCAACCAACACACCTACACCAACTCAAACTCCAACTCAGACTCAGACTCCAACAAACACAGCAACAAATACCCCAACTAATACTGCAACAAATACACCAACTCAGACACCAACTAATACTGCAACTAACACTCCAACTAATACCGCAACAAATACACCTACTCAAACACCAACAAATACTCCAACAAATACCGCAACTCAAACACCAACAAACACTGCCACCAACACACCTACTCAGACACCAACTAATACTGCTAGTAATACGCCAACACCAACTCAAACACCAACAAATACTGCAACAAATACACCAACCAATACCTCAACTCAAACTCCGACTCAAACTCCGACTAACACGGCAACACAAACACAGACACCAACTAATACCGCAACACAGACACCAACAAACACGGCATCAAATACTCCAACACAAACCCCAACTAATACAACAACACAAACACAGACTCCAACACAAACACAGACTCCAACTAATACCGCAAGTCCAACACCAACAAATACAAATACACCGTCAGTAACACCTACTGACACACCTCAAGGGGCTAAAAAATATTTAGTACAAGATTGTTCTTCAGGATTTGTTGGTCAGTTTGGTATTTATGATACTTTACAGACGGGTAAAATCTATAAATTAGATGTAATTAATGATGGTGTTTCTTGTTACACGATAATATCAACAACAACTGCAACAGTAACCACATTCGCAGACGTTATATCGGGTCCTTGGAATAATTGTATAACTTGTTTAAATAGTTAATAAAATATTATGTCTTGTAAAAAATATACTTTAACAAACAACACCTCACAAGGTTTAACTTTTTCTTATCAAGAATGTTCCAACAATATGTGGGAATACGATATCTTATTAACACCTGGTCAAGTTAGAAATATTTGGTTAGTTAACGGAACTTTTCAAGCGGCTTTAGAGGCACAATTCACAATCACTGAAGAAGTGTTTCCACCTATTTCACCAACACCATCTCAGACTCCGACTAATACACCAACGCCATCAGTTACTCCAACGTTAACTCCTACTCCAACACAATCAGTAACACCAACACGTACATCAACCCCGACTCCAACCCCAACACAAGTAGTGTTTGAATATTCTGATTTAGGGATTGATGATACTTTGTCGGTAAATGCTTGTAATAACTATCCACAGGGAAATGCACCAAGATATTCGACAAAACTATTTTCAAATTTGATTAATGGTGATATTGTTTATTTAAATTTTGCAATGACCTCAACAACTGAAGCATCATTCTATTCTGATGGGCATAATTATATCCAAACTAACGGGTCAGGAGTTATTATAGACACTGGCAGTTGTTAATAACATATTGATGATATTTAATAATAAAGAACTACTAAAATGGCTTGTAAAAAATACATACTAACTAATAACACAGCTCAGGGATTAACTTTCTCTTATCAAGAGTGTTCCAACAATATGTGGGAATACGATATCTTATTAACACCTGGTCAAGTACGAAATATTTGGTTGGTTAATGGTACGTTTCAAGCTGCTTTATCAGCACAATTTACTATTGTTGAGGAGACATTCCCTCCTATTTCACCAACACCATCTCAAACTGCGACTAATACTCCAACACCAACTAATACAAGAACCCCAACTCCAACACCGTCTATCACCGCAACTAATACTCAAACCCCAACTAATACTCAAACCAAAACGCCTACACCAACACCAACAAATACTGTAACTAATACACCAACAAATACTGTAACTAACACACCAAGTAATACCCAAACACAAACACCAACTAATACCGCAACAAATACACCAACTCAGACACCGACTAATACTATAACAAATACATCAACTCAAACACAAACACCAACAAATACTCAAACAGGTACACCAACGCAAACACCTACAAATACACAAACACCAACTAACACTCCGACTAGTACCCAAACTCAAACCCCGACTAATACTCCAACCAACACATCATCTAACACACCAACACCAACTATTACTCAAACACCAACAAACACCGCAACTAATACTCAAACACCAACTCCAACACCATCAACAACTGAACCTGCTAGATTCCAATTTGCCGTGAATTTCGCAAATAATGCCCTTGATGCTTGTGGTAATTACGGTACGTCTATTGAGATATATGGTATAAATCAATTCTTTGACCAAAATATTTTCTTCTATGATTCTCCTTCAGGACCTGTAACAACTGATATGTCAGGTTTCTATCAGAATTCGGGTCAAGTTGTTGAGTTAGATTCTGCAGGTTATGAATTAAATGGATTCTCAATATGTCCAACATTAACACCAACACCAACACAAACAGCAACTAACACACCAACACCAACTAATACTCAAACACCAACTAATACCGCAACTAATACTCCAACTAATACTCAAACACCAACTAACACAGGAACAAGTACACCAACACCAACACCAACAAGAAATAATTATGTTTACTCGTTATCATCAGGCTCAACCGCTAACTTAGCTTGTGCGGCTAGTCCTATTACAGTTTATGGTTCGGTATCAGGTGGTGTAGGACCAAACTTAGGTGAGACATTATATCAAACAATTGACCCATTATCAAACCCTGTAGGAGTTGCATATTGGTCTAACGGTACCGCTTGGTACAGAACAGATTCTTCAGGAGTTATTGTTCAGACAGACCCTAACGGATGTTAATTCAAATTATTTAAAACAACTTTCATATAAACCCTCCACTTTATTGGAGGGTTTTTTATTTTTTAAAAAAAAGTGTAATGAAAATTTTTGTTCAAATTGCGTCCTATAGAGACCCACAACTCGTTCCAACAATTAAGAATATGTTGGAAAATGCTAAAAAACCAAAAAATATTAGATTTGGTATTGCAAGACAATTTCACCCCGATGATAAATTTGACAGTTTAGAAGAATTTGAAGGGGATAAAAGATTCAGAGTTTTAGATATTCCACACGAAGAATCTAAAGGCGTTTGTTGGGCTAGAAACTTAACACAACAACTTTATGAGGGTGAAGAATATACCCTACAAATTGACTCACATATGAGGTTCGCACCTAATTGGGATGACGAGATGATTAAGATGATTAAACAACTTCAAAAGAAAGGTCATAAAAAACCTTTATTAACAGGATATGTTTCATCATTTGACCCTGAAAACGACCCTGCAGGTAGAGTTCAAGACCCTTGGAGAATGGTTTTTGATAGATTTATTCCTGAAGGTGCGGTATTTTTCTTACCTGAAACAATTCCTGGTTGGCAAGATTTAAAAGAACCAATCCCCGCAAGATTCTATTCTGCACACTATTGTTTTACATTAGGTGAATTCTCAAACGAGGTACAACACAATCCCGAATATTACTTCCACGGAGAAGAAATTTCAATCGCCGCAAGAGCATATACTTGGGGTTATGATTTGTTTCACCCACATAAAACATTAATTTGGCACGAGTATACTCGTAAAGGAAGAACAAAACAATGGGATGATGACAAAGAATGGGTTAATAAAAATAATCACTCACACTTAACAAATAGAAAGTTGTTTGGTATGGACGGTGAAACTCAAGAAGGTCACGATGGTCCTTATGGCTTTGGTACCGTTAGAAGTTTAAGAGATTATGAAAAATATGCGGGTCTTTTATTTGAAAAAAGAGCTGTTCAGCAATACACAATTGATAAAAAATATCCGCCAAATCCATACAATTATGAGTCTGAAGATGATTGGAAAGCCGATTTCGCACAAGTATTCAAACACTGTATTGATATTGGTTATTCTTCAGTACCTGAAAAAGATTATGATTTTTGGGTGGTTGCGTTCCACAATGAAAATGATGAAACAATCTTTAGAAAAGACGCTGATAAAAATGAAATTACTTCAATGTTAAGAGACCCTGATGGATATTGTAAAGTATGGAGAGAATTCCAAACAGCAGAAAAACCTAAATATTGGGTTGTATGGCCTCACTCAGAATCTAAGGGTTGGTGTGATAGATTAACAGGAAATCTTTAAAAAATGAAGTTCAATACAATACCAAAATTTGTAGTAAATCTTGAAAGAAGACCTGATAGATTAGAATCCATTAAAAAAGAAATGGAATATCTTGAATGGGATTTTGAGTTATTCAAGGCGGTTGATACTAATAGCCACGTGGGTTGTACACTTTCCCACACGGCTATTTTAAAAATTGCGAAAGAAAGAGGATATAAAGAAGTTCTTATTATTGAAGATGATTGTGTTGTTATGCCGTATGCAAAATCTTTATTAAAAGCAATCGAAGATGAGTGTCAAAGTCTTGAATACGCAGTTTTTAACTTGGCACCAACTTTAAATAGATATGTTAATAGGAGCGAAAAACACCCACTATTAAATGATATTACTAATCTACCACCAGCGTCTCCTGAACACAGAGGTATTTTTGCAACAAATATGATATTGTATCACGAATCATCATATGATGATGTTATTTCCATAGAAGAAGATGAACGTAGAAGATTTTACGCAGTGGATGATTACATATATCAAAAAGTATATTTAAAAAAACAAAGTTATTGCCCAATTCTACCCATAGCACCACAAATTACTAATGACTGGTCAGACGTTTCACAACAAATGTGTAATAATTTTTACGGTCAAACATACAATTGGAACCTTTATAGTGAGGTAAAAATACCTAATGAGTTTATGAATAACGTAAACAATAAAACAATGAAAAAAGAAAACATTCATAAAGAATATTATTATGTCAGTTAAATTTATAACCTGTATTTACGGTGACCTATATGGGACTGAGTTAGGCGGTAGACCATCAAGATTTGGTCATTACTTAAATTCACTTCTCTCACTATTAAAAATGACCGATGCTGATTTTGTGTGTTATACCTCAACAAGAGAAATTGATAGATTAAAAAATTTCTTTTATGTTGAAAATGGTATATCTGAAGATAAATTAAAATTTGAGTTGTCTAACTTAAGAACCACAAGATATGAAACACTACTTCAAAAGTATAAAAACTATGAAGACGCTAAAAAAAGTGATAGATGTTTTGAAATACAATATCAAAAGTTTAGTTGGTGGTGGAACGAAGATAAAACATACGATTATTATTATTGGATTGATGCTGGTTTATCACATAGCGGATTAATACCGAACAAATACCTTACGGTAGAAAACGGTCCAAGAAAGTTTTATGAGTCATCGTTATTTAATAATGATTTTTTAAAAAATGTTGTAGAATTTTCAGGAGATAAATTCTTTTTGATTGGTAAAGATAATGATAGAAATTTTTGGTCTCAAACAGTTGACCCAAAATGGTATACCAATTATGATAGAACAATTCATATTATTGGTGGTATGTTCGGTGGTAAACGAGAATTATGGGAGACATTAGTACCTATGTTTGAGAATTACGCTGACAAGATTATTGAAGAGGATAAAAGACCTTTTCCTGAAGAATTGTTTATGACACTAATGTTTTACAACCATTCAGAATATTTTGTTAGAAAACATTTTGATACTTGGTGGTGTAGAGATAACGCTCCAAGAGAAACCCCTGACAGTTACTTTGTTGAAAACAAAAGTTTCTATAAAATTTTAGAAGAATTAAATAAAATCGATGAGTAAAATTACATTTGTAACCGGACTTTGGAATATTAAACGTGACTCTTTGACTGAAGGATGGTCAAGGTCGTTTGACCATTATCTACAAAAGTTCTCGGAACTTTTAAGACAAGACACTAACTTTATTATTTTTGGTGATAAAGAACTTGAAGAATTCGTATTTTCACAACCAAATAGAAATAATGAAAATACCCAATTTATTGTAAGACCTCAAGAATGGTTTAAAAATGATTTTTATGAAATCATTCAGTCTATAAGAACAAACCCTGAATGGTATAGTCAATCGGGATGGCTGCCAGAATCAACTCAAGCAAAACTTGATATGTATAACCCTCTTGTTATGTCAAAAATGTTTGTATTGCACGATGCAAAAATATTTGACAAATTTGACTCCACACATTTGTTTTGGATTGATGCAGGTATTACAAATACGGTTCATCCTGGATATTTTACACACGATAAAATTCAAGAAAAATTCGATAAGGTATTTCCAAGATTTGGGTTTGTGGCGTTCCCATATGACGCTGAAAATGAAATTCACGGATTCAAATACCCAACGATTAATGATTACGCAGGACAAGATGTAAAACTTGTTTGTAGAGGAGGTTTGTTTGGTGGATTAAAAAGTATGATAACAGACGTTAATAGTCTTTATTATAGTGTTTTAAGTGAGACTTTAGGTAGAGGTTTAATGGGCACTGAAGAATCTTTATTCAGTATTATGTTATACAGACACAACGATATGTTTGATTACCACGAAATTGATGGTAACGGACTTATCTCTAAGTTTTGTGAAGATGTTAAAAATGATACCTATAAAGTTAAAAATATTTCAGGTAAACAGTCTTATAGTGATTTAGATTATGATAACACCTCACTCTATGTAATTACATTCAATAGTCCTAATCAATTTAAAACATTGATTAAGTCTATGGAGTTATATGATGAAAATTTCTTAACAAAACCTAAAAAGAAATATCTTTTAGATAATTCAAGTGACTTGTCAACTACCGAGGAATACTCGGAACTTTGTAAGTTATACGAGTTTGAACACATTAAAAAAGATAACTTAGGTATCTGTGGTGGTAGACAATTTATCGCTGAACACGCACAAGAAAATGGTTTTGATTTTTATTGGTTCTTTGAAGACGATATGTTCTTCTATGATGGTAAAGATACTGTTTGTAGAAATGGGTTCATTAGAAATATTCAGGACCTATACAATAAGTCTATGAAGATTACCCGAGAAAACTCATTAGACTTTTTGAAACTAAATTATTCTGAGTTTTTTGGGGACAATGGAGTTCAATGGTCTTGGTATAATGTTCCTCAAACAGTTAGAGAAAAGTTTTGGCCTGAAAAACCAAACCTACCTGTTCAAGGATTAGACCCTAATGCGCCAAGAACTAAATTTGACGCAGTATATTCATATCAAGGATTACCTTATGGTATTGGTGAAGTTTATTATTGTAACTGGCCACAAGTTGTTACAAGATATGGAAACGAGAAAATGTTCTTAACAACAAAGTGGGACCGTCCTTTTGAACAAACTTGGATGAGTTACATTTTCCAAGAAACTAAAAAGGGTAATATCAAGTCGGCATTGTTATTTGCAACCCCAACTGAGCACGATAGATTTGAACATTATGACAGAAGCTTGAGAAAAGAGTCTTAACAAAGTATTTATCTTTGTATGGAATTCTTTATCAGAAAAAATGCTACTTTACCTGTATTAAAAATGCAGGTCGTTCAAGACGGTAGGTCAGGTTATTTGGAGTTGATGGACCTTTTAGAGGTTTCAGCAATATACTTCTCAATGATTAATGAGGCAACGGGTATTCCCAAGATTGTTTCAGCGCCCTGTTCTATTGTTAGTTTAATTTTGGCTGACGGAGCTCCAACAGAATATTATATCTACTATCAATTTACTGCAAGGGACACAAATACTCCTGGTAGATACAAAGGACAATTCTTAATCAAGAACTTTGAGGGTGATTTAATTGTTCCTATTAGAGAAGAGTTGTATATTAATGTTGAAGACAGCTTTATTGCAAAAACTGCTTGTTGCTAATTGACAGATTCACTTTTACAATCTATATTTATAGTTGAATGAGTAAGACAAACTCCACACGGTGTGGAAGAAAATAAGTCACTCGGTAAAACTTAAATTATGATTGAACAACAAGAAATCAAAGAATTCTTGGAAGGGAACGACCCTGAAGAATTTATCGTGGCGGTAGAATTTGATTACGCCTCAGACTCCATTTATAAAATCAAAGAAATTCCTGGTAAGGGTAAAGAAATCCGAAAAGATACATTCATTCCATTTTGTTGGGTTGGTGATTTACGTGGATTAAATTTCTACGGAAACTCCAAAGGAGCTCAAAAAGAAGCAATGTCAAAACACGGGATTGTTATTGACAAATTAGATACTCACGGTGATGAACGAATGGAAAAAGGTTTGACCTATATGGTTAAATCTTTGAAGGGGTATAGAAGTTTGATTCAGTTCTTCCGTGATGGTGGAGCAGACCCTTGGGGTGAAAAATTTAAAGATAAGATTTTGATTCTACCACCTGTAGAACAATATTTCGTTTCAAAACAAAAACGATTATTTAAGGGGTATGAAGACTATGATGACGTGTCTCGATTGGTATTCGACTTAGAGACGACCTCACTCGAACCAAGAGACGGTCGTATCTTTATGATTGGTATTAGAACAAACAAAGGTTATAATAGAATTATCGAATGTATTGATGAGACACAAGAGAAGAGCGGTATTATCGAGTTCTTCAAAGTAATTAATGAACTCAAACCAAGTATTATCGGTGGTTACAACTCAGCAAACTTTGACTGGTATTGGATTTTTGAAAGATGTAAGGCGTTGGGAATTGACATCAAAAAAATATGTCACTCATTACATCCCGAACATTCCATATCACAAAAGAAAAACTTGTTGAAACTCGCAAACGAAGTTGAGGATTTTATGCAGACTTCTATTTGGGGTTACAATGTAATTGATATTATTCACGCGGTCCGTAGAGCTCAAGCAATTAACTCATCAATCAAATCTGCGGGTTTGAAGTATATTGCAGAATATGTAAACGCAAAAGAACCAGACCGAGTTTATATTGGTCACGACTCTATTGGTAAGATGTATCAGGAAAAGAAAGAGTATTGGTTAAACATCAAAAATGGTGAGTATCGTAAAAAGGGTGACTATGTTGATTTGGATAAAAAGTTTCCTGACACTTATCTATTAACTGATGGTGCCGAATTGGTTGAACGATATCTCCAAGATGACTTGGAAGAAACCTTAAAAGTTGATAAAGAATTCAACCAAGCATCGTTTCTACTTGCATCAATGATTCCAACAACATATGAGCGAGTATCTACAATGGGTACGGCAACACTATGGAAGATGTTGATGTTAGCGTGGTCTTACAAACATAATTTGGCAATACCAGCAAAACAATCCAAGACAGACTTCGTAGGTGGATTGTCTCGTCTACTTAAAGTAGGGTATTCTAAAAGCGTATTAAAGCTCGACTTCTCGTCACTTTATCCATCAATTCAGTTGGTTCACGATGTGTTCCCCCAATGTGACGTAACAGGTGCGATGAAAGGTATGTTAAAATACTTCCGTGATACTCGTATCTTGTACAAACAACTTGCTGAGGAGTATTATGAATCTGACCCCAAAAAATCAGCATCATACAACAACAAACAGTTACCGATTAAAATCTTCATCAACTCGATGTTCGGTGCGCTTTCAGCTCCACAGGTATTTGCTTGGGGGGATATGTATATGGGAGAACAGATTACTTGTACGGGTAGACAATATCTTCGTCAAATGATTAAATTCTTTATGTCTCGTGGTTACATTCCACTTGTAATGGATACGGACGGTGTGAACTTCTCGTCACCTGAAGATGTTGATAGTCACAGATACATTGGTCGAGGATTAAATTGGAAAGTAAAAGAGGGTAAAGAGTATACGGGACCTGATGCTGACGTTGCAGAATACAACGATATTTTTATGAGAGGTGAAATGGCACTGGATACCGATGGTGTTTGGCCATCGTGTATAAACCTTGCTCGTAAGAACTATGCTCTACTTACCGATTCAGGTAAAATCAAATTGGTTGGTAACACAATCAAATCAAAGAAACTACCTGGTTACATCGAAGAGTTTTTGGATAAGGGTATTAAACTTTTATTAAAGGGTGATGGTAAATCATTTGTGGAGTATTATTACGAGTATCTACAAAAGATTTGGGACCAACAAATTCCTTTGGCCAAAATCGCTCAAAAAGCTAAAGTTAAACAAACACTACAGGACTACAAGTTTCGTTGCACACAGAAGACAAAAGCGGGGTCTCTGATGTCAAGACAAGCACATATGGAACTTGCAATTCATCACGGATTGAATGTTAACTTGGGGGATATGATTATGTATGTTAATAACGGACAAAGAGCTTCTCACGGAGATGTTGTTAAGAAAGGTGATACTGTGACGTTAAATTGTTATATGTTGAACCCTGAAGACCTTGAGAACAACCCTGAGATGACTGGCGAATACAATGTTGCGAGAGCAATTACAACGTTCAACAAACGTATTGAACCGCTTATGGTTGTATTCAAAGAAGAAGTAAGAAAGAGTCTAATTGTTGCTGACCCATCAAAAAGAGGTTTATTTACCACAGCTCAATGTGAACTTATCAATGGTTTACCTTTGGGTAATGGAGACCAAGATGAACTTGAAGAAGTTATGACAATGTCTGACGGTGAAGTTTCTTATTGGAAGAAACGAGGTCTTGAACCTGATTATATGTATGAATTAGCCGAAGAAGGTTGGGAACAACATATTTAATATTATGAAACTGAAACACATCGTTGACTTTAGTGTTAACAATCCCGAAGCCGATTTTTGGTTAATTCGTAAAGGAGATGAAACAACTGTTGGAACACCTACTCGTGAGTTTTCTCCTGAACATATTGGAGTTACGGTAACTCGTCCTGATTTGGTTATACCTGATTATCTTTACTACGTATTTCAATACCTTGTAAGTCAAGGTAAGATTGCGTCGTTATCTCACGGTACAACTAGATTAAAAAATATTACGATTAGTGATTTAGGTAATATTTCTATAAATTAGTTTGATTGACGTGGAATGGGGGTATCATCAAATTCTGTGATACCATTATTACTTAATATCTCTCTACCAATATTCTGTAATTCACCTCTTCTACAAGTAGACCAATACCAAGCGATGTCGTATTGATAAATTCTATGGTCAGTATCATACCATCTTGGTGTTCCTTCCAACTCACTACTCCAAGGATTGTCAGTATCTAACACGTTTGATTTAAAGAAATTTTTATCCCAAAGACCCATTTGATGTCCCATTAAATACCGTGAATTTTGAGTATACCTAAATAGATTATCTTCAACTGAAACATAATTGATTTCACCCCAAGCACATTTATGAAATCTCAATGAGTGTATATCAAGTTCATAAAACTTGTCCAAATATTCTTGTTTAAATTCAAATGGTGCATACGCCCAATTGTCTTCTTGCATATAAAATAGAATATCAGAAGGAACTTGTTCAAAACCTTTTTTGAGTCTATATCCCCACTCACCTTTACCTGATTTAATGTGGTTAACTTCATTAACAAATGAAGGTTCTTTTTCTTCAGTTAAGAAGTAAATTGGTCCGTGATTTGTAGTGTATTTTTTAAATAAATGGTACCAAGTGTCCCAATATGTAGAGTAGGCATCCATTGTATGGATTAAAATTGGGACTTCATTAATATTTTCTATTCTCATAGAAAAAAAATATGATTAATCTAAAAAAATTGAATATTAAGATTGTTTTAATCCATCTGATGATAAGATATACCAATTACCTGCACAGAATCTAAACTCAACACAAGCGCCCCAATCTAACATAATCTCATCATAAGCTTCATCAACTCTACCAATATCAGGTATAACTAAAACTTTAGTTAATGCTTTAACGACTACGTGGTCAGTAGTTGTACTATTTAATCTTAATTTAGAATTATCCACACTTTTTACAACAACACAAGATTCTCCTGCAGTGTCATAGTAAGCTTCAGATACGATTGATATTTCGGAAGTTTCTTGAACTTGTCCGTTAATAATTCTTTGGGATGGAATACTTTTAATAACCGCCATAATTAGATAACATAAATTTGACGAGGCATTGCCCTAAATTTCATTTGTTTATTCAGGTTTTCTGCCGTTAGAGCTTCTTTTTCCATTTGTTTTTCAGGACGTAATCTTTCAAGTCTTGCTTTTAATTCTTCGTCTAATTTAGTCTTTTCGTCTTTAGCTTCAGTTAAAAGTGACTGATAATCCATTACAAGTTCACTATCAGGGGTTTTTAAATTACCTGAGTATTTTCCTCTAACTCTCGCTAAAGTTTCTTTACAGTAAGCGGTAAACCATCTTCTAACCCATTGTTGTGCGGGAGCATTTAAATCTTCCCAACTTAAGTCTTCGATTGGAACGTCTGAAGGTAATTTGATAACGTCAGGATTGTCTCTTAAACAATCTTTTCTACTATCACCATCAACATCATAATACCAATACCATACGGCTTTACCTGCGTATTCAGAATAGTTACTCCAGTTAAAATTACCACCAGGTGTATTATACAAATGAACCATTTTTTTACCGTCCGGTAATCCTGTAATTCTATAGGTTAATGAACCACCTAAGATTCGGTTAAGAATATTTGCTTCTTGATATCTAATTAGGTAGTCAAAACCACTCATCATAAAGTACGAACCTGCGTTACCATATTGTGCATAACCCGCTTGGTTACCACCAAGACCTACGCCTGCAAAACCAAAATCAGCGGTACCCCAAAGAGCCACGTTTTGCCAAGGTTGGTTTGAAAACCATAGTAATTCGTTTACCTCACGACCTGCTGGTATCTCATAAGTTTGTGTGTTGGCACTAAGAATAAAGTAATCTTTTTTAAGAACCCAAGGACCAACTGTTTGTAGACCAACAATCTTTGAATATGCATAGGTGTATTGGTCCTCAAGATTAAATGTTCTTGTAATTAGTGCGTTTGCAACTGATTTTTCACTCATATTAAGGTTAACCAAGTTAACCCATTGAGATTCTATTAACCAATCTAAAACATATTGTTCATAGTCTTGGATTGATAGTTCCATTAACGAGTCCATCATTTCATCTTCAAGTTCAACACTTCTAAGTGGTGCACCTAACTGATGTTTAATTCTCGTATAAATTTTACTTCTTTCTGGTTCTGGAATTGCTGCCATACCTATAAATAGTTTATTAAAGGTTTAAGTTGTAAATCAAATCTGACTCATCAAAAACATACTCTCCCATAACAATATTTGGTGTGTTTCTGAAGATAACAACTCTTCTCATTTTTATGTTAACAAACACCATCCAATCAACATTATAGTATCTTACTTCACCACTACCAATAATAACTATTTTACCATCGGCAGGTTTTAATTCCATAAAACCCTTTACCTGACAAGTATTTTTTTGACCATTTATGAAAACTTCTAAGTCAATTTTTTGGACGGCATCTTTGACTGAACCAGACCCTGCAGTTGTAACAACTTTTGAATTTGGTATTTTTTCGGTAATTACTTTTTTTGCAAATTCTTCTCGTTTAGACCCTTGTTCATTTGTACGAAGTAATAACGACATCATATTTTGGAATGTTGCACTTTTTGGGTCAAAAATTCTGTCCTGATATTTTTCAATATAGTTACAGAGTCTTTTCATTTCTGCAACTTGATTTTGTGGTGGTACCGCAAATGATATTGGTTCTTGACCTGAACGAGTAATAACTTTATTAATATCTTTTATTAATGGACAAATTACGGTGTAGTTTGTGTTTAAATAATTTATATCTGAACGACCTTCTTTTTCTAAATTGTATACACCCGCTAATTCACCTTTAGAATAAGGGAACCACTTGTCAGCAAATTTTCTTTTAATTATTTTATTAATTGTGTTCTTGTAAACCTCAACAACATTTTCATTAACACTAAATAAAACTCGGTAAAAATCTTTTTCTTCTTTAGAACAACTTTCAGATTTACCTTCCAAGATTAAACCTTTAACTTCTTTTATTTCAGTTAAACGAGTCTCAGACCTCATCTTGTATAACCCCTCGACAAAATCCCAATTAACTGCGGTCCAAAAGTTTTTAATGTATTCGTCTCTTTTGTTTTTGTATTTTAGATAGTAAGCGTGTTCCCATAAGTCTAAACCTAACAATGGGAATCCCCCATCCTCAATAACATTCATTAGTGGATTGTCTTGGTTTGGAGTGGACATCACCTTTAGAGTATTTTTTTTAGTAATAATCAACCAAACCCAACCTGAACCAAATCTTTCTGTTGCAATTTTTTCAAATTCTTTTTTGAATCTATCAAAACTACCAAAATCTTTTATGATTCTTTGTTTAATATCATTACCAACTTTCATCGGTTTTGGTGATAACATATTCCAAAACAATGCGTGGTTAAACGCCCCACCTGCATTATCTCTAACTGCCTTTGGATACTTTGAAATGTTTCTTATGATTTTTTCTAAATCGTTGTTTTTTGATTTTCTTTTAGAGAGTAAGTCATTTAACTTATTTACATAACCCTTGTAATGTTTGTTGTAATGAACATTCATTGTTTCGGGGTCAATAAATCTTTTCAGGGCTGTGTAGGCATAAGGTAGGTCTTCAATACCTATCTTCTTCATTTCGTTAATTAAAACTTTTACCTCTTCTTTTTTTTGTTCTTGTAAAATTTGTTTTTCAACTCTTTCTACTGATTCTTGTAAGTGTTGCATATTAAGGTATATTTCCTTATAAATAACAGGAAGATACACTTTTATCTCATTCTACTAATCTCTTTCAAAATTTCCTCAACAACATTTGTTTCATCTTGAGTATCACCCATCACGGTTCCAATAATTTTTTTCTTGTTATTGAGTATGTCATAGATGATTCCTTCGATTGTATTTTCAAAAATTGGGTAGTAAACCAAAACATTATTTTTCTGTCCGTATCGGTAAGCTCGGTCCTCAGATTGACTGTGGTCAGACGGTAAGAATGACAAATCGTTCATAATAACAGCTTCAGCTGCGGTTAGTGTGATACCCACACCTGCGGCTTTAATATTACCGACAAACACTTTTACTTTGTCATCTTCTTGGAATCTGTCAACCGAATCTTGTCTTTGCGTTTTTGACATTGACCCATCAAGACGCACCGCAGATTTACCAAAGTGTTCACATATTTTTTCTAAAGAGTTTGTAAAATTACAAAAAATGATAACTTTTTTTCCTTGTTCTATTATGTTCTCTGCAAGTTCAATTGTGTGGTTAACTTTTTCATCTGCGATAACCTGTCTAACTTGAGTTAACTTTGTAAACTGAAGAGATAAGTTTTTACTCTCGTCAGGATTTTTTTCATACCAATTATAATAATCACCCATTACCTCCTCGTACAATTTTGACTTGAGTCGTAAATAAACTGGTGTTATGATTTTATCAGGTAAATCTAAAACGTCTTCTTTTAAACGACGAAGAACCGTTGTTGTAGTTCGGTCTCTTAATTCCTCCAAGTTAGACGCTCCCATTACATTCCAAACTTTTCTTGGTCCTACTTTGAACTGATATCCTGCACAATATCTGACAACATACGCCATCCAATTCTTAGCAACAGGAGAGTCAACCAACGATAACAAATTAAAATAATTAATTGGTCTTGATGTCATCGGGGTACCTGTTAATAACCAAAGTCTATCAACATCTTTAACAATATCGTTAATTAATTTTGTTCTTTGAGCTTGGACATTTTGAATGTAGTGTGCTTCATCAATGATTACTAAATCAAACTTGTCTTTAAAAATTTGAGACTTTTCTTTGTTTTTTGTATCGTGGAAATTTTTGATAATATCATAATTCATTATCAAAATATCGTGTTCACTTGAGTAGTTTTTACCTTCACAAACATAACTTGTTTTGTTACTGTAAAGTTGATATTCTCGTTGCCAGTTAATCTTTAAAGATGCTGGACAGATAATTAAAATCTTTTTAGCACCTGTCTCTAATGATGCGATAATTGTTGAGGTAGTTTTACCTAACCCCATATCATCAGCCAAAATGTATTTCTTATTTCTTAATAATTGTTCGATTGCAATTTTTTGGTGGTCCAATGGAGGACGATGAGAATATTTTGAATAATCTATTTCACCAATATTAACCTTATTGTCTTTGATAATAGATGCCTTCGGAACCCAATATTCTTGTAATTCATCGGATTCAAAAAACTTTCCCCAAATATGAAACGCTTTATCTCTTTCACATAAAATCTTTTCCACCCACATTTTTTCGGGGACGGTCATTAAGAATTTATCATCAGCAAGTTTTTGTGAAAAGTATGAATCAAGTACCACCCATTTACGAGCAACTTTAGGTACAACATCTTTATTCTCAAAGATGTAATCACATTGGCTTCTTGTAGGGAAAAATTTAGGGTTTTTTTCTAACTTAATTTTTAAGTTAATAATGTGGTTATTGGCCCCTTGGTATTCCTCTAAAATCTTGATTGCCTTCGATTCTATTGTTCTTGGTTCTGCCATCAAAAAGCATTTTACATAATAATAATCAATATAATTGTATTTATCAATATGGGAGAAAAATTAGTTCCAATTACAAGATTAGGTAAATTCTTTGGTGGTGAGGATTATGCCCTTGATATTGCAATGGGTTCAGAGTGGTTAGAGGGTGATATGAACTTTACCGTAATCCTTTATAGAGTCGACAGATATAAAACAAATACTGATGATGTTTATGGAGAAGCTTTGGAAGGTGGTATCAAATACCTACCCCCTGTTGAACTTAAGGGTCTTGTTCAAATTATGGCACCTACCACACAATTCTTAGGTCAGAGTAGGGTTGAACAAATGGAACCTGGTAATATGAAATTTTCTGTTTACCAATCTTATCTTGATGAACTTGGTGTTGATGTAATGTTTGGTGATTACTTGGGTTATTATTTAACTGAAGATAAGGTTAGATATTTCTCTGTAGCCGATGATGGAAGGGTTACTTCAGACAATAAACATACGTATGGTGGTTACAAACCATTCTACAGAACAATTATCGCAACCCCGGTTACGGTAAATGAATTTGACGGATTTTAATGAAAATCATCATCACAGAGAGACAATACAATATGTTAAGACTACAACGAAGATTGGGGTATGTCGATGAACACATAAGTGACTTGGACCGTGATTCTGTTTGTGATTATTGGAGTAAAGATGAAATTAGAGAATATGTTGATTCATCAATGGCAAATATTGTCGAACAATTATGTGAACAAATTGGTAATGATGATTTATATGAGTATATCTATCAATATCTTATTGACAATGGGTATCAATCACAATTTAGGGATTTCTTTATTCACACCTACGATAACTATTGTTCAAAATAATTATAATATATGAAAATACTAATTACTGAATCACAATTTGAATCTGCCTTTTTAGGTAAAAGAGTTATGGTGTATTATAACCTACACAAACATACTTTTTCAGTAACGTTTGATGGTAAGGTTATTATGCACGCCGACTTTGTAAAATTAAGTGATGTGGAGTTCAGAGTTAGAAAGGGTGGTAGAGACCGAGTTCGTCGTGAAAAATCAAAAAATGTTCACGCATTTGTTATTGGTTACTTGGAAGATTTTTGTCAATACCCTTGTGAAAATATCCCTAAAGAACCAAACGGTATTGTTGTAACATATAAGCCCGATGTTTATGACTCATTTGTTTACAAAGATACTGAAGAACCAGTATTTCACGCCAATGCGGTTGATATGGTAAATCGTAAAAATAAAATTTTTATTGTTAATAACTAATATGGGGTTCCCAAAGCAAATAAAACCAAACATAGATTTAGTTCCACCAAAAATTTTATCCGAAAGAAGACGAGAACTTCTTGAGTATATTCAAAAAGATGGGACATATCTACCAAAGTCCGTATTACACGCTGATTTGGATAGGGGTATGCTCGATTTTGTTAAGGATTCTTTAAAACTTGTTGTTGAGGGTAAAACAGTTCCTGTTATTGATAAAATTATCACAACACAAAATTGGTCACAGTTTACTGAAACTTGGAACTTCAAAGACCCTGACTTCAATACGAACCCACCATTTATTACAACAGTTAGAAATCCTGAAGTTAAATACGGAACCAATCCATCCACACAGTATACTATTCCAAATAGAAAACAATTTTATTATGCTACAGTTCCTACTTGGAACGGAAACGTAAAAGGGTATGATGTTTATACAATCCCCCAACCTGTTCCTGTGGATATAAAATATAGTGTAAAAATAATCTGTAATAGAATGAGAGAGTTAAACACATTTAATAAAAATGTGATGCAAACTTTTTCATCAAGACAGGCATATACCTTTATTAAAGGTCAGTATGTTCCAATCATTATGGATAACGTTACGGATAATTCTGTTATGGATTTGGACAAAAGAAAATATTATGTCCAAAGTTATGATTTTACAATGTTAGGTTACTTGATTGACGAAGAAGAGTTCCAAGTAAAACCCGCGGTTAGTAGAGTATTAGAATTATTTGAAGTTGATGCAAGTTTGGCAAATGCTAAACGAGCAGAGATTATGCCACCAAACCCAAATGAATTTCCATTCAATTTTATTTACACATCGGGTAATACAAGTTTAAGTGATATTGTTGATTACCGAATTGATTTAAATTTAATGGGTACAACAAATGTTGATTCATTTGATGTTTACATAAATGGCGATTACTATGGTTCTGATTTAGACTTAATCCAACTCAACACAAATGATATTATTTTGATTGAGGTTAATAAAGAAACTGTTGGTCAAGAAGCAAATATAGACTTTGTTGCCAAGTTGGTTTAATCCTCTCCGTAGATATCTTTTTTTTCTTTACACTTTTCGGCAATTAAGTTTTCCAAAAACTTATAAATCTTTAAACCGTGTTTTTCACAGTGTTTTTTTAACATTGTGTGTGCTTCAACAGAAATCTTTAAATTCTTTATTTTATGAGGTGTTTTGTCCATAAGGCAGAATAAAGGCAGAATAAATTCTTACCGTTTACAAATACATATTCAAAAGTCAAGTTTTTTGTGTTTTAATCAAATATTTATGATAAAAATAAATTCATTTTTAGAAAAGAATAACTAAATGGCAACAGCACAAGCAAATCAAAAGGTTTTCGTCTCACCCGGCGTTTATACTTCAGAAACAGACTTATCTTTCGTAGCACAAAGCGTAGGTGTTACAACTTTGGGATTAGTTGGGGAGACTTTAAAGGGTCCAGCCTTCGAACCAATCTTCATTACAAATTACGATGAATTCCAAACATTTTTTGGTGGAACAGAACCAGTAAAATTTATCGGAACTCAAATCCCTAAATATGAGGCGGCTTACATTGCAAAGTCTTACCTACAACAATCTAACCAATTATTCGTAACAAGAATTTTAGGTTTGTCAGGGTATGATGCTGGTCCATCTTGGTCAATTAGATTAATTGCCAATGTTGATGGAACAACTGTTGGAATTGACACAGGATATGCTATCCCTCAAAACTTTACTGCAAACTTTAGTGGATATTCATCAGGTAGTACGATTACATTCACATCGTCATTACCTTCAGTGTTATCTAATGAGTTGAATGTTCAGTATACATTAGCGGATGGTTCAACATCAACTTATAATTCAGACATCACATCGTTTGTACAAAGTATATCAGGTAATACAAATCTTTCAGCAACAACTGCAGTTGTTTACGGAGCAATCCCAACAACAGGTTATACAAACCTTGATGGAACATTTACAGGTTTAACTAACCAATTTGGTTGTGATAGTATTGATTTGGAAGCTAACGATTTAACTGACGGAAACAACGACACTTGGTTCTACGCAGCATTCAATCCAACAACAGGTAATGGTTACTCAGGTTATTCTTGGGATTATGCGGTTTCAAATTACTTTACAGGCGCTTCGGGAACATTCTACGGAACATTGTCAGGTAGTATCTACACTTATAGTGGTACTGCTTATACAGATTACAATAACTTGGTTGTTGCAACTCTACGTTCAAGAGGTATTTCAATCTATGACGCTAACGACCACGGTATGACTTACCAAGTTACAGGTCTTACAGATTTACAAATGGTTACAACAGGCGCATACTCAGGTATATCACAAAGTCCTTTTGCAACATTCCAATTGAGTGGGGCAACTTATCAAGGTTCAGGATTTACATTTGATGTATCATTCCAATCAAATAATTCAAATTATATTACAAAAGTATTAGGTGTGACAAACTTCTTCAAACCAAGAACTCAAGTTCCTGTATTTGTTGAGGAGTCTTACCCTGGTCTTTTAAACTATGGTTATAATAAAGGTTACATTAGAGGTATTCAGCCAGAAATGGTTGCTTTACCTGAAGCGAGAGATACTTCATCTACAACGACAATCGCTTGGTACCTTGATAGATATCAAACACCTAAAACACCTTATGTTGTATCTGAATTAAGAGGTAACAAGGTTTACAAATTATTTAGATTTGTTTCTATCTCTGATGGTAACTCAGCTAACACAGAAGTTAAAATTTCAATTGCTAACCTTTCGTTCAGTAATATGACATTTGACATCTTAGTTCGTGATTTCTTTGACACAGATGCTAATCCTGTTGTTTATGAAAAATACACAAACTGTACGATGGACCCGGGTTCAAACAGTTTCGTAGCTAAAAAAGTTGGTTCATCAGATGGTGAATATCCTTTAAACTCGGCATATATTATGATTGAGTTATCTGACGAATATGTAATAGATGCACTTCCTTGTGGATTCTATGGTTTAGAATCAAGAGTTTACGAAACAGCATCAAATCCATCACCTTTCGCAATAATCAAAAACAAATATTATTATCCAGGTGAAACAGTATTTGACCCACCATTTGGTACAACTGCAGGTGGTTCTAACATTGTAACCTCATCAGGAGATATCGTAAGAAGAACTTACTTAGGTTTTTCAAGTTCTTTAGGTATTGATTCTGACTTGTTACAATACAAAGGTAAACAAAATCCTGTTACTAACTGGTACTTGGCTACAGAATCGGCACCTTGGAATTACTTAACACAAGGTTTCCATATGGATTCAGGAGCAACAATTGTAACTATCGGTGATGCATTCGTAACTAGTGGACAAGCGGCGTTTGTTTGTGGTGTAGCTAATTTCTCTGACGAACCTACAACTCAAGAAAACCCATACTACTTCTTATATTCAAGAAAATACACTATGTGTTTCCAAGGTGGATTTGACGGATGGGATATCTATAGAGAGTTTAGAACAAACCAAGACAGATTCGCATTAGGTGCATCAGGTTTCTTACAAGGTGCTTACCCATCAGTTAGATACCCTAACGCTACAGGAGACGGTACATTTAAAAGAATAGTTGTTGCTAACAACACTCAAGACTTTGCTAACACCGACTACTACGCATACTTACTTGGTATCTTGTCGTTCAACAACCCTGAATCAACAAACATCAATGTATTTGCAACCGCAAGTATCGATTATGTTAACAATTCTAACTTGTGTGAATTGGCAATCGGAATGGTGTCTAACGAAAGAGCGGACTCTGTTTACATTGTAACAACACCTGATTACAATATGTATACACCTGACGCTAACAGTCAATTTGAAATTATTTACCCTCAAGAAGCGGTTGATAATCTTGACCAAACAGGTATCGACTCAAGTTATACAGCAACGTTCTATCCTTGGATTTTAACAAGAGATACTGTTAACAACACTCAAATCTATCTACCCCCAACAGGTGAAGTTTGTAGAAACTTAGCATTGACTGATAACATTTCATTCCCTTGGTTCGCATCTGCGGGTTACACAAGAGGTCTTGTAAACTCAATCAAAGCAAGATTAAAACTAACTCAAGAAGATAGAGATACTCTTTACCAAGGTCGTATCAACCCTATCGCAACTTTCGCAGACGTAGGAACAGTAATTTGGGGTAACAAAACTCTACAAGTTTCTGATTCAGCATTGAACAGATTGAACGTAAGAAGATTGTTACTACAAGCTCGTAAGTTGATTTCAGCGGTAGCTGTAAGATTATTGTTTGAACAAAACGACGAAATCGTAAGACAACAATTCTTGGATTCTGTAAACCCAATCTTGGATTCAATCAGAAGAGATAGAGGTCTTTACGACTTCCGTGTAACAGTAAGTTCTTCACCTGAAGATTTAGACAGAAATACATTAACAGGTAAAATTTACTTAAAACCAACGAAGGCACTTGAATTCATCGATATCGAATTCTTCATTACTCCAACAGGAGCTTCGTTTGAAAATATCTAATAAACTACTAATTATAAGTGGGGTTAATCACCCCACTTTTTGCCAATATGAAAAGAGAATTTAAAGAAGGTATATCAAAACACGGGACACCAGACCTTAAGTATTACGCTTTTGACTGGGATGATAACATTGTCCATATGCCAACTAAAATTATTTTACAGAGTGAAGATGGTGATGATGTAGAAATGTCTACAGATGATTTCGCCGAATACAGAAGTAAAATAGGAAAAGAAAAATTCGATTACAAGGGTGAGACTATTGTAGGATTTTCTGATGACCCATTTAGAAACTTCAGAACACCTGGTGATGGACAGTTTTTAATAGATGCTATGAGAGCTAAACCAGGTCCTGCTTGGGATGACTTTGTAGAAGCGGTTAACAACGGGTCCATTTTTGCGATAATCACCGCAAGAGGTCATAACCCGAACACAATTAAAGAGGGAGTTTTCAACTACATCATAAACAATTATCAGGGTATAGATAAGGAAAAACTTTTAAAGAACTTAAGAAAATATCGTGAGTTTGCGGGTGAAGAAAAAATGACTGATACACAACTTATACGTTCATATTTAGAAATGAATCGTTATAACCCTGTAAGTTTTGGTGATGCGTCAGGAGCTCAAAACCCTGAACAAGCAAAAATAAAAGCTTTAGAAGATTTTATTTATTATATTAAATCGATGGCTTCTTTACTTAAAGGTAGGGCGACCCTCAAAAAAGACATTGCAAATAAATTTATTCCTGCTGAACCTAAAATAGGGTTTTCCGATGATGATTTAAAAAACCTAGAAGCAATTAAAGGATATTTTAAAGACAAAGAAGAAGGATTAACTACTTATTCAACAGCTGGAGGAATTAAAAAGCAATATTAAATAAACTGGAAACTAGAACTAGATACAATGCAATAGTAGAAAATTAACCTTTAAAAGTCAATAGGTAAAAAAACTACAAATTGTATATTTATAGATAAATTAACAAAGTAAAAGAAACAAAGAACAATGGCTGATTTATTAATGAAAATGCCGATACCTTACGAACCTAAAAGAATGAACCGATTCATTCTAAGGTTCCCATCATCTTTGGGTATCAACGAATGGTTTGTTGAGAGCGCTGCTCGACCACACATTACAATTAATCCGGTTGAAATACCGTTTTTAAATACATCTACATTCGTTGCGGGTAGATTTAACTGGCAGACAATTCCGGTAACATTCCGTGACCCAATTGGACCTTCAGCCGCACAAGCTATGATGGAATGGGTTCGTTTATGTGCGGAATCAGTAACTGGTCGTATGGGTTATGCTGCGGGTTACAAAAAAGATGTCGACCTTGAGATGTTAGACCCAACAGGTGTTGTAGTAGAAAAATGGATATTATATGGAACATTCTTAAGTGATGTTAACTTTAACCAGTTGAATTACAGTCAGGATGGATTAGCAACCATTGCAACAACACTTAGAATGGACCGTTGTGTGTTAATTTATTAAGAATTGTTTATTTACTTTTTTTTCAATTTATATTTAACCGTAGAGCTAAACTCTACGGTTTTTTATTATGGATGAATCAGCACAATATGGACAGATGGAATTTTCATTACCACACGATGTGGTACCGCTACCATCAAAAGGAATTTTTTACAAAAATAAAAAAGACAGTGTAAAAGTCGGATACCTAACAGCTGCAGATGAAAATATTCTTATGGCTGGTGGTAGAGATATGACATTGAATCTATTAAGAGCCAAAATTTATGAACCAGGTCTTAGACCTGAAGAATTAATGGAAGGTGATGTTGAAGCGATTTTAATTTTCTTACGTAATACATCTTTTGGTTCTGATATGGAAATTACGGTAACTGACCCAAAAACAGGTAACCCATTCAAAACAAATGTTGATTTGAGTGAATTGGATATCAATAAAGGAAAGTCTCCCGATGAAGATGGAACTTGGACCGTTATGTTACCAATGTCAGGAAAAAATGTTAAATTAAGACCACTTACATTCGGACAATCAATCGAATTAACAAATCAGTTAAATACATACCCCCAAGGTAGAATCGCACCAAGAAGAACTTTAAGACTCCAAAGAGAAATTGTCTCAGTGGATGGAAATACTGATAAAGGTGAAATTGCTAAGTTCTCAGAACAAATGCCTTTAGCAGACTCAAAATTCATAAAGAAATTTATGGATGACAATGAACCCAAATTAGACTTAAGTCGCGTCGTTATAGCCCCGTCAGGAGAAAAGCTCACAGTGAATGTTGGGTTTGGGGTTGAATTTTTTCGCCCTTTCTTCTGAACATAGGCAAACTCAATTAGACGAATTTTATTATATGGCAAAACTTCTTCATATAGGATGGGGGGAGTTTTTGTCTATGCCCATTTTTTACAGAAAATATCTTTTAAATAAGTGGATTGAGGATAATCAAAAACCATAAAATCAAAGTAGTCCTATTTATAGAAAAAAAGAATCGCTATGGGTCAAATGGATGAATTATTTGAAAATTTAGAAAAGTTTTTTAAACCTTTAAAAACTTCCGCTGATATTTTCAACCAAATTAGTGATGCTGTTACAAAAACCAATAACGCTTTTGGTGAATCAAGAACAAGGGTTACAGAGTTTTCGACAAGTGTTGCTGATAGTGTAAGAGAGGTTACAAGACTTGGTGGTACCGCAGCTGATGCTGGTAGGGTAATTGCCCAAGTCGCTGAAGGGTCTCGAAGAAATATGATTGCCACTACCGAAACAATCACAGAACTTTATGCCGCTGGTAAATACCTTGATACAGAAGTTCAAAACCTTACAGAATCTTTTGGTAAAGCTGGTATGGAAGCGTCTTTAATCGCTGAACGAACCGTTGATAGTATAAGTTATATCCAAAGTTTAGGGTTAAATGCTAGGGAAATTATGAAGGACGTTGTAGAGAATATGGATATGATGAACCGATTTAATTTCCAAGATGGTGTTATGGGTTTAACAAAAATGGCGGCTCAAGCGTCTATGTTGAGGTATGATATGAATAAGACGGCTGAATTCGCGGACTCAGTTATGGACCCTGAGGGGGCAATAAAAATGGCGTCAACATTTCAAAGACTTGGTGTAACAATGGGGACTTTGGTTGACCCGTTTGCATTAATGGATGCTTCGATTAATGACCCTGGTAAACTACAAGATAGTATTATCAATATGGCCAAAACATATGCTCAGTTCAACGAAGAAACGCAGAGATTTGAAATTAATCCATATGGGTTAAGAATGTTAAAGGAAATTGGTCAAGAAACTGGATTGGGGGCAGAAAACTTGAAAAAAGCTGCAATTGCTGCGTTAGATTTAGATACTCGTTTAGCTGATATAAGTTTTAGTATTGACGCATCTGATGAAGATAAGACTTTAGTCGCTAATTTAGCTAAAAGAGATGAGGGTGGTGAATATATTGTTAAAGTATCTGATGAGGAAGGATATAAGAAACTTTCAGAACTATCTCAGGGACAGTTTGAAAAACTTGTAAAACAACAAGAAGATACTCCAAAAACTATGGAGGAAATCGCCTTAAAACAATTATCTTTTGACGAACTTCAAACTAATTATTTGAAATCTATGGCAGATGGATTAGCAGCTTCTCTTGTTGGACAAACCTCAGTATTTAGAAACTTAGAAGGTTTTAGAAGAGTTGGAGAAGACGTGCAAGGGGCGTCTTTTAGTGCTATGGGTAGTTCCCAAGACATTAGAAAAATGTTTGAAGGTGTCGGTGATGATATTAGGTCTTTGGTTTATAACGCGGCTCAGAAAAAAGACGCTAAAAGTATCGATGAAGCGTTAAGTGCTATTGAAAGTGCTTATGAAGGTACTAAAGATAAGTCAGCTGAAATGATGAAAACATTCTTAGCTAACTTGGGAGATAACAAACCTAAGAGTGAGATTGAAGGAATGTATAATAAAACTATTAAAATGATACAGGATAGTGTTGGATTGAAGGAAAAAAATGTTAAAATCCAACAAGATGTGTCTATGAATGGTACTGTTAAGTTTCAAGTTGAAACATCTCCAGGAATGACAAGAAAAGAATTTGAAGATATACTAAACTCAACAGAGTTTAAAAACAAAATCTACCAACAAGTTATTGAAAGTGGTAATAGAGCGATTGTTAAAAACCAATAAAAAAATAGTATAGTTTCTATTTATTAAATAAAATAAGATGCCAAGTCCATTAGATTTTCCTAGCTCAGAAGTTTTTAGAAAAAAATTAGTAGTAAGGAATCTCGTGCCATATAAAAAGTCTTATGCTTTTAGTCCTCCACAGAACTATGAAGTTATACAAAGAGACTTATCACCCGTAGATAGTAACGATGCTTTAATTGATACTCCTGTTTTTGCAAACGATTTATATCCATTAAATCAATATGGTGCTGATGGGGGTTATACACAAGTTGCCAATCCAAATACCTTAAACAATACTAATTCAAATGAGGGTGAATATGGATTCCAAGATGCTGATTTAGTTGATGAAGGACCACAAGCTGCTCAGGTAGGATTTCCCGGTGTTGCACCTGCTTGGAAACCATTAAATGTTTTTGGTAATAATTCAAACGCGGTTTTAGATTCTGCTCCGTTTTTTGATAGTTTTGATACGGTTAGCCCAAGTTTAGCTGGACAAAAGTATTATAACAATCAACCATACCCAACATTTGTTTCGTCTTTTTACTCACCATCTTCAATCCTTTTAAGAAATGACCCACAAGGTAGTGATGGGTTGTTGAGTCAAGACTCGTTTATTGCACAATTAGGTGCTCGTAGACTTAAAGATGGTTTTGAACAACGAATTGCTGATGGTATTAGACAAAATACTTTAGACCGTATAAACATATTAAATGCTGCTGGTGGTACAGGTATATTGAATATAATAATGGGTAGAACACCCATATTAGAACCTGTATACAAAATTACTGTTGGTGGAACTGTTTTAGGTGCTGCGGCCGATTTTATTGCTAGGATTTCAGGGACTTATGCCCCATACTCAATTATACCTGGTTCATATTGGGACCCATCAATTAATTCTAAACAAGGGTTTACAACACAACAATTGGCGGGGGCATATTCCCAAGCTAATTTATTTTCAGGTTTAGGTAGATTTTTTGGTAGATTATTAGGGTCACCTAAATCGGGTTCAGTGTTGTTTTTAGAAAATACAGGAACAGGAACAAAAAATTTATTATTTGGTAATTTAGATTACAACAGATATAAGCCAGGATACAACAGAACATTCTTTGATAGGTTAAGAGGTGGTTTAGTTGGTGGAACAGAAGATGATTCGAATTATTATATTGGTTCACCTAAGTCTGAACCTGGTGATATTTTTTCACCATCTGGTGATTTACCTGTTGACCAATTTGGTAGAGAAATATCTGCACCTGTATATGGTCCACAAGAACTCGCTCAGTTATATGAAGGACCGAGTAAGGCTGTTAAGTTGGGGGCTAACGGACCGACATACAGTAGTGGTGGTGATATATTAGGAGGATTTACTTGGGTGTCACCTAAGTATAGAGGTAACGCTGGTAAAAAAGTTGGTATAGGTGGTGAAATAATTGCTGATGACCCTGACTTCCCGTCATTAGGTTATCAGAACACAGAATCAACTAATAATGATTTTAGGGATGGTTCTATTTTAGACCAAACTCAAAGACTTATTGATTCCCAACCAAGAGGTGGTAGAAGACTACAACACGTAGGAAACGCTATTGACCAAGTATCTAAAGTCTTTAATGATGGTTACAAAGAACTTACAAAAGGTTCAAGAGTTATTAGATATGTTGGCGCAACTGGACAAGAAAGAGGTGCGGAATATTGTAGAGTTTTCCAAAAAGATACTCCTTATTTACAATACAATGATTTACAAAAACAAGATGGTATTACAACCTCAGGTAGAAAGTTTGCATACTCTGTTTTAGACAATACATACAACTTAAACATTGCTCCAATGAAGGGTAATGACTCTACAAATATCACACCTGAAGGTGCTAAAAAATATATGTTCTCTATTGAAAACTTAGCTTGGAGAACATCAAACAGACCTGGTTTAAGTGTTCAAGATTTACCTGTGTGTGAGAGAGGACCTAATGGTGGTCGAGTTATGTGGTTCCCACCTTATGGTTTAGAGTTTAGTGAGCAAGTACAAGCCAACTTTAAACCAACTGACTTTATTGGTAGAGTAGAACCTGTATACACATATAACAACACATCAAGAACTGGAAGTCTACAATGGCAAATTGTTGTCGACCACCCATCAGTGTTAAACTTAATTGTTAATCGAGTATTAGCTAATGAACAGTCAAGAGAAAGAGTTCAAGGGTTGTTAGATTCGTTCTTTGCAGGTTGTAAAAAATATGACTTATATGAGTTGGCTGAAAAATACTACCAATTCAACACACAAGATTTATTTGAAATTCAACAAAAAATCCAAAGTAAAAATGTTACAACTGAAGAGATAAGATATCTTGTTAATACGGTACAAACAGGTGATGGGTCAACAGGGGCGAATGGAACTCCTGGTGGTGGTAATACTAATATTGGGTCACAAACGGCAAACAATACGGACCAAACTAAAACTTACTTGGAAAGTTTTAACAATTATGGTTTGTATTTTGAAAACGATTACCCACTTAAAGACCAAACTGTTGAAAATTATACTAGTTATTATTCTGTTTATACAAACGCTAATACGAGAGCAATTTATGACAGAGATAGTGCCAACCCATCTGCGGTAAACAACTTCTTCCCAAGTGTTATTGAGTTTAATAAGAATAAACTACAGGAGATGTTGTATAAGTTAGATGAAACTTTAAAAATTAATCCTGACGCAAAAGTTGAGTTAATATTAGAAGGTAGTGCGTCAAAACCACAAACCGTAAATTATAACGACGCTCTATCCCAAAGAAGATTGGATTCTGTTGTTCAATACATCCGTTCTATTGGACAATTGGCAAATGCTATTGACGTAACAAAACAATTAACTTTAGTATTAATACCGAAAGGTGAAAATACAACTGTACAACCTGTTGGTCAAAATAATATGAAATTTGAGACATTTAATTGTGCTAATTTGGATGCTGATAGATTATCAAGACCTGAAGCCATCTATAGTGTAAATGCGATGTCTTGTAGAAGGGTTAAATTCAATCTTAATGTCAATATCCCAAGTGTACCAAAAACACCACCAATTATTGACCAATCATCACCAAAATATCAATCACAGATATCAACAGAGGTTTCAACCAAAACAACTGTAGAACAAGTTGTTGAAACAACAACAAGTCTTAGAGATAATATCACTAAAAGAGTTTTAAGAAAATTATTATCTGAGTGTGACTATTTTGAATTGATTAGACAAGAAACCCCTATGGTTTATGACAACCTTAGAGATAAATTAAAATTCTTTCACCCTGCATTCCATTCAATAACACCTGAAGGTTTAAACGGTAGACTAACATTCTTACAACAGTGTATGAGACCTGGTGATACAATACCTACGGTTAAAAACGCTACTGACGGGTCATCATCGTTAGAATACAATAATGCTGTAAACACTGCGTTTGGCGCGCCACCTGTCTTAATATTAAGAGTTGGGGATTTCTACCATTCTAAAATTATACCAAATTCTTTAGGTATTTCATATGAGCAATTAGATTTAAATCCTGAAGGTATTGGTGTCCAACCTATGATTGCTAAAATTCAATTATCATTCAATTTTGTTGGTGGACAAGGATTAAAAACGGCGGTTGATAAATTACAAAATGCGTTGTCATTTAACTTCTACGCTAATACTGAAATTTATGACGACAGAGCAGACGCCACTGATGATAGTTATAAAATTTTAGACCAACAGTTTATCAAAAACTTAGGTATTGAAGTTCCACCACCTGTAGTAACTGATACTGAAGATGAACAAACTGAGTCAAACGCTGAGACTATTGGTAAAGTTTTAACAACCGAAATTGGTGAAAATGAGACGACAGGTACAATTGATTATCAACAATTTATGACGCAGTTTGTTGGGTCAACACAAAATTATTTTACAACAGTATTAAATAAAAATAAGGATATTTTGAAACAATATAATAATGCTGTTAGACAAATTATTGCTTACAATAGAAATTATCAATATGGAGATTTTTATTACAATATTGAACAAAAGTATATCTTTGGTAAACCATCAACAATCCAACAATCAGTTGATTCTGTTTTCTCTAAATTTATAAATGATATTGATGATAATCTTGAAGGGTTTATGCTTTGGATGAGTAATCCAACCAAAAACTTCTCTAACAAATCAATTAGGCAATTGAAAGAGAATTATATTAGTTTTATTAGAAATAAACAAAGTGGTTTCCAAAATGCTTTAACATCAATAATTAACGAATTAGTTAACACACAAACTTCTTACATCCAACAATTAAATAGGACTAATGTTATTACATACCCTAACTTAAAAGATGGTACTGATGGATTTAAAGAGTCTAATGGTAACATTGTTGTTTATGAGATAGAAGGTACGGATAAAGTATCTGCAAATTATGCGGGGGCGACAAAATCTACTTACAATGAATTAACTGATGATTTGACAACAATAACCGACAGTCTTTTCCAATTCACACTTGATATTGAAAATACTGAAGAGTTTACGTTTGATAATCAACAATATGAATCATCTTTAATACCATCTGTTGGTGATACTGAAAACTATGATAGTGGTTCGGTTTTTGAACCAATAACATTGTTAAAATACCCTGAATTTTGGGAGAATGATTCTAACAGAAGACAGTATTTTATTTTGAATAAAGATGTTACTGATTCTAATTTATATCAATCATTTAAAGATGCGTTAATTGCTAACATATTAAACAATCCAACTATTATTGGAAATCAGGCGACTAACTTTGGGGAACAATTTGACGCTTATTGGATAGGACCAAGACCCTCAAGCGAAACACCAATTAAGACAATTTACAATTACGAAAATAATGCGGCAACTACTTTCTTGGATGGATTAGCAACGGGTCCGTTAAAGAAATATGTTATTTACACACCATATAATGATATAAATAAAGGTAGATTATTTACATATACTATAAACACATTACCTGTTCCACCACAAATAGATTTAATTAAGTCTTTAGGTTTGAAAAATAATTCGGATACTAATAAGACAGTATGGTCAACAGAAATAACAACAGATGTTGTAATCGGTAAAGTTCAATTATTATAAAATGGCACTTCAGTATTATAATAGATATAACCAATTTTTGATAAACGGACAACAAACAGTTGTTCCCTTTGTCAATATTTCACCAAAACCATCCGATAAAGTATACATTTATAAAGTTGGAAGAAGTAGACTTGATAAGGTCTCTCAGGAATATTATGGAACCCCATTCTTTGGTTGGTTAATATTACAAGCCAATCCTCAATTTGGTGGTTTAGAAAATAACATATTTGATGGCGCAATATTAACTGTCCCATATCCTTTGATAACATCTTTACAAGATTATAAATCCGCAGTAGACACGTATTTCTATTATTATGGCAGGTAATTCTTTTGGGGATAATTCAGGTAGTATTTATGCAGAGTCATTTGACAATATCATTGTTGTTGACCCTAACAAAGTTGTGCGTGGTGGTGTAAACGGTCAAACAGTAATTGAAGAAAGATTAGTTGACCACGAAAATTTGGTAATGTATGCCAACTTAGAGTGTGAACTACTACCAAGAACAAGGTTAAACGTAGGGGCATCCCCAACGACACAAACCGAAACAATATCCATTGCATCTATTAACTTTTTAAAACCAAACAGTGACCAGTTTATGAATACGGGTTACTACGATGATTTAACAGGTTTAAATTCAAATCAAGGTAAAGCAAGACTCCAAAGGTCTGAAGAGGTTGTAGAAGAGTATGGGAGAAAAGTTTACCGAGGTTCAACAGTTACGGACAAGAATGGTAGGACTATAGACCCCGGGTTGTTAGGTATTACAAGTATTTCGGTAATCACCAAAACATCTTTTATACCTGAAGTATCGATTGAATTTGAAGATGTTAGAGGTAAAGCATTATTTGAACAAGGAGAACAGTCACCATATGCAGCCTTCTTTCATTTACCATATCCACCATTTTATTTAACACTTAAGGGTTACTATGGACAGGCGGTTAGATACCAATTAAATCTACACACATTTGAGGCGAGATTTAATACAATGAGTGGTAACTACCAAGTTAGTTGTAAATTTTACGGATACAAATATAACATTTTAAATGAAATTCAGATGGGGCATTTGATTGCATTACCCCATATGTATTCTAAAACATTTACATACACAAACTCTATTGTTGAAACAGAGTCTGCAGATGATAATTCGGCGAACAATGCGGGTCAGAATATTCCGTCAAATGCTCAATCTCAAAACAACCTGAGTGTTACTCGAGTTAATGAGAGGGGTAGACAAAAAATGCACGAAGTTTACTCTGAATACAAAGCCAAAGGTTTAATTGATAAGAATTTTCCTGAACTAACAATAATGGAATTAGGTTACAAATTACAACAATTTGAACAGAACATTATTAATTCATATAGGAAAGTTGATATGCAGCCGATTACGGATGCGACATCTTATAAAAAAACACTTAACCAATATTATAAAAGTGTCAGAGACGCCAAAAATTCTTGGTTTACAACATTTTTGGACCCAAAACCATTTGTTTTAAAGGATGGTCAGTATGCTTATGTCTTCAAAAAGAATCTAACACAATCACAAAGAGTTACCGCTCAAAGTGAGTTAAGTGCTATTACACAAACATACAATACTAAGTTGGCACAAAACGGTACGTTTGGTGCTGAAGCAAAACAAAACTTTAAGATACCAAACCCAATAACTCCTTCGATTTATATTGAAAACTTTCAATTGGATAATATTGATTGGGAAAAAACATTTATAGACAGAACCTCGATAAAATACCCAACACCTGAAGAAATTAGTGCATTTATTGTAAAAAGTGCTGAACAATATTTTAGTGTAGTGGTAGAGGCGACACCCGAAGGATTGAAAGAAGTTAAGAAAAACTTTTATGTTTTTGTTGGTGCCAATAGATTTGACACCATAATAAAAAGTATGGAATCTCAAATTGACGCTAAAGTTACTGAATTGGAAACCAAATTAAGTGCTGAATTGGCTGATAAAGTAGAAAGAGCTGATACTGGAATTGGATTTAGACCTACAGTTAGAAATATTAGTGCGGTGATTATGGCATCAACAGAGGCGTTTATCAGATTGATGGATGATGTTCATATTCAGGCATATTCTGTTAGACAAGACCCTGTGAGAAAAAATGTTGTTTTAAATAACAATAGTACTTCTATAAAAAGTCCTGATGATGTCAACTACGTTCCGTTAACAGCAAACGCTAGTCAAGAATTTATAGATAATTCCCAACAACCTGTATACCCTTGGCCACAAGTTTTTGTTGAAAATAACGGTACCGATGACCAACCAAGATATACATTAACATATCCTGGTGATATTGCGTTTGTAAATCAATCAAAAGGGTATCTTTACGACAAATGGCCTGAGGTCGAATTTGTTGAAGAATATTTAAAAGGTACTGCGCAAAGAAATGACCCACCAATTTCACAACCTCCCGCAGACAATGATGCTGCAACAGTAAAAAGATTAAATCTAAATGCTTTAGAATTCCCTAATATTGGGTTAGCTTATCTTAATAAAGAAGAGTTAAAATATTTTTATGAAATATATGAGAGACAATTAATATACCAATTTTATACAGGATTTGGTAGAGTTACAAATGACAATACGTCTAAAACTTTTGTTGGTGACATTATTGGTATTACGGAAGGTACTAACATTATAGAATCTTTAGGATTGAGTAATCCATACTTAACTCAAAAGTTAAAAGAATATCCTTTTACTGCTAATAATTTTACCCAAACATTAGAAGCGTTTTCAAACCAAGGAACTGGTTTATTTTGGGGTGAATTTATACAAGACATTTATATTACACCATATCTTAAGAATTATACTCAGAACCCGTTTTCAATTCTTAGTACAAAATACTTGTCAAATACTGTTTCAAACTCTTTTGTTTCATTACCACAAACGCCACAATTACAACAATTCTTAAAGAGTACTAGCACAAACCCAATACAAATTGTAGATACTTTCCCGTTTACAAATCAGGATTGGAACATTAAAAATTTAAGTCAGTATATTTTAGGTGGTTCGGTTGACGTTGCAAACAACACATCAAACACATATAAAGTTTACGAACCAAAAAATATAATTTCAAATTTTACGGGTATTGATGATTATAATACAAACAGACCTGTAACAAACTTTAACTATCTAAACACTGCAATACCGGCACTAACAACAAATGTTAATACGTTTTACATAACAAGACAACCAGCAACTTTGTTACCGACAGAAGGTTATGTTGATTACCCAACAACAGGTTTACCCGTAAGAACAACAACCTCTATGTTGAACACACCTTATTTTGTTAACGCAATATTGGAGGGTGTTGCTAAAGAAAAGAATAAAGAACAATATCCTTATGTCGCGGCAGCGTTTTTATTCTTAAACTCACTACCACTCGCAACATTTAAGGACAGATATAAAACAAATCTTGCTGGTGTGACAACACCTTTAGATTATATTTTTGCAAGTTTCAAAAAGTTTGGTGCGTTACACAAGGTTCCATATGTTTGGGTATTAAAATATGGTGCGATTTGGCATAGATATAAAACACAAGTACAAACCAATCAGGATATTTTAGGTGGATGTTGGGGTAATTTTGATTACAAACAAAACTACGACCCTATTAATCAAAACACCGCCAAGACTTATACATTAAATGGTGTTGGTAAAATAACATTACAAACAGAAACGGTTGACAATAATGTTAAATACACCACAATGCAGGTAGGGTTCTACCCTAAATTGATTAATGAGTTCAATTACTTTTACAACTCTCAAGACTTGTATACTGCATATACTGATGGTGAAATTAATGAGTCCATTAAAAATGGTTTAAAGATTCAAAACCTTTCAGAATCAAATATTAATAAAAATACAACCAAGGATTTACAAACAAGGGTTATTGATATTAAAACATATAGTGTTTTATTACCTGATAGTATTACACCATCAGTTCCAAATACAGTTGTTTGTGATGAACCACCAACAACTCCAACATATCAATATTATGTAATACCATCGTTTGGGTCACAAATGAACCAAGTGAACAACGCTTGTTTTAGTACTACAGGATTATTAACACAAGAGTTGTATAATAATGAAGCGTTATTTAACGGTTCGGTTAGAGCATTTTGGAGTTTACCAAATTACGGTTATTACGATAACCAAACAATATATCGACCTGGTACAGGAAGTTATATGTTTGATGAAAACAATCTATTTGGTAATGTCCCATTTGAGTTGATTCAGACGAATGAATATTCAAAAATTGATGATGTGTTCTCAGTATTTGACAAACAAATATTGGACATATTAGAAAATGAATTTTTAAACTTCAGTAAAGCGTTAACAAATTTTAATATCAATGAGGAAAATTCTAATGTAATTGACCCTGGTGCGTCACTTTCAGTAGGTGGTGGATTTGAACAGTTTTCTGATTTGGAAACAACATACAGAAACTTCCAAAAGATGATGCGTTCATTGATGAGTGTTCAAATACCATTAAGTAGCGCCACATCTGAAGATTTATTTGAAACAATAATACAGAGTCAATTCAGTAATTCGATTGCTCAAATCCAAAACATTATGGAATATGACGTTGTATTGAGAATGGGTAACCCGACTCGTTACAACAGAAGAGCGGTGGACTCATATATCGGATATATTACTAATACATCTCAAGTAATCAATCCGTTACAATTTGGACCATATCAGAACAATTTGCCAACCAATGGTGGTACGGTTAGTTTGCAGAACTCTATAGCGTCAAACCCTGACGCGTGGAGAACACTACAACTTGAAGTTGGGTTTTCAACAATACCTGAACTTATTTACGATAATAATGGTTCTTACATAACCGACTTTTTTGTTCAGTCTAATATTAACTTTACGTCTGCAAATATTACAGAGTTATCACAAGTTATTAGAATGTATGCCACCCAAAGACTTGAAAATCCAAATTTAACTATCACTGAATTTACAGGTCAACTCCAAGGATATTTGAACACATATAACGCATTTAAAAACGTTGGTTTAGATAACACACTAATAAATGTAAGAAAGGGATTACCCGAAATTAGTGAATTACCTGAAAAAACAATACAGAGTAAGTTTGATTCAAAACAAGCTAAAGTAGATTTATATGAAGCATTCAAAGCATTGAATGATAAGTGGATTGCGGGTACTGATTACAAACGATACACCTTATTTGAAGATATGTTGTTCCTTGACAGAGCGTCAAGAAATATTGGAGATAAGGTTGTTGTGGATATTTTCAAGTTAAAACAAATTATCAGTGAAGACACAATCAACCTTAATATGGGTGTGTTTGTATTTTTAGCAGGTATTTTGACCGATAATCACTTTACGATAATGCCAATGCCTGCGTATGTTAACTTTTATAATGTACAAGAACCTACTTTAAACGCGGTACCTAATATACCAAGCACGATTGATTTTGCTAATGAAATGTGGGGAACTTACCTAACTGTTGACTACAGAAGGTCAGGACCAAAATTAGTTTGTTTCTATGCCAATAGACCATCATCGTATATTGATACTACAGATAAGAGTGTTAACAATTATTTATTTAGAACCGACACTTTTGACTTAAGAAATCCTGTTGGTAACCCAAATGTTGAAAACCAAACAAATAAAACAGATTGGGCGTTATCTAATAGATGTGTTGGATTTACGGTAGACATTGGGGTTAGAAACCAAAATATATTTTATTCTTTTTCAGTGTCACAAGATAACGGTAAGGCGACCGCTGAATCTGTGTGGACCATAAATAATATGGCCAACGCAGCATCTGGTAGAGATACCGCAACACAAAACAACTCGTTGTATAACATTTATCAGAACAGGTCATATCAATGTGATGTGGTTGGTTTAGGTAATGCGATGATTCAACCAACAATGTATTTCAACCTTAGACACGTACCGATGTTTAATGGTTCTTACTTAATTACTGATGTTACGCACACTATTACACCTGGTCAGTTTGAAACCAAATTTACGGGTGTTAGACAAAGTGTGTTGTCGTATCCATACACAGAAAACTTATTACAAAGTATTAATCAAAATTTGGTTGGTAAATTGATAACCGCTGTTACTCAAAGGAAAGATGATGATAAGGGAACCAATGCGACAACTACCCAAGGTAATAATGCAAACGTGTCAACAAATTCTAATACACAACAATCCGCACAAAATTCTTGTGACTCAAAAGTATTGGAAACACCTTATAAACAAGCTGGATATACATCAGTAAGTGGAACTCAAACTAAGTTAACGGCAAAACAATTCTATGACTTGTTAATTCAAAATGTTAGTACAACGTCTACAGATGCTATTGAGATTGAAAGATATCAAAACTTAAGATTTATAATATTCTTAATATCTTGGGCTGCAAGTGGTAACAAAGACAGTAAAAACTTCATTGGTTTAAACAATAACTTTGGAAGAATTACTTTAGATTATAATTATGGTGAGTTAAGAACTTATTTTGAACCAACATATTCTTGTATGGATATTGAAAATCTAAATGGATTACCACTTTCATATCCTGTTGCTAATTTTGTTGACCCTGTAGAATTTATGTTATTTATGAGAGATAGATTGATAAATAGAGTCGGGGATATTCAAAACAAATCTATTGAAACTTTCTATCTACAAAACTGGCCAGCAAATAGAGGAACTGATTTAACCTCAGATACACAGTTGTCATTCAACTTAATTGAAGGTAATAGGTTGGCGAAGAATCTTGGACTTGTTAGTACAATACCTGTGTTTAAAATCACACCAACACCTACACCAACAGCTAACAATCAAAATATAATAAACAACATTCCACCTACTTGTACTCCAAGCCCAACCCCTAGTACGACCCCACAATAAAATTATTTGAATTTTATAGATATTTATAAGAAAAATTGGTTATGGACCTAAATAATATGTTAAATCAGTATCTTGGTAAAAATGTAAGAATGTCATCAAAGGATAATGGTGACGGAACCAAGCAAGTTTGTGACTTAGACACTGGCGATTGTTATATCGTTAGAGAAAGAGATGGCCTTATTGAAAGAGCAGGACACGATGTCACTGCTAACAGAAGAGTTAGAGTAGAGACTCCACACGGTATAAAACAACTTTTAAACGGTTAAGAAAATGAGTATTGACAAAAAGATTCTAAAAGAAATACAAAGATATCATAGTATAAACAATTATATCACAGAACAGGAACTACCTGTTGCTCCTGAAGCGGCAGGTGAACCAGCTCTTGATGCGGCGGCATTACCACCGGCACCTGCGGATGCTGCAGCTCCTGAGGCGGCCCCTGTAACTCCTGAAAAAATAGATGTTGCAACTGATGATGAGGTTACAAAGATTGATGATGAGGGAGAATCTGCTGAGGGTGATTCAAACACTGAGGAGATAGACGTTACTGATATTGTTAAAACTACTGAAAAAATAGATTCTAAGCAAGATAAGTATTTTGAACAACTTTTTGGATACATCCAAAATTTAGAAACAAAATTAAGTGAAATGGACGGTTTAGTAGAAAAACTTAATAGTATTGAAACGAAAATTGAAAAATACAGAGAAAAGACACCGCAAGAAAAATTACAACTAAGAAGTTTAGATTCAGGACCATTTAATCAAAAACTATCAGATTTTTTTGACGATAAGAAAGAAGACTTTGAAAAATCAGGTAAACACGAATATATTCTAACATCGGATGAAGTTGAAGATGTAAATCCGGCTGAAATAAAGAAGACATTTGATGACGACGAAGAAGACGAATTTAGAGGATTTAAGAGTAGATAACTTTTGACTTTTATGATTTCTTGATTACATTTAGGGTTGTGGTAACACGACCCTTTTTATTTTATTTGACTAGTAATTTTTTAAACCCTATATTTGTAACACTAATTTTTTAACATTTAATTTTTATGAGTTCACTTGACGCAGTATTAGCACAGTACGAACAATCCAAATCCGGTGGAGGAGGAATGAGTTCAGAGGAAAGATTGAAAAAGTATTTCACACTTCTCCTAGATGAAAAATCAAATTCAGGACAGCGTAGAGTCCGTATTCTACCCACAGGTGATGGAAGTTCACCATTCAAAGAAGCTTGGTACCACGAAGTTCAAGTTGGTGGTAAATGGCAAAAGTTCTATGACCCAGGAAAGAACGATAATGAACGTTCACCACTTACTGAGGTTTACGAAGAACTAATCTCAACAGGTAAAGAGTCTGATAAGAAATTAGCGGACCAATATCGCTCACGTAAGTTCTACGTAGTTAAAGTTATTGACCGTGACCACCCTGAAGACGGTGTTAAGTTTTGGAGATTCAAACACAACTACAAACAAGACGGTATCCTTGATAAAATTATTCCAATTTGGAGAAACAAAGGTGACATCACCGACCCTGAAAAAGGACGTGACCTTGTCATTGAGTTGACCAAACAAAAAACTCCTAAAGGTGCTTTCTACACCGCAGTTTCAACTATTATGTATGACGACCCTTGTCCGATTCACGAAGACAAAAAAGTTATGAAAGAGTGGTTGGAAGATGAATTGACTTGGAGAGACGCATATTCTAAGAAACCTGTAGAATATTTGGAAGCGATTGCTCGAGGTGAAGTTCCACGTTGGGATTCTGAAAAAGGTGGTTACGTTTATAGTAATGATGAAGAAGCCACTGAATCTTTTGGAGGTAGCTCATCTTCAAGTAACTACGAAGACCCACAAGCAAGTTCACAAGTTGACGAGGACTTGCCGTTCTAATAATAATGTGAAGGACATTCTCAAGGTCAAACTGTCTTTGAGAGTGTCCTTTTTAATTTAAAAAAAAATGAAAATCAGAGAAAAAATGTATGAATCACTTATCAAGAAATATGAGAGTGAAATTGCTGAGGCAGAAGCAACTTTGATGGTGTATATGGAAAATCCTGTTGGGATTGGTGAACACCCACAACACATTGAAGAAATGGACAAGTTTATTGAAAAACTTGCAAATGCTAGTGATAAATTACAAACATTACAAATGTTTTACAAATACAATTATGGCAATCAAGAAAAATGATTTTAGTTCAGTAAAGAAGAAGTTTTCTACTTCAGCCAAATACAAACCCCAAAGGTTTTTTGACTGTGGTCCTGACTTCTTGGATGCTGTTGGTTTACCTGGTCCTGCGATTGGACACATCAATATGTTCTTAGGTCACTCAGACACTGGTAAAACAACCGCTATGATTAAGACTGCAGTTGATGCTCAGAAAAAAGAAATTCTACCTGTGTTCATTATTACTGAACAGAAGTGGAGCTTTGAACACGCAAAAATTATGGGTCTTCAGTGTGATGAGATTGTCGATACAGAGACAGGAGAATTAGATTGGGATGGTTTCTTTATCTTTAACAATAACTTTGATTACATTGAACAAATCACTGATTATATTAATCAATTGTTAGATGCACAAGAAAAGGGTGAATTGGATTACAGTTTATGTTTCTTGTGGGACTCTATTGGTTCTATTCCATCTAAAATGACTTATGAAGGTAAAGGGGGTAAACAACATAACGCAGCAACCTTATCTGATAAGATTGGTATGGGTATTAACCAAAGAATTTCAGGTTCTCGTAAATCTGATTCAAAATATGAAAATACTTTAGTTATAGTAAATCAACCTTGGGTTGAACTACCTGATAATCCTTTTGGGCAACCAAAAATTAAAGCTAAAGGTGGTGAATCTGTTTGGTTGAACTCTTCTTTAGTATTTTTATTTGGAAATCAAAAAGGTGCTGGTACAACTAAGATTACAGCGACTAAAGACAAGAGAACTGTTAAGTTTGCTTCTCGTACCAAGATTTCTGTAATGAAAAATCACATCAATGGTTTGGGTTACGAAGATGGTAAGATTATTGTAACACCTCACGGATTCTTGGCGGGAAAAGATACTACCGAAGAGAAAGCGTCTATTGAGCGTTACAAAAAAGAATACTCTGATTATTGGAAAGAAGTAATCGGAACAGACGGTGATTTCACTTTGAGTGAGGAAAAAGAGGACTAACCATAAACCCCAAATTTGTGAGAACATTATTAGTAGATGGAGATAACTTATTTAAAATCGGATTCCACGGAGTCAGAGAGTTTTATGTTGACGGAAATCACATTGGAGGGGTATTCCACTTCCTCAACACCTTACGTAAACAGTTGGAACAAAACGAATACGACAAGGTCATCGTTTTTTGGGACGGTAACAACAACTCAGTCAAAAGACGTGAACTATATCCTGATTACAAACTAAATCGGAAGAATAATATGACTGAGGAAAAACTTCAGTCATATTACTTCCAAAAGAACCGAGTAAAACAATACTTGGAAGAATGTTTCGTTAGACAAATCGATATTGATAATAACGAAGCTGATGACTTGGTTGCATACTATTGTATCATTTCTGATACGGAGACCAAAACAATTTTTTCATCTGATAGAGATTATATGCAACTTTTGAGTGAGAAGGTATCCATCTACTCACCCATTCAAAAATACCTTTATCAAAAAGGAGACAAAGTCCGTTTGGAAAAAGAATGGATACCTCACGAAAATATTTTTGTTTCAAAAGTTATGTTAGGTGATAAGTCTGACAACATATTTGGTATCTACAGTTTGGGTGAAAAAACCTTTCTAAAATTGTTCCCTGAGGTGCTTGAAAAACCCGTTTCTGTTGACGATATTTTAACAAAGGCAAAACTTTTACAAGAACAAAACAAAGACAACAAAGTATTGAAAAATATTTTAAATGGTGTTACAAAAAATGGAGAATTTGGTGAACATTTTTATAAGACCAACAAACAAATCGTTGACTTACATAACCCAATTATTTCTGAAGATGCAATGGAAATGGTGAGGTTATTTTATGAGGAGTCTTTGGACCCTGAAGGTCGTACATCTAAAAACATAATTCAGATGATGAATGATGACGGGTTCTTTAAGTATCTTCCAAAAGATGACGATTCATTTGTAAACTTTATCAAACCAATATTGAAACTAACAAGAAAAGAAAAAAGAAAACACAAACAAACCCTTAATTAATTTTTTATGAAAGAAGAACAAGTAGTTAAATTGGAGCTCCTCCTAACATTGAACGACAACATTGTTGTTCAAAGATTCTTTAATGTTCGTAATTATAACCCAAGTGCACATCGTTCAGTACAGACACTTGAGATGTTAAAATACGTTCAAGAAACCCTTCAATATGATTTGAAGATGAAAACAGTAACGTATATGATGGACAATCAAGATGCGATTGCTGAAGACCCTGAAATCCTAAATACGTCAAACACCGACGATGCGGAAAACTTTAACATTTTCTTAAAATTGGGTGACAATGTATTACTTCACAGAATTTTTGATGGAAAACTTTTCCCACCAAAAATCCGTTACACTGTCGATGTTAGACCTTTCCTGAAGGAATTTCTTCGTAACTTTACAGAATTATTTTCCGTTGAAAATTTAACATACAATTACGCGGGTTATGACCTAAGTAAGTAATATTTATCAATACTCTAAAGCTCTATATGAATAAGAATTTCGAATATCTAGGAAACACGTTTCAAATACAATTACTCAACCAAATTATCGTAGACAAAGAATTCGCACAGTCCATTGTGGATGTGATAGAGCCCACCTATTTTGATAACAATTACTTTAAACTTATCATTACGATGGTTAGAGAGTATTATGCCAAATACCAGTCTACACCATCTTTTGAAACTCTTGAACAAATCGCTAAGGCGGAAACTTCAGTAGAAATGGTATTAAAAATCCTCTTGGATACTTTGAAAAAAGTCCAAGAGGCACCATTTGAAGGTGCTGTGTTTGTACAAGAAAAGGCGTTAAAATTCTGTAAACAACAAGAGTTACAGAAGGTAATGAATAAAGCCCAAAAGATTATCAACGAGGGGGACTTCGAATCGTATGATAAAGTTGAAGGTTTGGTTAGACAAGCTTTACAAGTGGGTGAAAGAGAGACTGGTGTCATTGAAATTTTCTCTGGTTTAGATGATGTCTTAAATGATGATTTTAGACACCCAATTCCTATTGGAATACCTGGTATTGACAGATTGTTAAAAGGAGGTTTGGCAAAAGGAGAAATTGGTGTTATCTTAGCACCTACAGGTGTTGGTAAGACAACTATTCTTACCAAAATTGCAAACAGTGCATTCAATATGGGATACAACGTACTTCAAATATTCTTCGAGGATAACCCAAAAATTATTCAGAGAAAACATTTTACCATTTGGACTGGTATTGAACCTGATAATCTCGCAACAAGAAAAGATGAGGTTATTGAAAAGGTACAAGAAGTACAGAACTCAATGCCAAACAAACTAATATTGAAGAAGTTACCTTCAGATACTATGACTATGAATCAGATTAAAAATCAAATTCGTAAGATGGTTGCTGATGGTACTAAGATTGATATGGTTACTTTGGATTACATTGACTGTGTTGTTCCTGACAATCTTAGAAATGATGAGTGGAAGGCTGAAGGTTCGGTTATGAGACACTTTGAGGCAATGTGTCACGAAATGAATATTGCTGGTTGGACCGCAACTCAAGGTAACCGTTCATCAATATCTTCTGAAGTTGTAACTACAGACCAAATGGGTGGGTCAATCAAGAAGGCACAAGTAGGTCACGTGATTATATCAGTTGCGAAGACATTACAACAAAAAGAAATGAAATTAGCAACAATTGCAATCACAAAGTCAAGAATTGGTTCTGACGGTATTGTGTTTGAAAATTGTAAGTTCGATAATGAATTGATTATTATTGACACTGAGTCTTCAACAACATTCTTAGGATTTGAAGAACAACAAGAAGAAAAGAGAAAAGACAGAGTTAAAGAACTCTTGGACAAGAGAAAACAAAGAGAACAACAAAAACAAGCTTAATTTAAATTATGGAAAAGATATTAATAGAAAACCCTAACAGATTTGTTATTTTCCCAATTCAGTATAATGATATTTGGGAGTATTACAAACAACACCAAGCAGCTTTTTGGACTGCTGAGGAAGTTGACTTGTCAAACGATATACGAGATTGGGAGAACCTTTCAGAGAATGAACAATACTTTATTAAAAATATTTTATCGTTCTTTGCGGCTTCTGATGGAATCGTAAATGAAAACTTGGCGGAAAACTTTATTAAAGAAGTTCAGTACCCTGAAGCAAAATTCTTTTACGGTTTTCAAATTATGATGGAGAACATTCACTCCTTAATGTATTCATTATTGATTGATACATACGTATCAAGTCCTGATGAAAAAGATGAGTGTTTCAACGCTATTGATAGATTACCTGCAGTTCAGAAAAAGGCTAATTGGGCGTTGAATTGGATTAAAAATGCTTCTTTCCAAGAAAGACTTGTTGCGTTTGCGGCGGTTGAAGGTATTTTCTTTTCAGGTTCATTTTGTTCTATTTTTTGGTTGAAATCAAGAGGTATTATGCAAGGTTTATGTAATGCAAATGCTTTGATTTTTAAAGACGAAAACCTACATTGTGATTTCGCAATTCACTTGTTGAATAATCACGTAGAAAACAAACCAAGTGAAAAAAGAATTAAAGAGATTTTATTGTCGGCTCTTGAGATTGAAAAAGAGTTTATTACTGAATCACTACCTGTTTCATTAATTGGTATGAATTCAAATCTTATGAAACAATATCTTGAGTTTGTTGTTGATGGTTTATTGGTTAAATTAGGATGTAAGAAGGAGTTTAATGTTGAACAACCTTTTAAATTTATGGAACAGATTGCTGTTGAAACAAAAGGTAACTTCTTCGAATCACGAACTGTGGAGTACCAAAAAGCTAAATTAAATGAAACAATTTCGTTTACTGACGATTTTTAATTAAATTTGTAGAATTATGATGTCACTAAAAATCCAAAAAAGAAATGGAGACGATGCTTCGTTTAATCCTCAGAAGATATATCTAAGAATTAAACGTTCTGCTAAAGGTCTCAATGTAAACTCTGATGAAATTTTCATTAAAGTTATAACTTCAGTACCAACTGAAGGCAATATTACAACTAAAGAGCTTGATAAGTTGGTTTATGAGATTGCTGCCTCATACACAGGTAGTCACCACGATTACTCAAGACTTGCATCTTCAGTTGCAATCTCTTCATACCACAAAGAGACTTCTGATAGTTTTTCAGAAACTATGAGAATGTTAAATAACAGTGGTGTGGTTAATGATGCGTTAATCAAGATTATTGACAAGTATGGTGATAAGAACATTGATGATGTTATTAAACACGAGAATGATTACAATTTTGATTATTTTGCTTGGAGGTCTCTCCAAGAAATGTATCTATTGAAAACACCTGAAGGTAAAGTTGTAGAAAGACCACAACATATGTATATGAGAGTTGCATTGTGGGTTACAAGAACATTTGAAGAAGCGGTTGAATACTACAACTCACTTTCAAATCAGTTAATCTCACCAGCAACACCAATTATGATTAACTCAGGAACTAAAACACCTCAGTTGGCTTCTTGTGTGTTACATTATAATAATAGCGACTCACGAGATGGTTTGTTAGGAACGTTAAACGACATCTCAACATACTCTTCAGACGCTGCTGGTATTGGTTTGTGTATGTCAAACATTAGAAGTAAAGAAAGTCGTATCAGTTCTTCAGGTGGATATGCAGGCGGTCTATTAAAGTATCTTAAGATTGTTAACGAATCATTACGATATTTTAATCAACAAGGTCGTAGACCTGGTAGCGCGGCAATTTATATTGAACCTTGGCACAAAGACATTATTGATTTGTTAGAAATCAAGAAGAACACAGGTGCTGAAGAATTAAGAGCTCGTGATTTATTTACCGCTCTTTGGATTCCTGATAATTTTATGAGAGCGGTTGAAACAAATGGTGACTGGTATTTGTTCTGTCCTAATGATATTCTAAAGGCGGGTGTCAAACCATTACAAGAATGTTATGGTCAAGAATATGAAGACAACTACAACAAAGCAGTTGCTTTAGGTTTGGGTAAGAAAGTATCGGCACAAACAATTTGGTCTAAAATTGTTGAGTCACAAATTGAGACGGGTGTTCCATATTTGTCTTCTAAAGACAATGCAAACAACAAAACAAATCACCAAAACATTGGTGTTGTAAAACAATCTAATTTGTGTAATGAGATTTACCAATACACTGATGAGGACACAACGGCAATTTGTACCTTGTCTTCTATGGTTCTTAAGAATTTCATTAAAGATGGTAAGTTTGATTTGAGACTTCTTCACGATGAAACAAGAAAAGTTGTTAGAGCTCTAAACAAAGTTGTTGACATTAATAACTATTCAACTGAACAAGGTAGAAAAGGTGGAATGGAACAGAGAGCAATTGCAATTGGAACTCAAGGTTTGGCAGACGTATTCTACTTGTTAGATTATATTTTCACGTCAGAGGAAGCACGTCAATTAAATAAAGATATTTTTGAAACAATCTATTACGCTGCTATTAGTGAAAGTAATGAATTGTGTAGAACAGGTCAGTACCAGCCATATAAGTTTTTTGAAGGTTCACCAATGTCACAAGGAGTATTTCAGTTTGATATGTGGGGTCTTAAAGAAGAAGAACTTTCAGGATTTTGGGATTGGAACGGATTAAAGGATGATGTTGCAAAATGGGGTGTTTGTAATTCATTGTTTACTGCTCAGATGCCTGTAGCATCTTCGGCTAAGATTACAGGTTCATATGAAATGACAGAACCAGCTCACTCGGCAATCTTTAATAGAAGAGTTGTTGGCGGTGAGATTATGATTGTAAACAAGTATCTTATTAGTGATTTTGAAAAAATTGGTATTTGGTGTGAAGAGTTGAAGAATGAAATTATCTTGAACGAAGGTTCTATTCAAAACATTAACTTTAACAATTACTTGGACCCTGAGGAGAAAAGTTATAACAAAAAGGTTAAGAGAATCGAACACCTCATTCCAAAATATAAAACCATTTGGGAAATTTCACAAAGAGAGTTGATTGATATGGCGGCTGATAGAGGTCCGTTTATTGACCAATCACAATCAATGAACATTTATATGGGTAACCCAACTCTATCAAAAATCACATCATCACATTTCCACTCTTGGAGGAAAGGTTTGAAAACTTTGTGTTACTATGTAAGAACAAAGGCGATTTCTACGGGGGCTAAACATTTGGCGGTTGACATTTCTAAAATTCAAAAACCAAAGGTTGCGACACCCGAAACACCAAAAGTAGATTATTCGAATATGAATCTACCACCAAAACCTGAGAATAGTGAATTTGAATGTTTTGGTTGTTCATCTTAATCGAGACACTAATCCCGACACTATGTCGGGATTTTTTATTTTATAGGTATTTATAAGAAATAATTACAATTTATATTAGTATAGAATGGCTGAAGGTTTAACATATGGATTGAATTTCCCTTTTGAAAACTCAACTCAGGGTGATTACCTTTTGTTGACAGAGACGCAGTATAATCAGATACGTTCAGATTTATTGCATTTGATTCTAACAAGAAAGGGTTCAAGGTATTACTTACCAACTTTTGGGACTAGAATATATGAGTTTATTTTTGAACCTTTTGATGGTTTAACCTTTGATGCTATTGAGGCAGACATAAGGGATGCGGTTAGTCAATTTATGCCGAACCTAATTATAAACAATATTTCAATTGAACCTGCGGACCCTACAGTTGAAGTTGAATATGCCCGAGGAGAAAATTTACCAATGCAATCTAACGAATACGTTTATAAAGTACCTGGTAAAGGAACATCAGAATATACCGCAAAAGTTAAAATAGATTATGCAGTAGATAATACGGCATTTGCACAAAGTGATTTTGTGATTATCAATATTTAAGAATAGATGGCAAATAATAAAATCTCATACACTTCAAGGGATTACGAAAGTATAAGACTGGAGTTACAAAATTATGTTAGAACATATTATCCTGAATTAATACAGGATTTCAACGACGCGTCAGTATTTTCAGTATTCTTAGATTTGAATGCTGCGGTTGCCGATAACCTACATTACCATATTGATAGAAGCATACAAGAAACTGTATTACAATATGCACAACAACGTTCATCAATTTATAACATTGCCAGAACATATGGTTTAAAAGTTCCAGGTCAAAGACCTTCAGTGTCAGTTGTTGATTTCTCAATTACTGTACCAGCATATGGTGACAAAGAAGATGAAAGATATTTGGGTATTCTAAACAGAGGGTCCCAAGTTTTTGGTGCGGGTATTGTTTTTGAAAACCAATACGAGATTGATTTCGCTTCACCATACAACTCACAAGGATTTCCTAATAGACTCAAGATTCCAAACTTTGACGCTAATGGAAACTTGATTAACTATACGATTACTAAAAGAGAACAAGTTGTTAATGGATTAACAAAAGTTTTCAAAAAAGTTATTGGACCTGCCGATGTAAAACCGTTCTATGAATTATTCTTACCTGATAAGAATGTTTTAGGTATTACAAGTGTATTATTGAAAAATGGTACAAACTATACAAACACACCAACAGCTGCGGAATTTTTAGGTTTAGCGAATAGATGGTATGAGGTGGATGCTTTGGCTGAAGATAGAATCTTCATCGAAGACCCAACTAAAGTTTCAGACGACCCGGGTATTAAAGTAGGTAGGTATCTACAAACTAATAACAAATTCATTTCTGAATTTACACCTGAAGGTTTCTGTAAGATGACCTTTGGTGGTGGAACAACCTCAGCACAAGACCAATTAAATGCCTTTACCAATTTAGGTGTCCCAGTTAACCTACAAACTTTATCAAATAACTTTTCATTAGGTTCAACATTAGTTCCTAATACGACCTTATTTGTTCAGTATAGAGTTGGTGGTGGACTTGCAACTAACTTGGGGGTTAATGTTATTAACCAAGTTGGAACGGTATCATTCTTTGTTAATGGTCCTTCACAACAAACCAACAGTAGTGTGATTAATTCATTAAGATGTACCAACCCGATAGCGGCTATTGGAGGTGCTAATGCGCCAAATGTTGAAGAAGTTAGAAACTATGTTACATATAACTTTGCAGCACAAAAAAGAGCGGTTACTGTAAATGACTACGAAGCAATTTTAAGAACAATGCCAAGTCAGTTTGGTGCACCGGCAAAAGTATCAATCACTGAAAACAATAACAAAATACAAATTAACTTATTGTCTTATGATACTTCAGGAAAATTAACACCACTCGTATCAAATACTTTACGACAAAATGTTGCAACTTATTTATCAAACTATCGAATGATGAATGATTATGTAGTTGTTGGTTCTGCCGAAGTTATAGATTTGGCTGTGGAGGTTTTTGTTGTATTAGACGCGTCTCAAAACTCAGGTCAAATTGTTACCGATGTTGTTAATAAAATTGGAGATTACTTTAACCCTCAAGTAAGACAACTTGGTCAGAATGTATATCTATCAGAATTAAAAAGTATTATTCAAAACCAAAATGGTGTTATTACGGTAACTGAAATAATAGTTGAAAACAAAGTTGGTGCACAGTATTCATCATCACAAACTTCGATGGCATATGCTGACCCTGAGTTAAAAATTATCAGACCTGTAGATGATACCATATTTGCAGAACCTAACCAAGTGTATCAAATTAGATACCCACAAAAAGATATTAAGGTTCGTGTTAAGAATTTCCAAAATGTTTCCTTCTCTTAACTTGTTTATTTAATTTACGTTTAGGTTATTTTTTAAATACGTGTGGAATTCCTTTTCAAAATTCCAAAATAACTATTTATCAATAAAACCTGAATGGGAAAGTCATATAGGATAAAAACAGAAGTTGGGGTCGATAAACATATCACCTTAGAATTAGAACAAGATTTTGATTTTTTAGAAATCTTATCATTACAGATTTCACAAAATGACGTTTATAGTCGAGACTGCTCACAATACGGAGTTATTGTGGGTAGAGTTATTGCCAATGGTGGTTTAGGATTAGCAAACGCTAAAGTATCAATTTTCATTCCTGTCACACAAGAAGATGTTGTGAATGACCAAATTTATGAAATTTATTCATACGCGACACCAAACGATAAAAACGTTGATGGGTATAGGTATAATCTATTACCTTATGAACCTCAATACGTAAAACACGCCGCAACAGGAACATTCCCAACAAGAGAAGATGTTTTAAAAGACCCTGTCGCAGCTCAATTATATGACAAATATTACAAATATACTGTAACCACAAATGAAAGTGGTGACTATATGATTTTTGGTGTTCCTACAGGAGACCAAGTAATATTGATGGATTTAGATTTGAGTGACATCGGAGAGTTCTCACTCACACCTCAAGACCTTATAAGAATGGGTAGGGCAACTGAAGCTCAAGTTGGGGGAGATAGATTCAACTCATCTACAGATATTGATACATTACCACAAATAGTTTCATTACAGAAAGTAATTGACGTTAGTCCATTTTGGGGTGACCCAAATCAATGTCTTGCTGCCGTTAATAGAGTTGATTTTGATTTACGACAAGAAGCAAATATTGAAATAGAACCGACAGCGGTTTTTATTGGTTCTATGGTTTCAACTATAGATAAGTTTAGAGTTGCTGCGCCTTTCTTTGGTAACGATGGACCTCCAGGAATGATTCAATCCGCTTGTAAACCAAAAGACAATTTAGGCAATCTTTGTAATTTAACATCAGGACCCGGTCAGATATTATCTGTGAGACAAACTATATTCCAAGATGACCAAGGTAGACCTGTACTTGAAGAATATAGATTACCAAATTCAGGTAATGTAATTGACCAAGATGGTACTTGGGTTACTGAGTTACCAATGAATTTAAATTACGTGATAACCGCTGAAGACGGAAGCAGAATTTTTTCAAATGACCCGTCAGTCGGAATACCAACTAAAGCAAAATATAGATTCAAAGTTAAGTGGGCACAATCTCCTCAAGCAACTGAAAAAGTTAGAAGACCATATTATTTAGTTCCAAATGTGAGGGAGTATGGGTGGAGTAATCCTTTCCAAGACCCGACATATAATACCACTTCAGCCGCAGTTGAAAGTGAATTACAAAGCTCATATTATTTTGGGTTAGAATGGTCGGGATATACAGGTAACAAGGCGGTTCCTGCAAGTATACAAAATCAGAAACTGGCTGCGGCAATAAATTGTGAAGATACTTTTTATGAGTTTGATTTTAATAAAGTCTACACAGTATCATCTTTAATTGACCAATATAAGAGAGGGACTAATCGTGCAAAATTTATTGGTATTAAAGAAATTGATGACGATGAATGTGCGTCAACAGTTAATAAATTTCCCGTAAATGAAGGTTTTAAAAACTTTGATGCAATATATTTCTTATTTGCAATATTGATGCAAATAGTCCAACTATTCGGTTCAATACAAATCGTAGTATGGAATATTTTGGGGTCTCTTTGGAACGCAATTTCAGGGGTATTAGCACCTGTTGTAATCGGATTAATTTTTTATCTATCAGTATCATTCTTTATTCAAGCAGGAGCGGCTTTTCCTGCGATAGGTGTAATGATTCTGTCCGCGGCTGTTGGAGCGGGTCTTTTAATTTTAGGTATAAGATTGATACAAAACTATCAAAATTTTAAATCAAAAAGATTTGGTCCTATAAGATTACCAATGATAACATACCCCGGTTGTACTGCGTGTGATTGTAAACCTGGTGATACTTCAGATGATAATGGTTCAGTTCCTTTTTCATTACTAAGTCAATTTTCTAATAATGGATTGTATTTTGAAAAAATAAATGAGGGTTCATTACCATATCAAACGGGTGATGATACAGAATTGTCTGAAGCAAACAAAGGTGTTGTTGCATTAACTTTTTCGCAAGCTATGGGTACTAGAGTTGAGAAGGTTAATGAAATTTATCAATTTAAATCAACCGAGTCTGAAGTTAGTAGATTACCTGATTCTAAATATGAGGTGTTAAATGTGAAGTTAGTACCAAGAAAATTCTTTGCTTACTCAACAAGTATACCTATGGGAGCGAGAATTAATACATTCAACACAAGAAAAAAATATTTTGATGATATCAATAAAATGAGTGTCAGTTTTAACTACACCGGAAATACGGGTGTAAATCACTATGACAACAGCTTAACAATTGTAACATCAACTAATTTTGAAACTGGTACATTACTTACTTTTGTAAATCCACAAAGCAGTAAAGACGTTAACTATCTATACACAGGAGAAACTTTTGATGGTGCTTACATTACTGGTATCTCAGGAGAAACTTTATTTCCATCTGCAGGACCGATACAGATTGATTACGCAACAGGTCAATTCACAAATAGTAGTGTTACCTACTATTTGAATACAGGTTCAACCGAAACGAATTACAAATATCCTATGGATATTGAGTATTATCAAGTTATCACTGCAATCACAATGAGTGAGGCGTTTAACTTGAGTGCATCTCAAGGTTGTTCTACTTGTCAAACATATACTATAACAACAATAGAACCGTATACAAATGCACCTACTTCTACAACTATAAACTACATAGATTGTAATAACACACCTCAAACAGTATCGTTAGGTCCTACAGTTGATGATGGATTTGGAAGATACGACCCTATTAGTATGGATATTTGTGCGTGTCAACCACCAACTATAGACCAAGGTAGTATAACAGTTGTTGGTAACTGTCCACCACCAATAAGTTATGGGGGGTTTGTTGAAATGTTAGACTCATCAACAATTATAAAATACAACGCTAGAAATCTTTTAGCTTGGCCTGGTAACAGTGATGGTAGTGATTTATCAACTAAAACATTAAAGACACGAGATGTCTTTAGTGATTTTGATAATCAATATGTTCTGATATTACAAAGAGGTGTTGACCCATATTCACCGAAATATACTAACAAGTATGGGGTTGGTAAAATACTTGGGTTTCCGAATGAAAATGATATTATTATTACGGGTGAAACAAGAATAAATGTACCAATTCAAGCGTTAAATAGTTCATCAACAATCTCAGTTCAAAATCATAGTAATCAAACTGAGATTTTCATACCATCTAAATTTTTTAGAGCGGGTAATGACTTTTCAGGTTTTACATCAGAGAATGTTGGATACTATAGTAGTTTAGATAAATCTACTAATTTTGGAACTTATTTTTATGGTCCGAACGCATCGAGTAATTTTTCGTTTGTAACCGGATTCTTTAACAGACCAACACTTAGCGGAGCCCAATCATTAACAACTAATAGTGTAAACAACAGTTATTCTTCGACACCAAATTGGGCTAGATATGATAACTCAGAAGATTTATCGGGTGGTGATTACTACTATACAATATCATCTGAGAAACCTAATAACACGAGTTCATTATACCTGTCTTTTTCACTATTACCTAAATTTACTGGTACAAGTTTTAATAACAATATTCAATCTAAGTTTTATAATGTTATGAGAACTGATAGACTACCTAGTTCGGATTATTTAGATGGGTCAAGTTGGGATTCTATTGTCCCTGTATTACAACAAAACAATGGTTTTGCGATATATGTTTTAAACACCGACAGTGAAGATTTTACAACTGAAAACTTCTCAACGGGATTTGAAACTGTAGAACCTGACATCCAAGATTTACCAGCAAGTACAAACGTTTTAGAAAGTTTTGATTGTGCTAATATGGTTAGTCTAAGTTGTTATGAGAATCAAGGAACAACATTTAGTATAAACCCTAACTGCCCCGCAACTGATGTTGTTGAAAGAGGGTGTTATGTGATTATGCCTGACGGACCAAAAATTAATGGAGCTGCCATTCGCAAAGATTTATTGGCGTTTAAAGAATGGGGTCTAAGATTTAGATTCTTTTACGCTTTATGTAGAGGAGTTTTAGCTCAAACTTTTACAAATAACTGGATAAACGGAACACTGTTTACGGTACCAATTCAAACAAGACCTATTTTTAATAGTGATAACACTTTGGATGAAATATTATATTGTAAGGAGTTTGTTTACTATGATAAATCAAGTGCTAACTTCTATATGAGAAGTAGTCCATATAGTGCAACAATAAATAGATTTATTGGTAAGATACCAACACCTCTAAATGAGACTGGTTCTTTAAATACTAGAAATTTATTATTCCCAACAACAGTTATAAACTTAGGACCTAAAGATTTTATTTACGCAGAGCTTAGTTTAGAACCAAGTATGAGAGGATACGTGATAAATCAAATCACACCGTCAAGCTATGGGGACACTTCAGACTTAGTTAACCTCTTTGTTGTTAGTAGAATTTCAAATTCTGAATACTTAAGTAAATTATTAACATTGGGTAATCCTAATGGTGTTGTTAACCAATTATTCTCAAGAGAAGAAAGAAGAGTTGATGGGGATTTGGCGCAACTTATGTCAATAAATTCTGAATTTGGTGTTGTTAAATTTTCACCCGACGCATATGAAAGTACTGGTAACACATCAACAAGTGAGATTCAAATTTTAGGTGCTCCGGGCTCTAAATCAGTTATGGCGGTGTTTTTCTCTTCAACAACGGAAGACCTTCAGTATAAAGACTTTATAACACCTGGTAGAATAAATTTTAGACCTAATCCTACTGCAAACGCGTATCAATATGTTTATGGTATTAAATCACAAACGGTTCCATTTTATCAGTGGAGGACAACTACATTTGGCGGTTCTAATACTATATTTGGAGGTGAAAATAATAACTGGGCAACGGATGGTTCAAATATACAACAATACAAGTATCAGTCACTTAGTAGAACCAACCCTGTCAGTCCAACATACTTCTTAGGTTCAAACGCTCTTACCAATGATTTATATGCTCGTGGTTATATCTATAATGTAGATAACAATGGATTATTATCATTAAACGCTGGTAATTACCCAAGAACATTTTTAGTTGGTGCACCAAATCATTTTTATTTTGGATTAATAAATGGTGCCAGCGCTTTAGATAAATTTAAGGAAAAATATTTGGCAGATGAATAATTTTACTATAGTTCCATCACGTTTAAGTTTTAAGTCTGCACCAATATTAGACTCTCAAGTTACTATTGATTTAAATCAAACGCAGAAAGAGTTAATACAATTCGTTAGAAACACATCAATTAGTCTTGCACAATTATATGAAGACGAAAGAGAAATTTCTGAAACTTATCGACCAACATTTAAAGTTGATTACATATACGACAACACCTACACTGGAACCACAGATTATTTACCATTCCAATATAATCTTTTTTATGTTGACGCGGTACAGTCAAAACTTTCTGGGATATGGAAAGGGTTTCCACAATATTATGAGTTTGATTTTTTTAGACCATATGTTAATGATAATCATTTTGTTTATGTTGCACAGAGCGCGTACACATACAATTGGACTTATTACATTACTCACGCAGCTGAAAATGATTATACAAAAAATATGGAGGCGACTTATAGTGGTAACACTCTAAATTTCCAAGCCCAAGATGGTATACCATTTGTGGTATTTAATTCTAAACAAGGTGGTGCAAATATAATCTCATTCCAATGTTTTATGCCTCACGGATTAACGGTTGCTGATTATGTTGAACTATCATTAACCTATAATGGAAATCAAAAAGTTTTTAACGTATTTTCTTTAGGTGATTCGAAGTCAAATAGTAGTGAATACATTTTTAACTTAATTGACGTTGGATACACTGGTACAACTTTTAGTAATGGTACCTTAGGGACATTTAAAAGAATTGCCAATCCTGACAACTTAGAAACTAAGTCAAAGTATTATGTAAGAAGAAACAAAGTATTGGCTAATGAATCAGACATATATGTTACTAAAACAGGTTTTGAATTAAACCCATTTAAAAATGTTAGACAATACGAATTTTCATCAATTACGCCTAATAATTTAGATAGGGTATCTAAAAAGACATCATCGTTAAATTATAACTTTACGATGAAAAAAGACTTGGATTTGAATGGTGTTGTTGATAACCAAAAGAGACCATTACCTGAAATATTTTTATCGATAGTTAATAAGGGTTATAGCGGTTATTTTAATAAACCATTTAATAATAGTGGTTTAAAACAAGGATGGTTTTTTAATATAACTAAAGATATTAATTCTTGGTGGGACGATAACAACTCATATTCAGATACTAACATAACCGTTTCAAGCCACACAAAAACAAATGGTTCAACAGAGACTTTTTATTATAATAATGTTTTAAATATTGGTGATTTAATTGATGGTGATTTTTGTGAGTGGAATGATTATGAACAAATTGAGAGAGTGATATCACCATACATTCAAAAGATAAAATTCAATCAAGATGTGTTTAAAACTGTTGATTCACCAACAGGAAATACGGGTGGATATTATTACAAAGTTCACTATCCAACAACTCTCAAAGTGTATTCAAGTTATGTTGAAACAGGTGTTCCTGATATAACTGAAGACGTACCTAATTATGCATTCTATTCATCATCTGATAATCTTTTCAGATGGAGAGAACCGTATAGTGTTGGTGAGTTTGATGATAATAACAGAGGGGTTATTTACCCATTCTTAAACAATGCTCAATACCCTTTTGAGAGTGTTATATTCAAGTTAATTCCAGAAGGAAGTAATTATCAAGATATAATACAAGGGGTGTCTATTGGAGCACAACCAATTATTGACGACTGTGAATAAAATAACATTAACCGTACCACGTAATAGTGACAGGATTTTAAATATACCTGTTCAATTGGATTGGGAACTTCTCGACACCGAAAATGAAATCAATGCAATTCAAACTGAAATTGATAGGGATGTTGCTGGTAGACCTATAGACTTTGAAACTGATAGGTTTTCACATTCAGGTGTTACCGATGTTAACAATACTAATTTAGGTGTTTATGACACCAGTTTAAATTATGATTTTTATTTCTTTTCGGGTGGCTCAATAAGTGGGACAGGTTCTACACAAAACTGGATTGTTGATTACAGAGCCGATGACTTCTCAACGGATGAGGTATATTACTTTTCAAATGGTTTTAAAAATTCATTTTGGAAACTTGATTATTATAACTCACCAAGTGATAAAGGTCAAACAATTTATTTAACTGTTATTTTACCAGTAACCCAAGGTTTGAAAATGCCTGCTGTAATGCAAGGTCAGGATGTTTCAATTATGAAACCAAGTTATGTTTTGGATTGGGTTGGAGATAAAGACGGTTATTTTATTTATTGGTTGAAATCACGAACATATTTGGATATAGATAAGTTTTATGTTTCTTGTAAGTTTTGGAACGCAAAAGACGGTTCATTTACAAGATTTGTTAATAGACCACAATCAGAACAAGTAACCAATAGTTTTGGCCCTAACTCATTATTTAATTTTTATTATTTAGTGGCTTTGGATTACCCGACTCAAACATACACAATGTATGATACAATAACTTTTGAAAGAGTTGGTACGGTGGCATCACCGATAAAATGGTATGAATATGTTGCACCCTAATGGATTATAGATTTGTTGTATCACCTGAGTTTATAAAGTCTGACCTTTCACAAGTTACCGTAAATGGTGAAACTTATGGGGTTTATTCTGGTATGTCCCAAGTATTAAGTGGTGGTCCAAATGGAACGTCAATAATGACAGGACTTACCGTCCCAATTATGTTAACTGACACTACCATTGAAATGGGATATTATAGTCCTTTTGATGGAGCAGCTTTTCAATCAGATGTAACGACAAACTTTGTATTCTCATCAACCACTGCAAATCCATATTTGTTTACTGTTTATAACACCTCATCAGACTTAAAAAAATTCTTGGAATTTTCTCAATACACTATTGATTGGGGAGACAATAGCCCGATTGAAAATTTTAATGGAGGGACACTTCAACATACATATCCTTTGTTCTCTTCTGGTTATACCATAACAATGAAACAGACTAATCCATTTGGAATTAATACTGTTAAAAAAGATGTTAAGGTTCCTTTCTCAAATACGGTTATTTACAACCCACTTGGTAAAGCATTTTTCCAACCATTAGGTGGTAGTTGGTCCGCAACACCTGTTAGTTATGATTACATTTTTAGCGGTGACGCAATTAACACAATTGAGGCTCAAGAAACAAAATCATACGAACAAGTTCCTTTTGTTGTTTCTGGTAACACAACATCACAATTAAAAATGTTGGAACAATACGGAAACGTTCAATATATTATTGGGGTTCCTGTAATTCAAAAAGGTGCGATTATTGGGGCAATAACTCAAATGAATCCTGTTTATACCGCATACACTGTAAATGGTGTTGATTACTATGATTATGTTGACGGACAAACAATATACTTTGAAAATAGTAGTGGTTTTACAGAGGATAATATCACTGCGGTACCGATTATAAAAAACCCATTACTGATGAAATCTGTTGACCAACCACAAATAACAACAGATGTATATGTTGAAAGGGGTAAGATTGCTGCATATGAACCTGTTAGAAGAATTGGTGAGGTAGACAATTTAAGTGATATGATTAACTATGGATATGGATATTTTGTCATAGAAAAAAAGGCATAAACTATTTATTAAAATAAGAACTAAAAAATGGCAATTGGAACATACGGAACGATTAGACCGGCAGATGTCTCACCCGAAGATGTTGAGATAATCTTAAATTACACGCCATCGAGAGATGAGACTGAGGATTTTGTTCTCAAGACCCTTGACGCACCTTCAATATTGAGACCATACTTCAATAATGAACAAACAGGTGGAAATGCTAATGTTGAGATTTTGGGAGGTTTATACAACCTAACATTACCTGCAGATGAATTTACTGACATAGGAATCTACACTTTGATGATTAGACCTGCACAAATTAGAACCACAATTACTGATTGTGGTGTTCTTAGTGCATTACCTAACGTAAAAGGTATTATTGTAGACCTAAATAACGTGCCTTCACAATATAGAAATAAATTTGTACCACAAGGTCTTATAGGTTTTAGAATTGAGTATTTGAATGCTGATGGTTCTAAAATACCAAACTTTTTTAGAATTGTTACATCTTGTTTTTATTGTGAACCTGTGGTTACAAATCAAATAAACACAACTCAAAAGGCGGTTAGATATAGATATGTTGATGGGGTAACAAATTTATTATTCCTAACAGTAACACCATCTTCATCACCAACAAATAAACCTAACGCAACACCATTTATTGGACAGCCAGGACAAGGTATCATTATCACAAATACCTACTTCAATCCTGTGACAGTTGAAATTGATATTGTTGAATACGATATCTCATCACTTGCAATTGCCCTTTACGGTAACCAAACCAAATCTATTGATGACGGTGTATACACAATGTATGATAGTCAAAACAACATTTACAAACAATACAACTTGTTTGAAATTCGTGACCAATTTAATGCGTTGTTATATGAAGTTCGTCAAGATAGAGGTAATAACATTGATTTCACTAAAAACTTCACGACGATTACAGGATAATGGCAATTAACAGCAACAAGTTTTTTTACCCACCAAGACCAGGAAATGGAACAGGTGCTTTTGACAACATCGTTGGATTCCAAGTTGTTGATGGGGGAGGTCTTACCTCGGCTGTTTTTGACTTTACAACAAGTGTAACCGAAAAAGTTAACAGAACCTTTTCAATCGGAACTTTTTCCGAACCAATAAATTTGGAAGGGTTAGACATCAACGATTTAAATGAGAGTAGAAGAATACAGGCAACACAATTCAGAGTGTATCCTAATTACGATGTCTCCCAAGTATTAAACTTTTCGTTGTATGGTTCTTTGGCAAAAAGATTTTCAGTATCAATCCAAAAGATAATTAATTTTTTTCCTGCTTCATTGGATGTGTATTATCTAATGACAGATTTTACAACTGGCGCTACGGCGACAAATATTGTTTATGATTCTGTTGAAGACGAAACAATATTTAAAATCCCTGTTGAAAGAATTAATAATCCGTTTATAATAGATTTTTCGGTAAGTGCGACAACAAATTTAGCCGCTCGTGAAATTATTGCGTCGGAATATCGAGATATGACAAAGTCATATTTGAATTACGCTTTAACGTTCTCTGGAATTGATTATCAAGTAATCGGATTTACACCAGCACAAAGTTTAAGTTCAGGTCAGATTCAACTGATTGTTTCAGGTCAACCATTTGGAACCGCAACAACAATATATGACGACTACCTTGTCAAGTTAAACGACTATATTACGGACAAAGTATTTTTAGAGAATTTTGATGAGATTGAGAAATTCTTACTTAATAGACAAATCCAACCACCATACACTGCAAATTTCCAAGTCCCAAGACAGAACGATGCGGGTCAGTTTTATACTGCTTACGACACGGTTACTTGGCCAAAAGATGGTCCTTGGAACTTAGACATTAGGTCGGCATCTTTTGATACTTATCTTGCCAAGTTGGCTGATATGGCTGAGTATTTGGATTCATTCAAAACAAACTTAATATCAAGATTTTTAGTTACGGATTCAATTAAAGAATTTGATACTATGGACCATAAAGTTGAAAAAGTTTTACAACTATATGGTAGAAGTTTTGACCAAATAAAACAATTCATTGATGCACTGGCATTTATGAATAACGTTAATTATGTTCCTCAAAACGATATTCCATCACAGTTATTGGTTAACTTATCAAAAACTTTAGGATGGTCTAACAATTTCTCACCAATTACAAATGAAAACTTTTTAGATTCTGTATTTGGTAATACAGGTATAAGTGAATACCCTGGTTATGCGGCGTCATTAACACCTACAGAGTTAAACTATCAGTTCTATAGAAACCTTATTTTAAATTCTGCCTACCTATTCAAATCTAAAGGAACAAGAAGGTCCGTAGAATTCTTATTAAGATTAATTGGGGCGCCTGATGCTTTGATTGATTATAATGAGCACGTTTACTTGGCTGACCAAAGAATTGATATGGCGAAATTTAATACGCAATTCGCTCAGTTATCAGGTGGAACATACGTAAATACGGTACCAAGTTTAGATAGTGCAAACACTTATAAATTGAAAGGTGTTTTGTATAGTGCCTACACAACAAATACACAATATGATGATGTGACAATATTGAGGGATGATTATCCTGTAGATATTTTTGGTTGGCCTAAAGCACCAACACCAGGATTGGGAACAAACTCAACATTCTTCCAAGAAGGCGCTGGTTGGTATGAACAAACTCCACAACACAGAAGTCCTAACGAATTACAATTAAATGGTTTAACATTTACGGGGGACAACACCAATATCCAAACACAATTACAACCTTTCACTTATGGTGGAATTTACCTTCAAAGATTTGAACAATTCCCATATATGAAAGAGGGATTCAAAATTGTTAAAGTTGTTGATAATAAAAAATCTTGGTTAGATGATGACAATAAGTTAAGAGTTTCAGTTGAAGGTGGTTTTAATTCATATTACTATACCGATAACGATAAGCTAGTTCTTAACGTTAAAAACGTTGACATATTCTTAAACGTTGGACAAGGTTTTACTTACGATGTTTGGGACCAGTCAAACAAATACGACTATCCAATTCCATCATCAGGATTTACTGCCGATTTCATATTCCCATATGGTGTTGATGATACGTTTATTGACCCCCAACCTCAGAGCAAAACATTCTTTGAATTTGCTCAGACTTTTTGGCAGAATATGATTAACACTCGTAATAGGATGTATTCAAGTGACGGTAAGACTGGCGGATATCTAACACTGCAATCTATATTTTGGAAATACCTTCAATCAGAACAGACAGTTGGATTACCTAACAACAAATACACGTATCAAAAACTTATTGAATATGTAAACTCGTTAGGTCCATATTGGATGAAGTTGATTGAAAATATGATACCCGCCACAACAATTTGGAATTCAGGAACAAGATTAGAAAACTCTATTTTCCACAGACAGAAATATGTTTATAGAAGACAAAGGGGTTGTCAAATCATTCCTGTTCCTGCTGAACCTTGTTTCATCACAACAAACATTTTCGATTACGATTGTAATACGGAGTATGTGGACTTCTTTATTTACCCTTGGTTGAATGGAGATACTAATGTTTCAAGTTTCACGTCCATATTGAACAACAGAGTTGATAATTTCTTGACAGAGTCAGGTTTAACACTGACACAGTGTATTCAGAACTCAATTAATTCTCAGTGGTATTTGGAGTTAAAAATTGGGGGACAGGTAATTATTAATCAATACTTCTATCAGGGTTATGGAATCAACGATGCACCAACAAACTTTATGTGGAGAACAACCTTGATAGATAATTTATACAAATTATTCCAATATGGTTTTACTTATACCCTAAACGGTAATAAGTTGACAATAACAAATCTGAGTTGTGCGACTCAGAATTTACAAGACTCGGTAGAATTAAATGTCTGCATAAACTTAAGTATCAATTGTAACTAATGGCTTTAGGTTATTATTTTTTCCAAAACTGTTGTGACTCCTCAGACTATAGAGTTTTTGAGATTGAGTTAACAAACTTTAGTTTGGGCGATTGTGTTGTTTACAATAGTACTTGTTATGCGAGAACTTCGGTACCGACTTCGGGACCTGGTTCTGACACGTTCTTAAATCCTGATTATCCTAGTTGTGCGGTTTGTAAGGCATCGGTTCCGTGTCCGACATCCACACCAACGCCAACACCAACCGTAACACCAACTCCAACAGTTACTGTTACACCAACACAAACACTAACTCCGACTCCATCAATTACCCCAAGTATTACACCGAGTGTTACACCATCAGGACCTTTTGGTAATGGTGGGGCGTTTGATTATTATCTGTCGGTAACTGGAGCTTGTGACAATGGAACGGGTACAGTTCAGATATTTGGAACAGGAGGAGTTCCACCTTATACCTTTGATTGGTATAGTCCTAATTTAGGTCTTGGAGATTACAAGACAGGACTTGCAGCCGGAAACTACTTGGTTAGAGCGAACGACTCTACATTGCCAATAAATAATGAATTTTATATCAACATTCCTGTATCTTCAGGATGTTGTACAACAGTCACAGGCGTACAATCAACAACTTGTGGTTCAGACAATGGAGCGGTGACGGGTACTTGCTCAAGTGTTTATTCCTCGGTTAATTATTATTTGTATACAACTGATGACGATTTTGTTGCTTCTCAAACGGTCAACACAAACACGGTAGTGTTCTCAAGTTTATCTGCGGGAACTTACTACTTGGAGGCAGTTGACTTGGGTGGTTGTACTTGTAGAAGTTCAGACTTCATAATCGAAAGTTCGGTTACTTACGATTATGGACTCTATGTGGTACCAAACGCTGCTTGTGGTCAGAACAATATTGGTAAGATTTATGTTACAGGACAAACGGGTATAGGACCCTATTCTTACCTATGGAGTAATGGACAAACCACAGACAGTATAACAGGATTAACTGAAGGTGTTTATTCGGTTACGGTTACAGACTACAACGGGTGTAGTTTAACCAAACAAGGAATTGTCACCCGAGTTGAACCTGTTGGGTTTGGTTCATTTTCTGCAACAACCCCGAGTTGCTTCAATGCCAATGGTTCATTAACCTTAACAATTACTGGTGGAACTGCGCCATACTATTATTCAGCGTCTACGGGGGCTCAAGAAATTAGTTATAGTCAGACATATACACTTTCAGGGTTAAGTAGTGGTAACTATGGATTTACTGTTACGGACGCTGGTCTTTGTTCATTCACACAAGAAACAACTTTAACAAGTCCTAATGGTATACAATCCGTTAATGTATCAACACAAAACTCTTATTGTAATTCTAACAACGGATTAATCTTGGTTAGTTTATTGGGTGGAACTGCACCCTATACATATACATTAGTTGATGACCAAGGTAACACCACATCACAATCATCTAACTTTACACAGTATACCTATTCTGATTTAACTGGAGGTGACTATACAATTTTTGTTCAAGATAGTTCGGGTTGTTTATTCACACAAGATGTTACCATTTTAACACAAGATAAATTTACAATTGCATTACAAACTTCGGGTTCTACTTGTGGAAATCCTTATGGTAGTATTAATATTGTTTTATCTTCAGGTGGAACAAGTCCATATGATTATTCTATTGACGGTATTCAAACAATTATTGATACGCCTTTAACTGCGGTTACGTTTAATAATGTTGCGCCTGGTCAACACGTTTTAAGTGTTACGGATGCTTCAGGATGTACACAATACAAACCATTCACAATTACAACAACGCCAAGTGTTCAGTTCTCATTATACAGTACGTCTTGTGGAACTGGTAATGAAGGAACAATTACAGCGTTTATTTCTAGTGGAGTTCCACCATTTACATTTGATTGGTCTGATAATGTTGCGGGTAATCCACAACAGATAACAGTTTCAGGTTTAACGGGTGGTACTTATGGATTGATTGTAACTGACTCTAATGGTTGTTCAAACGCAGCACAAACGATTATCGATTGTGATGCGACGTATGTATCACTCCAATGTTATACAATGGGTTCAGAAACCTTCAATATCGTTTCACCAACCAAACGAGGTATCAATCAAATATTAGTTGAAGGATTTAACGACTTAACATCAGGTAATACGGATTGTTCGATTAACACCGCAATTTATACCGCTAAAGTCCAAGTTCAACCACTCAACACTATTTTAACAACAACATTCTATACAGGAACAACATTGGTTGATGTACCAAGTGATAATTTATGGTACAACACAATTACCACAATGTTGGAAAGTATTAACGGGGTTTCAAATGTTACAGTTAACCCATTAACCAATCAAATTACTATTCAGGCAACTCAAGGAGGTCCTTTAACTGACCAAGAAATTACTGTTGAGTTACTTATAGTTTATGACATTATTTGCCTACAATGACACAGATAAGAATTGAAGCGGTTACGGGAGAAACTCCAATATATGTTTATGTTTCTGATGTTTATGGAAATAATGAATCATTAATTGGTACAATTACCAACACAGGTTTAATACCTCCCGCAGCAAATTTTTATCCACCAAGTTTATTCAATAATGCTCCTGCTGTTATGGTTACTTTAATCGATAACAGAGGATGTAAAAAGTTTGAAATTATTGATTGTAGCTATGGATGTGGATTTGATATTTCTGTGGAAATCGCATCTTGCACCTATACAATTTCTGTTACTGCCGAGTCTTGTGATTATAGTATTACGGTCGATTAAGATGTATGAATACTAATAATCTTGAGGATTATTTTTCCCTTTTCAAAAAAACTTACTAAAAACGATTTTTGAAACAAGGAAACCTATGTATTTATATTAAAAAAAATGTCGTTAGAAACTATAATTTGTGTCAATAAGGCAACGGGGTGTAATACTGAGGTTCAAAAACAGATTACAGTCACCGGGCCATCTTGTTATATTGTTAGAATACCAGCTAGTTCTAACGCAATTGGTCCATTTGATATATTCATAAATTCAACTTCTGAGCCGGCATATGCCACTGATATAACCAGACAACAAATGATTGATGGTTATGTGGTGTGCTTTGATTTCACCCCAACACCAACACCTACCCCAACTTATACGCCAACAACTACGCCAACACCAACACCTACTTCTACGACTCCAGGTGCCACAAGTACGCCAACACAAACTGTTAGCCCGACATCTACCGCGACACCATCTGTAACACCGACTATCACACCTACTAATACGGTAACAAATACCCCTTCGCATACTCCAACAAATACACCTACAAATACCCAAACTCACACACCAACTAATACTGCAACCCAAACTAAAACACCTACGCCAACAAATACATCAACTTCAACACCAACACAGACTCCAACTAACACTCACACGCCAACTAACACCGCAACAAATACTTCAACACCAACACAGACCCCAACTAACACAAGGACTGCAACACCTACACAGACTCCAACAAGAACCCAAACTCCGACACAAACAGCGACAAGAACACAAACTCCGACACAAACTTCAACTCCAACACAAACTCCAACGGTTACTCAAACACCGACCAATACTTCTACGCCTACTCAAACACCAACGGTTACCCAAACACCAACTAATACTGCAACTAACACACCAACACAAACTGCAACTAACACACCAACACAAACTGCAACTAACACACCAACACAAACTGCAACTAACACACCAACTCAAACCGCGACACCAACTCAAACTGCCACTAATACACCAACACAAACTGCTACGCAGACACCTACAATTACTGCGACTAATACGGTTACACCAACACAAACTGCGACACAAACAAATACACCTACACCTTCAGTTACATCTGATATCACACCGACACCAACACCGTCTATTACTGCTAGTCCAACTCAGACTCCAACTAATACCGCAACTCAGACTCCAACACCTACACCAACTAATACTGCAACTCAAACGCCAACGCAAACGCCAACTAATACTGCGACTAATACTCAAACACCAACCAATACTGCCACTAATACTCCAACTCAGACGCCAACTAATACGGCAACTAATACTCCAACTAATACTGCGACTAATACTCCAACACAAACAGCAACTAATACGCCAACCCCAACACAAACCGCAACATCGACTAACACTCCAACACCGTCTATTACTGCTAGTCCAACACAAACACCAACACAAACACCAACGAGAACTCAGACCCCAACACAAACACCAACGAGAACTCAGACTCCAACACCGACACAAACACCAACACCATCGCAAACTGCGACTAATACTCCTACGCCTACAAATACCGCAACTAATACTTCAACACCAACACAAACACCAACACAAACAAAGACACCAACTCCAACACAGACATCGACTCCAACACCAACACAAACCGCAACAAATACTCCAACTCAAACACCTACTAATACTGCGTCACCAACGCCAACCACTACAACTACTCCAACACCAACTCCATCGGCACAACCAATACAGGCGTATTTGTTCATCGATAGAAACGACGCAACAATCAGAACTGCGTTAAACAACTATATGCTGGCACAAGGAAGTGCGTTCAGAGGATTTAACATTACTTCACCATCAACAATACAGGCGACATTTAATACACAAATGAACACCTATATTGCCTACAGTGGATGGGGTGTATCTGAACCAGCAATATTCACAGCGCCAATTTCAACAACAAGTGGTGGTAATGACGCTTTTGGTAACCCGATAGTTGCTTATAGATTCCAAACAATCCAAGTTCCTGCTGCGACAGTACCAAATCCTACTGAAGTGGCGTACTATGTTTGGTTTGTATCAACGGGAGCGACTAACGGACAAAAGTATTCTACAATCTTGAATGGTAATGCTAACCCACCGGCAACTGATACGGTTGTGAGTTCAATTTATAATAGTTTAATAATAAACTACACAGGCTCAGCAAATATACCTGCGGGTACTTACAGAGTATATGTTACAAAACCTGCGGGTGGATTGACCATAACTAACAACGGAAACGCTTGGTATTTCCGAGGAGGCACGCTAGTATAAAGAAATTAAAAATATTTATTAAATAAAAAAAAAGAAATGAGTTTTCAATATAAAAACCCCGTATCAACAACCATTCTTCAGACTCCTGATTCAGTCATTAGAGAAAATAATACCGGTACAAATTTTAGTGTACTTGGAATTGGTGGATATATGGAAGTTTACTCCTTATCTGACCTAGATTTCATAATTCCAAATGACATTTTAATTAATGGGGGTGTTGTTTACTACTCAGGAAACTCAATTCCTATTAACTTAACTTATAACGTACCTTATTCATTACCAAACACGCTAACATTAAATAACGATGGTATTTCTTCAGGTCGTAGAAGATTAGGTATGCAGGTGTATGTCCAAGAGACAGACACTGTGTACCAATACACGATGACAGGATTTACGTCAATGTGGGATGATGCTGAAACTGCTGGTTCTATCATTGATTTAGGTAGTGGTTATGAGGTTTATGATGATACGCCACAAGGAGCGGCCCTTCTTGATGCTTGGACAGGCTCAACAATTGAAGGTGTTGGTGGGGTAACTAAGAATAATGCCAGATGGCAAATATTTTGGGGTAGTGATGTACAAATTACAGGTGGTACTTATTTCTCAGGAACTTCAGATTTAGATTTATACAATAATACAGGTGGTACTATTACAATTTCAGGATTTACTGCGCCAATTACAGGTGGAACTTATAATTCCGGTACACAAACTTTAACATTAACAAATTCACTTGGTGACGACATTCAAATTACAGGATTTACCTCAGGAGGAGGTAGTCCTTTAACAGTTGGAGACGGAGTTACAACCGTAAGTAATGTCACTGGTATAACATTCAATGGTGCTTCTGTTACTAATGATGGTGACGGTGCAATAACAGTTACAATAACAGGGGGAACTTCAGGTTCATCTGGTTCTTCAGGAACAAGTGGGACTTCAGGAACATCTGGTATTAGTGGTATCAATGGTACTAGTGGAACATCAGGTTCATCTGGTACTTCAGGTTCAAGTGGTTCATCAGGAACTAGCGGAACATCAGGTTCTTCAGGAACGAGCGGAACTTCAGGTTCATCAGGAACAAGCGGCACAAATGGTACATCGGGTTCTTCAGGAACAAGCGGTACAAATGGTACATCAGGTTCATCAGGAACAAGCGGCACAAATGGTACATCAGGTTCAAGTGGTTCATCAGGAACGAGCGGTACAAATGGTACATCAGGTTCTTCAGGAACATCAGGAACATCAGGTGTAAGTGGTGCTGACGGAACTTCAGGAACTAGTGGTTCGTCAGGAACTAGTGGTTCGTCAGGAACAGGCGGTTCCTCAGGTTCTTCAGGAACAAGTGGAACTTCAGGTTCATCAGGAACAAGTGGAACTTCAGGTTCATCAGGAACAGGCGGTTCTTCAGGAACAAGCGGTTCTTCAGGAACAAGCGGTACAAATGGAACTTCAGGTTCAAGCGGTTCTTCAGGAACAAGCGGTACAAATGGAACTTCAGGTTCAAGTGGTTCATCAGGAACGAGCGGAACTTCAGGTTCATCGGGAACAAGCGGTACAAATGGAACTTCAGGTTCAAGTGGTTCTTCAGGAACAAGTGGTACAAATGGAACTTCAGGTTCAAGTGGTTCTTCAGGTACTAGCGGAACTTCAGGTTCAAGTGGTTCATCAGGAACGAGCGGAACTTCAGGTTCATCAGGAACAAGCGGAACATCAGGTTCATCAGGAACAAGCGGAACATCAGGTTCATCAGGAACAAGCGGAACTTCAGGTTCATCGGGAACTTCTGGTACATCAGGTAGCTCAGGTTCATCAGGAACAAGTGGTACAAATGGAACTTCAGGTTCTTCAGGAACTTCTGGTACATCAGGTAGCTCAGGTTCATCAGGAACAAGTGGTACAAATGGAACTTCAGGTTCAAGTGGTTCATCAGGAACTAGCGGAACTTCAGGTTCGTCAGGAACTAGTGGAACTTCAGGTTCTTCAGGTTCATCAGGAACAAGTGGTACAAATGGTACATCAGGTTCTTCAGGAACGAGCGGAACATCAGGTTCATCGGGAACAAGCGGTACAAATGGAACTTCAGGTTCAAGTGGTTCATCAGGAACGAGCGGAACATCAGGTTCATCGGGAACAAGCGGTACAAATGGAACTTCAGGTTCTTCAGGTTCATCAGGAACAAGCGGAACTTCAGGTTCATCAGGAACGAGCGGAACATCAGGTTCTTCAGGAACAAGCGGTACAAATGGAACTTCAGGTTCAAGTGGTTCATCAGGAACGAGCGGAACTTCAGGTTCATCAGGAACTAGCGGAACATCAGGTTCTTCAGGAACAAGCGGTACAAATGGTACATCAGGTTCTTCAGGAACGAGCGGAACATCAGGTTCATCGGGAACAAGCGGTACAAATGGTACATCTGGCTCTTCAGGAACGAGCGGAACATCAGGTGTAAGCGGTGCTGATGGTACTTCAGGAACATCAGGTTCAAGTGGAACTTCAGGTTCATCAGGAACAAGCGGTACAAATGGAACATCAGGTTCATCAGGAACAAGCGGTACAAATGGAACATCTGGCTCTTCAGGAACATCAGGTAGCTCAGGTTCATCAGGAACAAGTGGTACAAATGGAACTTCAGGTTCGTCAGGTACTAGCGGAACTTCAGGTTCAAGTGGTTCGTCAGGAACATCAGGTTCGTCAGGTACTAGCGGAACTTCAGGTTTAAGTGGTTCGTCAGGAACATCAGGTTCGTCAGGAACAAGTGGTACATCAGGTTCATCAGGTACTAGCGGAACTTCAGGTTCGTCAGGAACTAGTGGAACTTCAGGTTCTTCAGGTTCATCAGGAACGAGCGGAACTTCAGGTTCTTCAGGAACTTCTGGTACATCAGGTAGCTCAGGTTCATCAGGAACAAGTGGTACAAATGGAACTTCAGGTTCAAGTGGTTCATCAGGTTCATCAGGAACTAGCGGAACTTCAGGTTCTTCAGGTTCATCAGGAACAAGCGGAACATCAGGTTCATCAGGAACGAGCGGAACATCAGGTAGCTCAGGTTCATCAGGAACGAGCGGAACATCAGGTTCTTCAGGAACAAGCGGTACAAATGGAACTTCAGGTTCATCAGGAACGAGCGGAACATCAGGTTCATCAGGAACGAGCGGAACATCAGGTAGCTCAGGTTCATCAGGAACGAGCGGAACATCAGGTTCATCAGGTACTAGCGGAACT